TTACTACAATATAGAGAATCCAAACTCCGCAAAGACCTAAAACCCTTAAATAGCTTTCAGGATTATGAACTTCTTCAACAATAGCACTTACAAAATAAGCTAAAATTTCCATCTTAATCCCCATTATCTCTTTGTGCAAAAACATAGCAAATCAGCAAAATCATCAAAAGGAGTGAGCCGGCTAAGACAGAATAGCCTATTAGCATAACGTTTTCAAATATCGAAATCATCATTCAACCTATTTGAAAGCGTAGTTATTTCCTCATCATCTTCGCCTTTAACCGGAAAATTCTGTGCTTCAACTCTGTCTTTTTCTTTGCCAAAATAAAACTCCATTTTGCCAGTCAAAACATCTGCAAATGAATAATGTTCAGGTAAAGTCCAAATTGAGTTAAGAATAATATGAGAAACTTGTCCAGTCTGACATAACAGATATGCGTATCTTCCAACGCCGTCTGAATTAATACCAATCACTAAGTAATAAAGATTATCATGCAAATTCAAATAAATATCACCGACTTTAACCTTTTCTGGAAAGTCTTCTGTTTCGGCAACTAAAGAATCAGCATCACCAACCCACGCATAAAAATCAGTAACGCTATCTATCGTTTTATTTTTAAAAGAAAAAGAATCCTGACAATCCGTTATAGGAGCTAATACAATGTTTTCAAGACCATGATGAAGTTCTGACTTTCGACAAACCTCTATCATATTGCCAGGAATTAAAAACCTGATACCAACAATGGTATTTAAAGGAAATTCTATCTTAGTTGGGCGTTCCGGTCTTTTTCCATTAATTGAATAGATTGTGCAGTATTTTGTTTTCATTTAATTCTCCTTAGTTGGTGTTAAATAACCCTTTAATCAAATTCAGTCGGACAAGAGCCTAGTGCATCATAGTAGACATCTCTTTCAAATTTTCTTCTTTCTATGTGTTCTCTTGTTTTATTTAGAAACATCTCCGTGTTTTTATTCATAGCCTCAAAATAACGTTCCTTATTTTTGGAATCGTCATCTTTCCACATATTCTTTCTTATTTCAGAGATTGCTTGTCTGGCTAAAGCGTCACATCTCTCATTCTCAATGTTACCGTCATGGCCTTTAACCCACACTACATTAATGTTATGTCTTTTAGATTCTTTAAGATACTCTTGCCACAAGTCTGTATTAAGAACAGGACTATTATCAGACTTTTTCCAACCTTTCTTAATCCATCCGGCAAGCCATTTTGAAATCCCGTCTGCTACATATTTGCTGTCTGTATATAAAGTAATGTTTAAAGGTTCTTTCGTTGCTTGAAGTCCTTTAATGACTGCAGATAATTCCATACGGTTATTGGTAGTCATTTTTTCGCCACCGTAAATCTCTTTGCGATGCCACTTCCACATTAACACTATACCATAACCGCCAATGCCAGGATTACCTGAGCAAGCACCGTCTGTATATAACTCAATTGATTTTAAATTGTTTTTAGCCATTTTGAAAAACTCCTTTACGGAGATTATAACAAAATTTTAAAAGAAAAATAAAGAAAAATTTTCAAAAAACTTGGAGTCTATCGCTAAACCCTTAAAAGAACGCTCTATTCTACTTAACGTATGAAAAACCCTCCAATCCTTCTTATTCTACTTTAATTTTATTCAAATCTTTCTCTGTCACGAATCAAAACCCGCAGAGATGAAATGAGAGAAGATTTAAAAGTTAAGCCTTTAAGAATCCATAATCATAAACCAAGGGTATTAACTTTTTACTTAACACTGAATAAGCCCTATCAAAAGCATCAAATTTAATTGGCAAGTTTTCTCCACTTTCATTATATCGCTTTATTGCTTGCCTTATCTGATACCAACCAACATCAGGACGATTTAATTTAAGTTCATTCCGTATTTTATGGTCAAAATCCGTCTCAAAGTATCTCTTCCAAATAAGTTTGCCTTGTTCTAACACATCAGATGCTTCCTTAGAGAAATTTTTACCCTGCATATATTGAACCATAAAATCACTCTCAAATCTATCTGGTGAATTTACTTCGGACTCTGTAAACGGAATAAAATGATTCACAATGCTCCATTTTCTATTATTCCATTCTAAATCATTGGCACTTGCAGTGAGGTTTTTCTCATTAAATAGCATATAAACCAAACAATCATTTTTAAATTCATTCGGAAGTATTTTGCTAGGTTTATAAAACTGGTCATTATGAATTATCCAAGTATTAGTAATTACTCTTTGAACAGCAAAAATCATAGATGCTTTATCCAAATTATCCGGTGTTACATAAAAACCATGACCTCTCCCTGCCGCAGAACTTAAAATATAGGTATAATTTGCAGTATTGTAAACATCGTTAGTACCAGCACACATATAACCTATAGCATTATCAGACCATGTTTTTACTAGTGGTTTTTTCATTGGAGAAGGACTAATACAGTTACTTAAAGGAATTATCAGTTCTTTATTAGCACGTTGCCTTTTAATCCATTTACTAAGAAAATTAGATGACGAGATATTGTAAAAACTTTTTCTCCCAATCTGCTCAGCTTTTTCATTTAAAACTTCACAACTAATTTCATCAATTAGAATATGCTTTGCATTTTCTTTATTATTAGTTTGCCAAATACAAAAACTAATAGGAAAATTTTCTGAAGAACCCTCAAAGACTTTTGAACGTATTATAAAACCATCTTGAAATTCAGCATTCCATATACTTCTAAATTTTTCTAAAGTTTGAGCATTTACATATTTTGGAGTTGAAAATATTGCCAATGTTGCGGTTGGTATCTCTTTTGCAATTCTTACAATAAATTGCATAAAAAGCTCATTAGTAGCTTTTCCATAATTATCCATACAGAACTTAGCAAATTTTGTTTTGGCAATACCTATCTTATTTTTAGCTTCTGCCACATTTGATGTATTGTTTGCGTTCGTTGCTTCTCCCCAAGGCGGATTTATTAGGACTAATATTTTCTTGGCGTTTTTACCACTTTTAGCATTAGCTATTATCTTTTGTAAGCTTTGAGGAACTTTGTTTGTTATTGAATAATCAATGTTTCCGTTATCATCAATATCATCTTCAAGATAATCATATTGAAATTTTTGAGCGGCAGCACAAGTTTTTGATGCTTTCATAATATTAATGTCTTTTGAGTCTATTGTACTCATGAATATATTACGAGGGTTTGAGTGTTTGGTTTCAAGATTACCTACCCCGCAGCACATATCCCAAACAATATAGTCTTTTTGCCAACCTTCACCTAATGTTCTGTTTAAGAACTCATAGGCTTTATCGACAACGTGTAACGGTGTATAAAAAGCACCTTTAAAATGCCTTTCATCATAAGGAATCAATGTATCTCGTCTCTCAAGGATATAATTTCTATATTCTTCTTTCGGCGGTCTATCATAGATAGCCCAAAACTTATTATATCCGTTAAGACTTCCAATTTCATGAAGCTTGCCATTAAGGCTGAATACAGGTTTATTCCCCTTATGTAATAATTCGGCAGGAAGATTGTCATGAGTGCTTATATGCCCATCACTCATAACATCCGCATAAAACAAAAGGTCATAATCATTTTCAGAGACATCCTTTATCTCTTTGCCAATCATATTAACCCATTTATCAAAAACCATTCTTAAATTGTCAGGCGTAATCTGGGTTCTGATAAGCTCACCATGTTCTATAGCATTATGAACCGCTTCAATAAACTCTTTTTCATTATGTTCAATATTATATGATACAAAATGAGTACCGATGAAGTGGCTGACTTTATCTAAAGCATCTTGAGTGACTTCGCTTGCCGATTCTCCCCATTTGATGTTAATGGTTTTGTCTTTCAATAAAGGCAACGCTACGTCCGTTTTCATCAACGCAGCTTTTACACAATCGATAACACATAAAAAAGGTGGGATATATTCACCTTTTTTCAATGCTTCATTCACATAGAATAAAAGTTGCGTAAACATTGAATAAGTTGAAACTTTATTTCCGACTTTCGCTTCAAACCAAACCTCTTTTGTCTGTATGTCAATGAGATTCTTTTGATAGCCTTTTAATTTCAATGCTTTGATGTAAATATCCTTAACATCTTCTTCAGATGATGCCTTTTGTAAATCTTCAAATAATGACATAATTTTCCCCTGAGACGCTTATCCATCTTCTAATCTAAGCTATTTATTATCAGGTATCAATCTCTCAATTACCTAACAATACATTATTATACAAAATTCCGGTATCGTTTACCTGCCTGATAAACTTAAACCAGGATAAATATTCGTTCAAGTATCTGGAAGAGATACCCTTAAACTTTCTAAGAAAGTCTTTCATTAATGAGTGATAGTTATTCACGTTATTGATATGATAGATACCTTTCTTATGGGTTTTAACCAGTTTCACTAACTCTAAGTCGTTATCTTTGGCAAAGTCATTATAAGCGGTACAACCATCGGTTACTAAGACTGACTTACTTTCTACTCTATTATTAAGAACTGATTTAACATCTTGGCTAGCTATTTTTCCATTCCCATAAACCTTAGAGACTATGTTATAATTCCTGTCAACTGCTACTAAGATTCCCTGTTGTTCGTGAGAAATTCCACGGTAGTTAGCTTTACCACCTCTTTTTCTGGGTTTCACTCCTTCAATATGTTTACCTTTATGAGATAATAATACAAAGGTTTCATCAGCCTCCACAATTCCATTGAGAATATCATTACTGCATTTATTCTCAATAACTCTCATTATCTTATGTCTCCAAGTAAAAGATGTCTGGATGCTGATTGATAATTTTAAGGCTATCTGTTTAATTGTTTTCCCTGAAAACATTTCTCTTATGTAAGATTTCCAAAGAGAGATACCTTTCTTAGTTCTGTTAAATATGGTATTCCGATACTCCGTAAAGTGTGTTCCACAATCTTTACAAATAAATCTTTGATTGTTAGAGACTTTACCATTCTTAGACACATGGAAAGACTTACATTTCGGACAGTAAATTACTTTGTCAGTATTACCCGATAATTCCAAGTTATCATTAAGTAACATATTCTTTAACTCTTCTTTCTGAGAGTTTGAGAGATTATTTAAGAGTTTCTGTAAGTCTATCATGGCTGTAACTTCTCTCTTACTTATTATACTTTAATTATAACAGAGTCGGAGAGGAGTTACAACAAAAATCATACGTTAATTAGAATAGAGCGATTTTTTAACGGAATAGTCCCTTTTCATAGATTATTTTCCGGTCTGACTTAATAGCTACCTAACCAAAGTCATCTTAAATTCCTCTGTCAATAAAAACTGGGAAACTTTTTATATATATATTTACATAGAGATTATTTTTAAGAAAGGAATGGTTATGAATTATATTAGAAATTTAAGACAAAGAACTTTAAATAACAGACGTAGAATTTTGTCGGCATCGGACAAATACCAGCCTGGTGAATTTGGTTATTGGTGGACTGTTGAACTAGGGAATGAAGATATTGAAGGCAAAGAATATAAGGGAGATATTGAATGCCCTAATAATTTAACTTCATTATATGGCGCGCCTAAAAAAGTATATGGTGATTTTGATTGTTCTTACAATAAATTAATTACATCTTTAGATGGGGGTCCTGAATTTGTAGGTGGCGATTTTATGTGTTACTTGTCACCATATCTTGAATCCTTATATGGTGCGCCTAGTTACGTAGGAGGTAACTTTACGTGTTCTAAATGCGATAATTTAAGAACTCTTCTTGGAGCCCCCCAAGCAGTAGAAGGTAATTTTAACTGTGACCATTGTCGATATCTTAAATCCTTAAACGGTAGTCCTGAATATGTAGGTGGAAATTTTGAGTGCGGATATACTGGGATAACCTCTCTTGAGGGAGCTCCTAGAGAAGTAGGCGGTCGCTTTGATTTTCATCTTTGTATGCATATAGATTCTTTAAAGGGTATGCCCAAATATATTAATGGTCAAGAGTATCGGGATTATAAAGAATTTGGTAAAACACTTACTCAACGCTTACTTTCATTACAGGTTTTGGATTAATGTTTTAACTACGTCACTATTTGTCTTTCTCTAATGGTATACAGATAGTGACGTGATTTTTTGAAAATTACAAAGAAATAGTTTGCATCAATTCTCGAAAAGATACTATTCCGTCTTCATTTAATGTGATGTTTTATAATACAAAAAGATTTTCTCTTTTGCAAGAAAAATTTTCAAATTTTTTCAAAATCAACTATTCAATAAATCCAAGCCACCACCAGACATCTGTGAAGTAAATACAACAGGTGAAGGTAATTCATACATTAGAGGTTTTGGTTTTTGCTTCGGTTTAAACGAGTTTTTATAATTATATGATTTATTTATCTCATCAACAATGTTTATCTGCGCCTCTCTATTATTATCTATTGCCACATTTCTATTAACATAAACATTTTTATTCGTACTAACACCTGTATTAAGATTATCAAATTGAGCATTAAACGAGTTATTGTCAGCTAATTTAATATTACCTGAATTATTATTAATAGTTTCAGACATTTCGCCAATATTTGATAATTTATTAATATTATCAATAGTAGTTACAGTTGAAGTATCGCCACCTTTTTCCATCATATTATTTGCGATATTACGAACTTCTTCGACAAAAGCACTAACTTCTTCTTTACCCATTGAAGCGTTTTTATCATTGCTGGCGATTCCTTCAAGAATCTTAGAATCTAAAGAGACTTCATTCAATTTCTCTGGAACTGCATCAGGAATACTTTTAACTTCAACAGGTTCAACTGGCATTGCTTTAAAATCTTCACCTTTAATTCCTGATGTGTCAATTTTACCTGCTTCACTTTCTATTCGAGATACCTCTTTATTTAATTCGTTTAACGTTTGCTGCGCTTTCGCATCGCTATTATCCCAAAGAGAAGACCACCACTCTTTACCGGACTTAATTATATTATCAAAAAACGTTCCAAGTTCTTCTTTAAATTTATATGCTAAATAACCAGCAACTGCAACGATAGCACCGCCAAGAACTAGCTTTCCAAAAGCAGAGGCAATTGCTTTCTTTTGCTCCTCATCTTTTTTCTTTTTTTCTGCTCTTTTAATACCATCATCTTTTAAATCGTTAATATGATTAAAAAATTCTAAAAGACATTCTTTAAGTTCTTCACGATTAAAAGCATCAACTTCATCTAATTCCGCATAATTCAAATCTGCTTTACTCTTTGAAGGCTTTAAGTCTTTCATACTTATATCAGACTTAAATTCTGGTGGTATATTTGCGGTATGTCTGGCTTTACTTGTATCTCTCCGCATACTGAAACCGGGGAAAGACTTTTCATAATCAGCATAGAAGTCATCATCATAGTCATAGCCTTCTTCAGAATCTTGCAACTCCAAAAATTTCTTTAAGGCCAGCCTTTTATTCCACTCACTAGCTTTTATTATATTAGAATTTTCTTTATCACGGTATTTTTCTTTAAGAGTTTGTAAAAACTGCTCTTCTGTTATATTATCAACATTAGCATATTTTCTAATAACATAGAGCCAATCTTCTTTACTAACACCGGCTTTTTCAGCTTCGCTTTTAATAGTTTTCATAGCGGCCTGTGCAGAACCTAAAACAACAGGAATCGAAGACAGTGGTTTTGTTACTGCTCCAATAATGCCATCTTGGTCAGCAAGAATCTCAGCTAAGCCAGCCATATCAAAATTTTTAATTTTTTCTAATAATTGACTGGCCCCATAAAATAATTTATCTTCCTCCTGACGGTCAAATATAGACCTGTCGGTTTCAAGTTTCATTGTTTTTTCACCAAGCCAAGTCAATCCACCCCTTGTAGCAAAATCAGCAATATTAAAAATACCTCTTGTTGTATAGCCAATTGTTTTCATAAGAAGATTACCACGGTCGAATTGTCTTGCCATTGATTTTGCAATTGAACCAAAAGCACCTCTTATATTGCCACGATAGGCTTTATTAATAAATTCAAAAAGAGTTTGACTAAAAACAGAACGGTTAAGACCATAAACAAGATTGTCTAATTTCTTTTCAGTCTTTACTATCTGCTTGTTTTTCTTTACAAGACTTTTAGCGTTTCTCTGAATAGTAAGTAAGCTTTTATACTCACTCTCTTCCTTATCTCTTAAAGAATGTAAAATATTGTCTAAAGCATCAAGACCTCTTTCAAGAGCATCTTGATTAACCTCACCTTTAATATTATTAATTGCAGTATTTAAAAGTCGTATTAAACTTTGCTTGTCTTTGATTTTAAGCTGGCTTAACTTTTCTTCATCTCTGCTATACTGTTCTTGCAGCTTGTCATACTCATTCTTGCGTTTAACAAGTTCTTTAGCAAGTTTCTTTTTCTTTTCTTCTTCTTTATTAAGTTTCTTGCCGGCATTCTTACGCTCAATCTCATATTTTAACTCATTCCTAGGGTCGTAAGATTCATTAATACCACCATATGTTCTATATCTATTCGCCATTGCTTTTACCTCACTTGAATCTTACTTCATCGTCTAAAGTTATCTTTGGAGTTATTTGCTTAATAACATCTCTTTTATTGTTAGCTTCAGGTATCCCCCAACCATTTTGTGTTTTACGAAGGTTATCCCTGTCTAATGTTTGATATTCTATATTACTTACTATATCAGGTGTAGAGCGTCGATACATATTAATAGAGGGTGTATTATCTAGCATTAACATCTCAGCTTTTTCAGCAATTGGAATTGCTCTGTTATTTTTTATCTCTTCATCTTCTTTTATTAATGTCTTAACTTCAGAATCAACAGCTTTCTTTTTATTTTTATTTAAGAGCTTATTAACTTCATCCATATTCCAAATATAATTGCCCCTGCCGTCCATCATCATATAACCACGGCTTATGGCACTAAGATTGATATCCTCTTGCTTTTTTGCTAATGTTTTGTCTTTTGTCTTTTCATGATACCAATCCATAACATCTTCAGTAACATCAACGCCCGTTCGTAATGAATGAATCATTGTGCCAACGATAAACTTCCCAGTATAATAAGAAGCGTCACCCAAAGCGATAAAAGAATCAAGAGGGTGTTTTAAAGGATTAAAGTTCTTAGCAAGATTAATATATGATTCTGCAAGGTTTTTATCTTTGTCTTTATTAAACCTCTCCTCAGCAACTCGTAAATCAAGACCCTCATCATAAGCCTTTTTGGTTTCTATTGCCAATTCTCCGGCAGCAAGTGCCATGTCGGTAGCAATAAAACTCGCCGTCACACCACCAACTCCACTAGCAACACTTTTAACTGCATTGACAGGTGCCATCGCAACTTTTTTAGCTCCTGTTTTTAAAAGACTGCCAACCGCTTTCATACCATTAGATGCACCGGTTTTGATTCCTTTAATTGCACCAGTAACCATGTCTTTTCCGGCTTTTAATAAGTTTGCACCAGTAGCAAGTGGATGTAATAAAGCTTTTCCAAATAATTTTAGTGTATTAAATAACCACTTAGTCGCATATAACGCTTTTCCAAAAATAGCTTTTGCACTTTTAAATAAGTTATTAATAAGAACAAATGGAGCTTTAACAGTATTAATCAACCATTTAAAAGGTTTTATAATACCAGCAAACGCTGCTTTCATCATTGCCATTGGAGAACCCAATCCAGGAAATACAGTAGAAGCTGCTACACCGCCTAAAAAGATAGAAGCTAATGTTCCTAGGAGACCGCCGGACTTTTCATCTTCTTTATTTTTAATATTATAATCTTTAGTAAAGAAATCTGGATGCTCTGCGAAAAATTCATCAAATGTGGTATTTAAAAATAAGGTAAATTCTTCTTTATTTATTAAACCATATTTAGTAAATAATCTATGTGATTCATTGTTAGGAATTGATTTTAAGTCTGGATTCTCTTCTTTACTCTCATTAAAAAGTTTATCAACAGCAGAAAGTCTTTTAGCTTTTGGTTTTTTATCTAATTTAAAGTTCTCTTTGGCCTTTTCTTTAACTGTTTTCTTTCTTTTTAAAGGCTTAGGAATATTAATAGATTCTTGTTGATTATCTTTTTTTGCTAATTCTTCTTTAATAACTTGTGCAATCTCATGTATTTCTCGATATTTATTCGCTAACATTTCAATTAACGAATTAATATCAGAACCAAAAGAGTTTACACTATCTTCGGCTTTTTTAGCCTCAGCAGATATTTTATCTGCAAAATTATCTTTTAAAGCAGAATCTTTTATTTTTGTTTGTCTTTTTGGTTTCGGCGTTTTCTTAATAGTTGGTTTTTTTGATTCTTTTTTACCGTTATCTTTAGCTGATTTTTTTAAAGACGACAATTTTTTCTGGCTTTCTTTAAGATTGCCAGCAATCTCGCTTTCATCAAAATTGTCGTCTTTTTCAACCATAATTTTTACCGATTAACTAAACACAAAGCCTCTATTAATTTTAATTGCCAAAGTTGTTTTTTCTCAAACTTCTCATAAATATCATCACTTAACGTAATAAATGTTAGAAAGTCGGAATCTTGGGAAGTGTAAACTCCGGAAGCGTACTGAGACAATAAACTAATTCTATCTATTATACTTTTATCTGTATAACGGGGAAAGAAGTTCATCGGGTCCCAAGTCAAGAAATATCTTCTCAGGTTCAGCCTGTACTACCTCCTGTTTACTCATTTTATCTAAAAGCTTTTCATAATCACTTTGTGCTTCTTCTTTAATAACCTCTAATACTAAATACTCTTTAGATTCTTTATTTTCCATTTTACTTAATGTTACAGCAAAACGTTTAATCTTATCTTCAAGTTTTGCTTTATATTCATTAACATCAAATTTTAAATCTATGACAGTGACATACTCTTCAACGCCATGCTCAAGTTCTTTATCAAATTTATTTATAACTTTAACAGCATCAAGGCCATTAGACATAATATAATTGTCTAAGTTATTCATCTTTTCTTCCCAAGTATTGCCTTTGAAATAAATAGCATTTTTATAAATAAAGGCAGTCTCTTCATCTACCTCTTTATCAAAGGCATTACTGAATTTCATTCTCGGAACGTCAAAACCTTTGTCTTGCCACTCTTTAAACCTTTCTTTTGTCATATCGCAAAGCAGAGTAGTAACATCATCTTTTAAAACAGTTGATATGTTTTTATTAAAATACTTAGAAGTCCATTCTATCGTTATCGGCGTTGACGGATATGAATTAACTCTGAGCCAGTAACAAATATAACGAAAATCGCCATAAGTAAGAACTTCAATGTCTCTATCAATGCAACCTTGAATCGCCTCTTTAAATGATTTATAGTTCGCCTGTGCTGATGCTTTGGTTAACTTCGCTGCATCTCTGATTGACAGCTTTCTAACATGAAGACTATCAAAATCATAAAAGACAAAATTAGAAGGCAAAGCCAAAGCCGTAAAATTATTGTTAGGAGTTTGAATATTAGAGCCGGCATTAAGCAGTGAGTTGTCAGAGGTATCTTGTTCAACTTTTGCTTGTTGAATCTGACCCATACCCACAATATTCAAGTCTTTTAAATTAAGACTAGCTTCAGCAGACTTTATCGTTGCTTGTTTTATGATTTCTTTATTTATTTGTTCTTTATCGTTATTTTGAATATTTATCATTTGATTTTGCTACTCCCATTATTTTATTTGTTTTTCAATGTATTAAGTTTATTATTAAAAGCTTCCATATCGTTTTTAATAATATTGGAAATTTGTTTGCCAGGATTATATAGACTTGAAGCTGCTGTTTTTGCGGACATACCCGCTTCCATCATAACGTTTGCCGTTGTTTTAGCATCATTATAAATAGAAACAATGTCATTTTTAGCATTAACAATATCTTTAAGCCAACCGAACAAACTACTATCTTTATCAGGACTGTCGAGTAATAATCTGTGTACGGACATTCTCACGGACAATTCTAAAAGAGCCGGCGAATCAGATGATAATCTTAACGGTTCTATGCTTGTAGGATAACAATGTGAAAAAACAAACTTGCCTTTCATTGAGCCGATTGCATCAAAAACTTTAACAGTAACGTTTTTCGCATAATCGCCGGGGATTCCAAAAGTCCCTTTTTCACTAATAACTTCTTTCATCCAAACATAAAAATATTTAAACCCTGTTAATTCGGTATCATCATACAAAGTAATGGCAATATTATCCATTGACATTCCAGTAGGCATATCACGCTTATAAGCTTGAGTATAAACGTCATTTGTCTGGATTGTTGGCGTTGGAATATCAATAGATTTGGCCATCATCATAAGTTTTTGCTCTTGAGTCTGACCTTCACCAAAATTTTTAATAGAATCTAAAGTTTCTTTAAAAGATTCTTTCCAAGATTTTTCTTTTTCGCCTGGTCTACTAACAATATCTCTCTGTTCTTGTGCTATTGGAATTTTACCATCAATAGAAGGAAACTCAATTACCCAACTATAATTAATCGCAAAGTCATCTAATGCCGAGATGTCTTTACGATTACGGGGAACTTTGCCGGTATTATCAACAAAGCTCCCAAGTCCAAATTTTCTTGCTACTCCTTTAATAATATCCATGTTAACTCTCTTTCAAGAGAGGCGAATTTATTAAAGGGTTACACCCTGTGAATCAACAAAGTAGTCATAAGAGAATGTCACGTCAATAGACACAACTTCGCCAGAACCGCTTGAATCCAAAGAAATTTCCGGCAAACTCTTAGGAAATACTTTATAATAAGTACCAACAACAACCTCTTTACCGGTGCTATCAAATATGGTAATAGGAAGTGTTATTGAATAAGAATCAGTATAACCAGCAGATACACCGTTATTCGTGCCATGGCACATCTCCATCCAAGTCTTAAATTTAGAATAAACAACAAAATCCGTTGTTTCATTAAATGTGATTCTAAATTCTCCACCGGTTTCAACAGGACCTGCTTGATAACGCTTAAACGTTGCAATAGTAGCTTCTAATGCAGCAATCGACTTTGAAGGAAAGCTACACTTAGTGCATTGCAAAGTCAATCTCTTATTATCAGTAGAACCTGGTATAGTGCCAAAAAGAGCAACAAAGCTCTCATTCGTCAGCATATCAGGCAAAGCATTAATTTCATCTCTTGTAATTCTAGTAACCATGATTCCTCTCTTAAATTTAAAAGTCCGACTTCTATAAATATATATATTGTGAAAAATCGGAATTTTAGATAAAAAACCTTCTGTTTTATCGGCAGAGGGATTTTAGAGGAATTGTTTTGAAATTAAATACGTTCTATTCTAATTAACGTATGATTTTTATTGTAACTTCTCTCCGACTATGGTTCAAATTTATTAGACAGGTAAACGATACCGGAATTTTGTATAATAATGTATTGTTGGGTAATTGAGAGATTGATACCTGATAATAAACAGTTAAGAATAAATTGAGTAACTATTAGGAAAATACTATGGATAGTTTAAACGCATTGAGTTTGTTTTCATCGTCTGGCATTGGCGATTTGGGGTTAAAAGCAAATGGAATAAAAACTGTTATAGCGTGTGAATTATTAAAAGAAAGAATGGATTTATTCAAAAATAACAATGCTGATACAAAATGTTTTTGTGGAGATATCTGGAAGCTACAGAATGATATTATCAAATATTACAGAGAAAATTTTAAAGAATCGCCTTTTTTAATATTAGCAACACCACCTTGCCAAGGGATGTCATCTAATGGGATGGGAAAAATGTTAAATGATTACCGTAAAGGAATCAGAAAGAAATTTGATGAAAGAAACAGACTTATTATCCCAGCAATCAACGTAATTAAAGAGTTAAAGCCTTTATATGTTATATTTGAAAACGTACCGAATATGACAAATACTCTCATTTATGATGAGAAAGACAATCTGGTTAACATAATAGATTTTATAAACAGTCAGTTAGGAGATATGTATGTTGGCAAGCCAGAGGTTATTGATTGTGCTAATTACGGCGTGCCTGAACATCGAATGAGATTATTGACAGTATTAACTCGTAGTGTTTCAGGAAAACAGTATTATAGCAATAATCATACATTATTACCTCCATTAACTCATACACAAGAAGATACATTGATAACACAAAAATGGGTTTCATTAAGAGAAGCTATCGGGAATTTACCACCACTACAAGCTACTAACGGAATGTCTGTTGATAAAGATAACCCTTTACATAAAGTGCCTGTTTTAGATGAGAAAAAGCTTTGGTGGATTAATAATACGAAAGAGGGAGATACCGCTTTTAATAACCAATGTGTTAATCCTTCATGTATGTATCAAGGGAACAAACAGCATAAGGCCTTTAGAGATGAGAAAGGCATTAATAGCAGCCAAAAAGATACGCCATTATATTGTGAAAAGTGCGGAAGCTTATTGCCTAGACCTTATGTTGAAGATAAGAAAACAAAAGAAAAACGTATTATGAAAGGTTTTACGAGTGCTTATAAACGAATGAGCTGGGATGAACCCGCAAGCGCTCTCACACAAAATTTTCAATATGCTTGTTCAGATAATAAAATACATCCATCCCAAGCACGTGTATTATCCTTATATGAGGGATTGCTAATACATACCATAACAAACTACCCCTTTTCATTCGAGATAAACAAAAAACTGGTTAATGATGGCTTAATACGAGATACTATCGGTGAAAGCGTCCCTCCTTTAATAATTGATATAATATGTAAGAAAATTTTATCTATAGAGAAGATTCAGTAATTGTTGGTTACTCTATAACCTATCCAACTATCCTTAGATAAAGTTTGTATGTAAGTTTCATCATTTAATACAATCACCCAGTTTTTACACATCTTTTTCACAGAACTTTTCTTCATAATAGAAACGCTTGTGGTTCTTCCCCCATCAGTTTTTGGTTTAACAATTTTCCCCCAATCTTCTATAGTTAATTCATTAGAGTAAAATACTGCTACGACAGTAGGAATGAAATCAATAAAATCCCAAAGGATTCCTATTAGATTGTTGGTTTCACGATGATGTGCTTTCCAATCAAAAGATTTCAACAGAGTTATACGAGTCTGACCTATTAAAGGTTTGGGCGTTTGGTTTGCAGATGGTGTACTACCACATGTAGCTTTAACTTCAATTCCCCCAAATTTAAAAGGACTAAAATCTGATTTATTATGTGGAAATTTTTTACCGTCAATAGTCGTATATAGACTTTCAAAATAATTTTTCTGTTCAATGGTGTTAGTTAGTAATAAATCAGGATATCCGTCTTGATGGAGATTAGATTGTAAAGAACCATTTGAAAATCTTTGCAAACTCCTGCTTAAATATTCCCCTACTAATCCGCTTAAATTTCTCATTCCTAATACTTCAAATATATTAATGTCAAATTTTATGGTTTGATTATATAAATCAGACATTGCGTTATTTGAGAACATAACAGCATCTAAAATTTGTTTATTTGTAAGTATTAAGTTATCGTTTACATATACTATGTCATTTTTCCTAGTAATATAGGTTTTCTTCATAAATTATTTTCCTTCAAAAATTTCGGAATCAAAAAATTCTTTGAGTGAAATTTCAAAGGAGATGCAAATTTTGTTTAAATTGTTAATTGATATGTTTCTTAAACCACGTTCAACGCTTGACCAATAAGTTCTATCAAGTTCAACATTAAACGCACACTCTTCTTGTGTTAAGTTTTTCGATTGCCTTATTTCTTTGATTCTTAGGCCGACTTGTTTTTGAATCATTAAAACTCTCCTTTGATACTTGGAGAGTTTAATCTTATGTGACTTTTAAATCTGTAGACTTTGAGTCTCTTTTAAATAAGTAAGGAATATTTATGAAAAATATCAATAATGAGTTTTTGACACTGTTTTTGTATCTCAATATAATATCTTTTCCTCCCCCCATTTTATCTCTGCAGGTTTTGATTCGGGACAGAGAAAGAATAGAAAAAGGATAAGGGTAGAATTAGAACTGGATTAAAGAGAGTTAAGAGGGATTTCATACGTTAAGTGGAATAGAGCGATTAAATAATACTAATTACAAAAATTCCCTCTTATATAAAATAGAGGGAATTTTTACAACCAACCAAATACCAAAGAAAAGATTTAAGTCTTGCTCTTAGCTGTTTCCAACTCTTTCAAAAAGTTTAGCTGATTTTCATCGGCAATCTTTGCAAAATCACCAGCTTCTGTAAAAATATTATCGGTAAATAACTCCAACAACGGAATCTTATAAAAGTCTGCTAACTTTAACAACTTGGAAACAGAAAAATCAAAGTTACCGGATTCCCACCGACAATACTGAACAACTGTAATTCCCAAGAGCTGAGCTACCTTCGTTTGACTCAATCCGCTTTTATTTCTAAAAAAAGCAAGTCTCTTTGCTATCGCTTTCAATCTTTCATCTTTTGCTTTCTTCATATTAAACACCCCTCTTTCATTAACGTAAATAACTAATTTCAAAACTTTGTTCGCTTTCAATATGGCCACCTTCAAAGGTGGAATATTTCTCGCTCACTTTTTTAAAACTTTCAAAAACAATTCTCGACTCTTTTCAATATCATACATAGCATTATGAAAATTATCGTCTTTAAAATCCACTTGCAAAACCCTGCATAAAGTAGCTAATTTAAAATTCGGGAAAACACTCCGAGAATCTAATGTCTTTATGGCGATTATCTGTGCAATATCGAGAGAAGGGAACCAGAAAAAATTACTGTAAGTGAACTCATAACCGGAAACCATATTAAAAAACTTTCGGATAAACGCTTCATCAAACTTAACATTATAACCGACTAAAAAGAATTTATCGTCACGGCGAGTCGTGTCAACATATTTCTTTAAATAAGACTTAATTAAATTAAAAGCCTCATCTTTCGGCGTATATTGATTCATAATATCTGGAGACAGTTTGTTCTTTTCGGCGGCGGCAGGTTCCCAAACACAATTGTCAGAAGGCTTTATATTAATACAAAACCTTTCCATCTCCCTACCGTTTATCTCAACAATAGCGGCAAATTGGACAATCTCGCATTTTTCTGCATCCAACCCAGTTGTTTCTACATCCACATATAATAACTTTGCCATAAAAACCTACCTCTTTTTTCCATTATAATTTAATTATACAAAATTAAAATTTTATTTCAAAAGATTTTCGATATAATTTTTTGCCTCCGTTGACGGAACTATTTTAATGCCATATTTTTGAGCGGTTTGTGTTTTGGTGCTCTCCCCACCGGCACTAAATAAAACCGTACATTTTTTAGAAATACCTTTAACCTGACCACCATTTTCCGTGATTATCTTTTCAAGATTTTTATCCCTAAAATTAGTAAAAGCAAAAATCATGTCTTTAAGTTTATCAGACTTAAAGGTATTTTCTTTAAAGACTACCAAATCTTTTATACTTGTATATAAAGATTTAAAAGAACCGTAACCTCCGACAAACAGATTCATGCACTGTTCACCGATACCATCAATCTCTAATAACTTTCCGGCATGAAGTTTATGTTTCTCGCCATTTTCATTTAACTCATTATTAAGAGCTTTTAAGACATTAGACTCCCCGAAAGCATTAATAATAAGATTAAGTCTATCAATACCCAGAGATGAACTGGAATCATTAAACGTATTTCCAGCATACATCAACTGCGCAAGAGTGATGTTTTTAACGGCATTGTTTAACTCTCTTTCGGTATTGACCGCTTTACTTGCCTGAAAGCCTTTTAATTTCAAAAGCTCATCATATTTAATGGTCAATAATTTTCTTATAGTATTAAATCCCATATCATATAAAGTGGAAATGGTTTCCGTGCTGACATTTTTTAAATCAAAAGAATTAAAGAACGCAATAACGGATTCTTTATTCTTGCCGGAACAACTTTCGTTCTTACAGACCAAATTGACACTATCGACAACCAATTTTTCTCCGCAATACGGACATACTTCAAGCAATTCATAATTTTTTCTTATAACAGTTCCAATGATTCTCGGAATAACGTCACCGGATTTAATGACCTGCACCTCGGCACCAATACCAAGTCCATTATCTAAAACGTATTTAGCATTAACTCCGGAAATTTTTAAAATATCCGTGCCATCAAAATTTAATGGCTTTTCCAAAACTACAACCGGAACGAAATTCCCTCTTTTAGTAATATTCCATTCAATGTCTTTTATAATGCCTATCTGTGAGTTTTGGTCTGCGACTTCCAATTTAACGGCTCTGGCACCTTTCGGGTTTAAACCGTTAGATTCTTTTCCAAGAGAATCGAACACATCAATATCATTAAGACGCATAACGATACCATCTGTCGCATATGGACAGTTTGTTTTAACTCTCTTAATATAATCAGTAAGATTATCTTTATCAAAAAAATAATCATCGTCCTCTCTGTTATTCGGGGAACGAATGTCATAACTTGCTCTTATAAAGTTATTATCACTAAGAAATTTCAAAACGTCATCGTGTCTTTTAAAGTTAAGAGAATCACTCTTAATGTCATAAGCGACAATATCAATATAAGGAAGTAAGTCAGAACCGGGATTACCTGCTTGTGTGAATTGACTGTCTGAGAGAATCGGACGCAAAACTCCACATACAAAGTTTCTGGCAACTTTATAAGAAGACTTTTCTTTCACGGTCTCCCAATTCTTTTTAGAGATAATGGCTTCTCCAATAATAAACGTTTTTGCATTAACGTTTATGTGTTTTGGAAAATTCATCAAAAGGCCACGATAAGTTATTAGCTGGCCCACCGTTCCATTGCCTCTTGTATATAAAGCGGTGTAGTGACCTTTCGAGTCGTATTCGATTAACATTGATAATCCGTCATACTTTGGCATGACGATTATCTCTTTATTATAATCCGTTATTTGCCGAGTATCAGACGGTCTTATCTTATTTAAAGAACCCATCTTAACCGGCAACTCCACTTTGGAATCTGTTTTGATTGCCGATGTTCCGACCTCACTTAAAAACGGATTAGTCGGGTCCTGTTCTTTTAATTCTGCCAAAAGAGCATCATACTCTTGGTCAGACAAAGCTGATTGCCCCGTAAGATAATAATCTTCAGAGGCTTTTTTTAAAATATTAACCAATTGATTACTTTCCATTTTTATCTCCTTTTCTACTTTATAATTTTAGTATATATAAAAAAATATTAAAAGTCAAAGGTTTAAAATTGAAAGTTTTAAAAATTTAAAATTAAAGTATAATTTTGCTTCAACTAGGCAAAATTTTTTGAAAAAAAGAGGCAAAAACACTTGCGCTTTCAAAAAAGATATATAATATTTATAGAGGGTCAGAAAAAATTTTTTAAAATACTTTAAAAAAAAATTGTATCTTATCCTTAGAGTATGCCGGAAAAGGGAAATGCGAAGTACCATTCTGGCTAACAAATTCAACTAAGCGTTCAAGGTCGTTCGCTGGATACAAACGCTTCACAAAGAGAATAGGGTTGAATTGGCTCGCAATAGTCAAGGAAAGTTGGCTATAGTCGGTCGCCTGTCACAAGGTAAAAGCTTATCGGCACTATCGAGACATAGTGGTCCAAAATATAGTGAGTTTATCCGCGCCACAGGTTGCTTGTTTTTGAAACAGGTTATGCGAATTGAGTGTACTGATTTGAAAGGTGCTAACATCAGTCCATGATTTGTAACAAAACTGACAAGCAATGGTAAAATAGGGAAACGGTAGTAGCTTTCTCACGCTGCCACAGGCACAATATTGTGCTACTAAAACGGAAAAGCGGGTACAGGAGTTGATTAGGAGGATAATGCCTTAATCAACAGCGGATTTAATCGTCTGCATAAGTTAAATCCGTAGGCATAAGGATAATTGTATCTTTATGTCGCCAGTGCGTCAAAGACGTGACCGCCATAGAAACGTAAGCCTCTGTTTATATTGAACCCATTTAAGGATTTAATATAAATAAGCCAGTTTCGATAAGCCGCATTGATTTACTTCACAGGATGACCCGGAGTTGTAACGTTTCGCCGTTACTAGATGCGTATGTAGAATATGAGGGGTAGTCAAAGCTCGCCATACTGAAGTCCAAATCTCTTAAATCAAAGAGATTTTATCAGAATGCAAAGTTTTACGCTTTTCATTGTTTGTTACTATTAGGGTGACAAGGATAAATGTATTCTTTTTTTAAAATATGTTTATCTTTGACACCCTAACTGTAACCTTATTTCCTCGACTAGGGATAATTATATTCAGAATATATCAAGCTGCCTCCTGAATATCCCCCTTATATGAGTTTGTTATTCAAATAGAATTTCTTTGAAATTATTTCTCAAAAAATCTTTAAATTTCTAATGAAAATCTTTAAAATATGTTTCTGGAAATCTCGGTTTATAAGGATTTTTAGGTTCAATACCGGGATAAAAGCAAAAAAAAAAAAAAAAAAAAAAAAAAAAAAAAAAAAAAAAAATTAAATAAAATAAAAAAATAAAAAAAAAAAAATATAAAATTAATAAAAAAAAAAAAAAAAAAAAAAAAAAAAAAAAAAAAAAAAAAGAACAATAAGTATATATAAGACTTATAATTTTTTTATATATTTTTATTCTTTTTTTATTCCTTTTGTTTCTGTAATAAGTTAAGTTAGTTTTAGAAAGATAACAAGAGAAGAGTAAGGGAGATGAAAACAAGAGAAGAGAAAAGAAGTGAGATGGAGTGAAGAGAAGAGGAGTGGTTAAGAGAGGTTGAAAGGATTTTAGAGTAGAGGAGAGAGGTGGAGTGGAGAGGTGTCATGAGAAGAGAAGAGAAGAGGAGTGGAGGGAAGAGTAGTTAAGAGTTGTTTGGGTAGTTAGGGGAGTGGAGAGTAGTTTGGTTAGTTATGGTAGTTAAGGTGAACTACTGCCACCTTAAAAGGTGTCAGCTTCGTGTTTCTCAGACAAAAGTTGGTTGTTAGCACTTATTATACTAGCAACTAGAGCTTTCATCTCCGCACGCTTAAAATTGGCGCGTTCCACGCCTACGTTTTTATAGAACCAAATCATGTTTTTAGCTGCATGAATATCACGGTCTTCGTTAACACCACAATCACATTTAAATACTCTATCGTATTGAGTTATTTTATCATGATATTTTCCACAGTTGGTACATAATTTAGTTGTTGGTAAGAACTTATTCAAAATTCTAACATTAGGTTTTTGTTTAAGTTTACTTTTAACTCTTCCTAATATAGAATATTGAATAGCTTTAGAATGACTATTTTTATGCCAATTACTTAGCTGCTCGTCTTGAATAACCACAGTTTCAAATTGACATATTTTAGCAACTATCTTATTTGCTAAGTCATTCTTTTTATTAAGAATCTTTTGATGAGCTTTCCGGACTTTTTCAACTTCTCTATGCCAATTCTTAGAACCTTTTTGTTTTCGTGCCTGATTCTTTTGACACTTTTTCAATCGTTCACTTTCTGGAATTTTTACAGAGAATTTATCTCCATTAGATAAAGTTAATGTAGTTGAACATCCGAAATCAATACCAATGATTCCATCTATTTTTGATTTTAATTCAGTTTTTGGGATATAACATACAAATTGAACGTAATAACCTCCTCCTTTATGTAATAATCTCGCATTAGCAATTTCAATACCTTGAATATCTTTAAATTGCTTTACCCCATTAACAATAAATGTTTTTGGCAATCCAGCAATTTTAATTCTTTTATTTGTTAAGATTCTATGGCTCACACCATATTGTTTTAAATCAATAGCAAATTCTTCTTTTGAAAATCTTAATTTACCATATTTTTGCAAACCTTTATTTCTAAGGGTTTTCATAGTTTTAAGATTAGCAATCATCCTCGAAACTAAACACTGTCTTGACTGTGCAGATAAAAACTTAATCTTTATATCTATATCGTTTAAGTTTTTATCCTTCTTTGTAATGTTTGTCAACTTAGTATTAAACTCTTTCAGCTTATTTTCTGAATTTGCTTCCAACCAGTTTAAGATGTAATTTTTATACCATTTCTGCTCTAAGAAAACAGTTTCTAAAGCATATCTTTGTTCCTTTGTTAAACGATTCTCCTGAATTTTAACACAAAAAGTCTTTACATCCATAGATTTGTGACGGTCTATGGTAGTCTTTTTTGTTTCAGAAATTTGTTTGTTCTTTAAAATACGCTTTTCTTCTATCATATTTTTAATATAACATATTTTTATTTGTATGTAAATAGTTATTTTAATTTTCTGAAAAATTATTTACTTTTTACATAGAATTTGTTAGTATTAAAAATAAAGGGAAGGGAAATCTATGAAAGATACATACGAATATTGCAACCATGAAAAATTTAAAATGCGCTATCATTTAATTTTTTCAACTAAATATAGAAAAAAGTTATTGTATTCTATAAGTAATGATATTAAAAATAGTATGAAACGTGCAGAATCTTTGCAAGATAAATGGAAGATTGAGTTGATGGAGATTGATAAAGAAAAGCCTGACCATATTCACTTTCTTATAAAGGCTACTCCTACCTGTACTATATATGAGATAGTGCATAAATTAAAACAAGTTTCTACTTATGATATATGGAAGAAGCATTTTGATTATATGAGTAAGTGGTATTGGAGTGGAAAACATTATTTATGGACAAGAGGATATTTTTGTTCTACGATAGGAGATGTTAGTGAGAAAACATTACAATTATATATTGCAAATCAAGGGTAGCAACATTCATATAGCCACCCTAAAGGGATGGCATCTTTCTGTTGTTAATTTCTGTAAATGATACCGGAATTTTGTATAATACTGTATTGTTGGGATAGTGACAAAGCATTTTAATAAATATGTAATTTGTAAACCAGAAGAATGATACGTTATTCTTGTTTAATGAATTAATTTTGGGAAGATAGTATATGGACATTAAAACGGTCGGGAGTGTTTGTTCGGGAATTGAGGCTGCATCGGTTGCTTTTAAAGATTTTCATTGGAATTTTGAATGGTTTTCAGAGATAGATAAAAATCCATCAAAAGTATTAGCTTATCATTATCAAAATGTGCAGAATGTTGGTGATATGAATCTATTACCAAAATTAATTCTTGATGAAAAAATTAGTTCACCGGATTTAATTTGCGGCGGTACACCTTGCCAAGCATTTTCTTTGTCTGGATTAAAGAGGGGATTATCAGATAGCAGAGGTAATCTAACTTTAAAGTTTGTTGATATAATAAAAGCTAATGATACAATCAGACAAAAGAAAAATTTACCAAAAACAATAGTTTTTTGGGAAAATGTCGAAGGTGTTTTAAAAGATAAGACTAATGCTTTTGGTTGCTTTCTATCAGCATTATCAGGTATTGATTGCTTGAGCACAGATAAGTGGAAAACTGCAGGATATATACATGGAAAAGACCGTAATGTTGCCTGGCGTGTTTTAGATGCTAAGTATTTTGGTATACCACAACAAAGAAAACGCTTATATGTACTTGCAGGTGGTACGGATTTCTATCCTGAAAATATTTTATTTGAGTTTTCAAAGGAGTTAATCAACAGTAAGATTGATTACTCTGAAAATAATTTGACTTACACAATAGATAATCAGAAATTTGAAATCTTTAGAAGTTATACTGACTGTTTATATTCATCATATGGTACGAAGTGGAATGGTAACGCCGCCGCTTATAATGGGTCTTTATATATTGTTCAAAATGACAGATTAAGAAGATTAACGCCGATTGAGTGTGAGCGCTTAATGGGATTTACAGATAATTATACAATGGTTGATGGATTATCCAATACGGCCAGATATAAGTGTATTGGAAATTCATGGGCAATTCCAGTTGTTAAATGGATTGGAGAACAATTAAAAGACTGTCAGTATGATGAAAAATCTAAACTAGATGATATTTATGTACCTGACTTATTTTATCAAGATAACCTTATAAAGCAATTCGATGAAAAAGATAATGTTCGTTTAAGTAATGGAACTTATATCAACATATCTGTCTCTCCGAATATTAGAAAAATAGGAGATATGAAAAATATATTTGATAAGTCTCCTGATAAAGCTTTATTTATATCGTCTACTGGATGTTATGGCATTTTGCGGAGAAAAAGGGAAAGAAATCTGACAATAAATAAGCGTTTGGAACAGATACTTACATCTATTTCCAATGAAACTGACCTTTCAATAATTGAAAAAGAGTCAAGAAAACAAAAGAGAGGCAAATATTCTACTTAGTAGACTTTAATTTTTCTCGCCACTCTTGCATACCATACGTTAATTAGAATAGAACTAAAATTTTTTGTAATTTTCCTTTAAAAAATGTTTGACATTATAATTTATTTATATTATATTAAAAGTATAAGGACAAACAAATAAAAGAAAGGAGAAAAACATGAGTACGTTCTTAACCACCAAACAGAATGAGATTTTGAATAAAGTCGAGTCGTCTTACGACTACGAGAAAAAAGAAGTGACCGCTTCTTTCGAGTCGTTAGAGAAAAAAGACTTTGACGATGCGGCAGCAGTAGCGGATTATTATGATGGTATGATGAAAACCATCGACGAGGAAATTAAAAGGCTTCAAGCTCGCAAGAAAGAGTTTGAAGCTAAAAAACAAGCAGTAAGAGATGCTATCTTAGCAAACCTCTTAACTGATAATGAGAGCTACAAGACAGCTCTTCACTCTTTCACTATTAAAGAGACTGAGGCTGTTGAGGTGGAAGATGGTATTGACTTTAACGAGGTGCCGAAAGCCTTTGTTGAAGTTAAGAAGTCGATTAAGAAGGCTGATATTAAAGCCTATCTTAAATCGGGTAACTTTGTTAAAGGCGTTACGATAAAACTCAATAAGAGTTTGGTCGTGAGATAAGAGAAATAAGAGGGGGTTGAAGATTTAAAATCTCCCCCTCCCCTTTAAAATTTTCTTATATATATTTATAAGAGAGATTTAAGGGAGAATCAATGCAATATACGGTTTTACAGACACCAAAGTTTTTAAAATGGAAACAGAGTATACGAGATGAATACCTAAATGATACAATAGACGCTAGAATAGAGGCAATTAAAGTATTAGGGGATTTTGGGTATCATAAGAAAGTATCAGGTACTAATAATTTATTTGAACTAAAATTTGATAATGGTATTAGGATTTATTAAATCAATTCAATTAACTCTTGTTTAAATCTGTGAAATAGATTACAATAATTTTAATATATATTTATAAAGGAGTATTTAGTTGAAAACAATAAGTTTGCCTTATAATTGTTCTATAGAAGATAGAAATTTTATTAAAGATGAAATCTCTAAATCTTCTAATATGGTTAGATACTCCTTCAATAGATTCAAAGAAAATCTTTCAGAGAAAGAAATTAGAGAATTATCTAAGAGTCTTAATAGAATACCTTCAGATAGTTGGTTAATCCAGTGTGCCATTAAAAAAGCAGGATATTTATTTAAGACTAATAAGGATTCTAAAGTTATCTTTGGGGGTAAGTTTAATTTCTTTCAAAGATTGAAAAAGAAGATTAATAGAGGAGAGTTTAAGAATAATAGATTATTATCTATTTACTCTCAGGGTGAGATTTTAAGAAACGGTAACAGAAAATTTAAACTTGACTTAGACTCTAACTCAGTAATTTTTAAATTTTCATCTAAGAAACACATAAAGCTACAATTACCTAATCTTAGAAAGAATTATCTTTACGAGTTAACTAAGTTAGAAGAGCTATGTTCTAATAAGAAAGCCAGTTTTTCAGTTGAATTAAAATTAGATACTATATCAATAACTTTTGATGAAGCATTAGTATATCCTAGTGATTATCAAGGTTTTAGTAACAGAGTAGCAGCTATAGATATGAATCCTGCCTCAATAGGATTCTCAATTAGTGAATTTGATGGAGATACTCAAAAAGTTTTATATAGTGAATTGATAGACTTTTCATACTATATGAAAAACTTGCATAAGAGTAGTGATTCTAAAGACTTTAAATATCAGAATAACAAACAAAAACATGAACTTAGAGAAGTAGCTAAGAGAATTATAAATATCTGTAAAAATTTTAAAGTATCTCAATTTGGAATTGAAGACTTAAATTTCAAATCTAATAATAATCTAAATGTAAGAGAACTTAATCGTAGAACTAAAAATAAATGGAAACGTATTTGCTTGGTACAAGCAATTAGAAAGCAATGTATTTTAAATAACATAGAGTTTAAAGAGGTTAATCCTTGCTACTCATCATTTATAGGTAACTTAAGTTACAATTATCCTGATGCTATAGCTGCCTCTTTAGAGTTAGCTCGTAGAGCTAATTTCAAGTATATCAAGGGTAAATTCTATCCTAGTCTTATAACAAAAGAAAGTCTATTTAACCATTGGAAGGAATCAGTAGACTGGATGTATAAGTCTTGGAAAGAGTTATTTGATATAATAAAAATGTCTGAATTGAAATACAGACATTCTCTGGAAGAATACTCTTCCAGAGTTTTTAGCAAATTCTATTCTAAATCTAAAATAACTTTATACGGTTTTAAATAGAGGAGAATGGAATTTGTATTTTATCGTATTGTGACCGAAAAGAAAAAGAGGTATTCTGATTTTTACAGAAATAAACACAAGAGATAGGTATGAGAGAAGCAATTTTTTAAGGCTATGGAATACATTACGTTTAAGGTCCCCTAACAGATGCCAATAAATCCAGATTTTTATACGCAAGACTTTAAATACCTGCTGATTCCTCGAATCCGCAACAATCAGACTTATGTTGATTTATTTAATGCAATGTCTGAGGTGTTTAATAATTCATTTTACTATGCTATCGAGCAGCTTAGGATTCTAAGAGACTCCACATCTCAAGATAGAACAATAAAGATTGCATTGGCAAAAGATTTAAGTTTTGATTATAAATCTGATTTATTTACAGATGACGAATATGATTCCGTTAATCTGTTTGCAAACAAGTTTAATAATAAGGTTAAGGGCACTGAAGATTTTATTCAATTCTTAGGATGGGTGAAGGGTGCTAAGTTTAAGTGTATTCAACTCTGGGCGACTGGCGAAAAAGATTATGAGAACTTTTCTGAATACACGAACCAGGTTAAACAAAATTCTAAGATTGATGAAATGGGAACAAAATCTTGGTATCCGACTTCCCATGTCAACTTAGAATACGATGGCAATTTGTCATCAATTGACGAATCTGATATTGAATACCTTTTTTATAAATGCGCTCCGATTCATCTTGTTCTTAATGCGTATGCCGCCGCTTTTACGGCAGAGATATACAATCTTTGCATGTATATCTTAAAACCATATACAAATACTCATTTTGTTATTCCTTATGTATTTAAGAATATAATCAATCTTTATTTATCAACAATCGCAAGAACTAAATCTCTGGACACGTCAACGCTTGCACAGACAACGTATCTTGCAAACACTTATAATAACATCATATCTTTTAATAAAAGCATGGATTTGCAAACATTGACTTCTATGAAAGTATATGATAATCGGAATTGTGTTGCTGAATATACTCCTAAAAATTCTTTTAAAGCTGTATTTGCTCCTAAAAATACGGCAAGATTAGATTATCTTCCCGAATCTAGTAATCAACATCATATCGCAAAAGGTATCTTAATCGAATCGCAGTCCATGAATTATCTGCTTAATTCATTTATGCCGGCCACAAGAAGCGTAAATCTTTTTGCCGGTACTTACACGTTTAGCGGAATTGGCACTTATGAGATTTATAAAGATAATGATTTATTAACGACAGTAAGCGACTCGTCTTATACGTTTATTCTATCAAATAATGCAAGAATTAAATGTGTGCCTGTGAGCACAACAGATGCCTCACGATTCCAGTTAGAACCAATGAGATACGCAACTTCGTTTATTAAAACAACAGATATGGCAACTACCAGATTAGCTGATTCTTTGTATTATAATATTGACTTTGCATATAACGGTTTATTTGCACGAGTTAAACTTGACAATGACGTTAAAAATACTTCCGGCGTATTATTGTATTTAATGTTTGATTATGCGAATTATATTGAGATTCGCCGGAATAATGATAAAATTAATTTCAATCTTGTAAGAAACACTGCTTCTATTTATACAGGCGTTGATGATTATACCGGTGATGTTTTCTGCTATATTAATAATGAATACATACAAGTCAATAATATTAATTACCCGATGACATCGTTAATGCAGGTTAACTTTATAACATTCGGGAGTAGACAAGGCAATAATGCCATTGACGGCCATATTACTGATTTAGAGGTTTATGGTTTCTGAAAGTTTTGGTATTTTTTGTTATATATATTTACGGGGGATTCTTAGATATGATTTTAAATGTTGATAGTGATAACTATAATAAGTTTGATTTTTACAGAGAGCTCTTAAGAGATGCGGATGCCAAAAGAAATTTTGTTGCTTTGTTTGAAAAGCAATCGTCTATGATTAGCAAACTTGAAGCATACAAAGATTATTGTGATTATGTTTTTGGTAATCATATTGCAAAAGATATTATAATGGAAACCTTTGAACTCAAAGTGTTTTCGATGGTTGGGGGGTATCGTGATTATTCTAAATATCATCTTTCAATAGATGATATAGAAGATTACCTGACAGCCGAATTTGAAGAACTCTTAAATAAGATGGTTTATTCATTATATCTGGAGTTTGATTCGGAAGATAAAGTTGAATCTTCGGTCAGAAAGCATAAAAAACTTTCGAGAAGAAAATTCTAAAAGAGGGGGTTTTGATGTTTAATCATAGAAAAATAGTCCGGTCGGCAAGCAAGCCAAAAAGTTATGAATTTTATAGACGACAGATTCATTCTATGATTTCTGACATCATAGACGACTTGGAACTTGCTGACGAGATTTTTGAAACAAGTGGTAATAATCCTTTGTTCTCATCCAATGAGTTGATTCATATGGGGGAATCTGTCTCAAGGAGATTGCAAGATATACAAGATAATGCAAAAAATATTTTAACAGATTTGGCACGGTGAGGGAAATTATGATTAGAAATAAAGGTTTAAGAAACAGGGTTTTAGCCGATGAAGTCAATTTTAGTGATTTTGACGATTGGTGCGGTTATGTCGATGGCGTGGCTGAGAGAGTCGCTCATCTGGCGATGGCTACTGCTAAAAGATACCATACCCACGGTGGACCTAATAGATATGGATATGAAAAATCAAAAGAGCTTAGTATTGATTTAGAAGATGGCCTTTTAGAGATAGAATTACTTCTTGAAAACATTTATAATAAAATTTAGAAAGGGAAAGCTATGGTTAGAAATAGATTTTTAAGAGATAGATTATACAATAGGCGCAGGATTTTGTCGGCATCTGATAAATACAGACCTGGCGACTTTGGTTACTGGTGGACTGTAGAATTAGGCAATGAGGATATAGAAGGTAAAGAGTATAGAGGTAATATAGAGTGCTATGATTGTGACCTTACTTCATTAAAAGGCGCCCCTAAGTACGTTGATGGTGATTTTTGGTGTTCTAATAATCAACTCATCTCACTCAAAGGTGCTCCTCAAAAAGTAGGTCGTAATTTTCTTTGCGCATATAATGAAATTACTTCACTCAAAGGTGCTCCTGAGTATGTTGGCTGGCGTTTTGATTGTGCCTACTGTAATAATTTAACATCACTTGAAGGTGCGCCAAGAAAAGTAGAGGAACGTTTTTACTGCGATGGTTGTCCTAATCTTTCTAAGAGAGAAATTCTGTCTCTCAGAAATTATTGTGATATTAAAGGTAAAATTGAATCTGATTATGGTGTGTTTTAGTTTAAAGGAATTAATAAGATGATTAGAAACAGACTTAGAGAAAGAATTTTAGCAAAACGCCGTGTGCAAGCTGACTTTGATTTTGACAAACAATGTAAGGCCTTGGACAAACTGGCTAATAAACTTATTAGCCGGATTCAAGCGGTAGTTGATAGGTATGAGAGAATGGGTGGTCCCGACAGATATGGCAAAGACTCAAAAGAACTTGCTAATGCCATTGCAGACGGTCTTTTTGAGATGGATAGTATTGCTTCGGAACTACAAAAGAAGATTTAAAATAAAGAGGTAATCATGACTAATCACAGATATTTTGTAACAGCAGACGTTATTAATACATCTGAAAAAATAATCGAAGTGGAAAAAGTAAACAAAGCCGTTTTAGCCGCTTCCACTTCTGAGGAAGATACTGCTTTGTATAATTCAATCTTAGACGTTAAGTCATGGTTGCCTCCTGCTTCTAAGGTCTATGACATATCTGCTAATATTGAAGATTATGTTGTTATTCCAGTGCCTATTTTCGTTACTGACCTTCCTAACAGAAATGGAATCGCTTTTCCGTTATCTTACTTAGTTGATTTTAATGCAGATGCCGGATGTGTTGCTTATAAGACATGGAAAGGTAAACCTGTTTTCCAAGAACATAAGAATGATGTTCTTAAAGAAGCTAAAGGCGTTATCTTTGACTCGGTTTTAAAACCAGCTCCCGAATTTCAAGGTGATTTATATAAGGTGATTTTGCTTGTAGGAGTCGATAGAACAAAAGACGCTAAGCTATACAATGATATTGTTACTAAGAAATCGACTTGTTATTCTATGGGTGCTTATGCAGATGATTTTAAATGCTCGGTTTGTGGGGCATTAACATCCAAAGGTGGGTGTAATCACGTCTCGCAGTTTAACCCTAATTTCTCGTTAGTTGATAATAAATTGACTTTCTTGAATGCGATTGGATGCACAGGTTTTGAAATTTCAGTTGTTGCTACTCCTGCTTTTGTTATGGCGCAGAATCCAGATTGTGTTGAAATTTCTAAAATTGTAAAATAAGGAAAGGCTTTAAACAATGCAATATGCTTTAAACACAGAAGATTATTCATTCAAAGATAAAATGGCCGTTTATGAAAAGACCCTAGATAAAGAGACATTTCATAATATACGAGTTATAGTTTTGCAGAACGACTACGCCTATCATAGTGGGATTCCCTCGTATAAAGATTTAGCGGATTTTGCTAATGAGTACCGTATTCCTAGAGAAGAGTTATTAGACTTTTTAGAAGAAGAGCTTGGGTCTACTGGTCGCCTAGAAGGGTATATTACAAACTTTGTTTTAACTCCCGATGATATTTCAGACATTTTAACCTACAATTTTGAGGAGATTTGTCGTGGGATGTTAAGTCGTTTAGTTGACAAATATGAACCAGTAGAGGCTTGAGAATAATCTATTCGGAATAATTCCTTTTCATAGATTATTTTTCAGTTTGACTTAATAAATACCTAATAAAAACAAGAGAGACTTTTTATATATATATATTTACAAGTAATAACTATTTTTAAGAAAGGAATGTTAATAATGAGAATAATTAGAAAACCTATGAGACAGAGTTTTAAGTCTAAAATTCTTTCTCGGAAAAGAGTTTTTGCGGATAACCAAGATTATGACGAGGAAAATCTTTATGAGCTTAATGATGGTGACGTTGACATTGATGTTTACTATGATTTGGGTATGGCTAATGATGATTTTGAATTTAATTTTCCTGAGATTAAAACAGGGTCTCGTGATTATGGTACAGAGGGTGGTTTATTCCTTTATACCGATTTAGGAAATATCGACCCAAAAGATTACAAAACTTTTGGAGAATATGCTCAGGATGCTGGTTATCGTTGTATAAAAAGTAGTGACGATATTCCGTTGGATATTCCGGATTGGTTAGCTGATGATTTAAACGGATATATCGGTGACTGTTACTATAATCCTGTAACCGAGGATGTTATTTATGATGAGGGTGACAATATTTTTAGTATTCGCTCTTGGGAAAAAATAGCTAATGAATTAAATAATCTTGTGATATTAGAAGTAACTGGTTATGTTCAAGGTGCTGTAAGTTATATATTAATTGATAAAGATATTTATAAAAAAGCATTAGGGAGTATTCCAGACGCAAAGACATTAAGAGCAATAGAAGACGAAATTCAGCATGTTCTTTATAGTGGTTTTCTTCGTTTTGGTGTTAGCGGTACAGGATATGATGAAGAGTTAGCTGATAGCTTAAACGGTGATTTTGGAGGCTATCAAGACTATAATGAATATGCAATAGCTGATTTTCTTAGAAAATATTACAGTGATAAATTTTCAAAGAATGACCTTGACGTAATTATTCGTAGTTTGCCTGACCATCCTGAATATGAATACTAACTAATAGAACACGTCACTATTTGTCTTATTATAGTGTTATACTAAAAAGCAGATAGTGACGTTATTTTTAGGAATTACAAAGAAAGACTTCGTATCAATTCATGAAAAGGGACTATCCCTTATATATTTATAAAGTATTTGAATGAGGTGTAATAATGCCGGTTTTAGTAATTAGACCATATCCCGAAGATGCTACCGTTACTGTAAATGGTAATACAGCAACTAATAATTATTTTACGATTACAGCAGGTGATTTTGCTTTAATTAACGTATCAAAAAATAATTATGTCACTAGCTCTTCACGGATTCAAATTAATGAAGACTTATATCTTAATGTTAGATTAGAGAAAGTCAAAGATTCTGGAGGCGGTGGCTCTGGTGATATGAATAACCCCATGACTACTCAGGGTGATATTATTGTAGGTGGCACTGGTGGAGACCCTACCAGACTTGGTATAGGCTCTGCTGGTGAAGTGCTTAAAGTCAATAGTTCCGGCACTGGCTTAGAATATGGCACTGGTGGTGGTTCTGGTGATATGACGAATCCTATGACAACTGCTGGTGATATTATAGTAGGTGGTGCTAATGGAGACCCTGCCAGACTTGGAATTGGCAATAACGGACAGATTCTAAAAGTAGTAAGCGGAGCATTAGCTTACGCAGACGATGCTACCGGTGATATGAATAACCCTATGACTACTCAAGGAGATTTAATTGTCGGGGGTGCTTCTGGTACTCCGCAAAGATTAGGCATTGGTACTGCAGGACAGATTCTCAAAGTAAATAGTCAGGCAAATGGTTTTGAGTTTGCTAATGAAACGGGTGGTATGTCTAACCCGATGACAACTGCTGGCGATGTTATTGTAGGTGGTGCAAGCGGTACACCTACAAGACTGGGAATGGGAACAGCAGGACAAGTATTAAAAGTAAACGCTTCTGCTACTGGACTTGAATTTGCTGATGAATCCGGCGGTGGCAGTGGCTCTGTTGATATCGTTTATTGGGATTAGTTTTTTGAAAGTCTCTTGAAAAATTTCGAGAGGCTTTCTTTTTTCTTGCGTTTTTCCAAAAAATTTTGTAATTATATTTTATGGAAAAACTTTTAGAAAAACTTAATCTTTCTTTTAATAATCAAGTTGGTGATTTGGAGTTTGTTAATTCCCGAATGACTTTAACCCAGATTGCTCTTAAAATCGGTGTATCTCAATCTGACTTGAAGAAGTCTTATTTAAGGGGTCTCCGTTTGTTAAGACTTTTGGTGCAAGCTCACTCCTTATTTGAACGTTATGAGAAAATAGATTTTGTTAACAAAGATACTGAGAAAGCTTATGCTGATTGTAGCAGACGACTTAGTTATATCCCTTATATCGGGATAGACGAATTTTCTGTTCTTTATTATAAAGATAAAAAGCTTTTAGAAGCTTTAATGAAAATTTTTGATAAAAAATGAATTTTTCTATTGACGAATTTTAAAAACCGTATTAAAGAAAGAATTTATATTAATTTTTAAAAAAAATTTTGTATAGTAAAGGTAGCTTTTTCATAATCTAGGAAAGGAAACATAAATGGAAAAAGAAAAACTCGATTATTTGATTAAATTAAACTCGATACATTATTATAAGAATAACGGAGACCACGTTTACGTTTATAATAATACGCAAGAGTTGGATGCCTCTAAGAGACAGCTTAACATTATTATCCCGATGAAAGATAAAGACGCTCCGCCTCTTAAAATCTTTATTACTAAACTTCCGATTGACCTGACCGAACAGGCGGTTAAAGAAGACATTATTAATAATCCGTTTTTCATGCAACAGTTAAAATGCCGGAATATTTTGATTTGTTCGGATGAAGAAGCAGAGGCTAAGCTCTCTACACAAGAGGCTATTAATGAAATCACTAATTATAAAAAGAATGCTTCAATTCTTGCCAATGATGTTGCTTTTAACAAAGACACCATTGAAATTAAAGACGAAGGCAATCTGCTTGCCACTAATGCGGATGAGGCGACCGAATTGGAATCTAAGGTTAATCTTACTGTCTTGGACACTCTATCCAGAGAGGAATTGACTGATAATGAAAAGATTTCCATAATTTCGTCTGTTGATAAATTGACGACTGACGATTTGAAATACATTATTGATAATGCGACCAGTGATGCGGTTCGTGACTTTGCTTTAAGTAAAACGCAAGAGGCTAATGTTTAATTCTGTCCAAACGAGGGAAAGTTACTCTTTAAAGGAGCTTTCCCTCTCTTATATTGATACTTGTGCTAAGATAACTCGTCTTGAATTAGAAAACAGTTCGGATGAATTAAACTCACTTTATCAAAGACAGGATGAAACAGAAGCCAAATTATCAAAGTGGTTTGCAAAATATTCGGATGGATTGATTGACTTATACGCCGCTTATATTGCCAAGACAATAAATTCTGATTGTATTAAAAGCTATGCGTTTATCCGTAATGATGCGTTATACTTGCATAGCTTTATTATTCTTAAAGATAAGTTTGTTGTCTTAACAAAATTTGAAGACTCTTATTATATAAACACTTTTGCAAAGATGCCGGTTCTCGACTCTTTTGACATTGGTGTTTATTTTAATTGTTTACATTTTGATTCTGATATAAGTTCTTTAAATATAATTAAACAGTGCGAGTATGATAATTATAAGTTAAAGATTCAGTTGCAGCCTTATGTAGACATTGCGAATCTGACTGCTTTTGCTTACAGCTTGTCAAATTGTATAAGTCATGTCAGTATTGATGGTTTGAATATTATTTTGAATCTGCCAAAGATTTTAAGTTATAAGTCAATCGACTTTTTGCAGAGAGTTTTACATTTGCCTTGCACTATTACATTTAAGATTAAGCAGGATTTCAAAATTTTATCGTAAAGAGAAAACTTCAGTTTTTGATTTGAAAAAATTTCCCTCCTTAAAAAGTGAGGGATTTTTGTTATATATATATTTACAGATAATGTGATAAAAGTCTATCCTTTAGAGCGACTTACAAATTTTATGATGAGGTTTGTATTTTAATATGAAAACAGTAATTACAGACAATGGAATTAACGCTTGCTTAGAAGCGGGTATGTTAGGACCCAAAATTGAAGTTGTTAAGGTTAAGATTGGCAGCCAGATTATTGATGTATCACCTGACATGACAGATGTTGCTGGCGAAGTATGGTCTGGCGGTACTGCTTATATAACATATCAGGTTCAAGAGTCTGATTTATTTGCTTTCAAAATTACATTAGATGAGGCCGTAGGTGACTTTGACGTTGGCAATATCGGTTTATATTTAGAAGATGGAACGTTATTCTCTATCACATCTATGGATAAACCAGAGCGTAAGATTAAAAACGCTGAAGACGTTATTGGCAATAGAAAGATTTTTGTTATTCCAATTAAACTTGCTGGAATCAGCGAATTAATTAGCACTACTTTAATCGTACCTGATGAGGCCTCTATTCCTTTTGTGCAAACACAAAATGATTTGCCACAAGTCAATATGGCGGCATATTCCGTTTATGAAGTTTTAAATCATACTGATTATAACTCATCTGCTTTAGCATTAAGAACACCGACAACTTGGATTTATATATCAGCTTCAGGAAATTCAAATTATGCTTTTCCAGCAACAATGTTTGATGATGATGCAGAAGTTGGCTTTGGTGTTTATTATGATGTTAATTCTGTTATGTTTAAAGCCTCTGATGGTCTTAACGATTCAAAAGGCTTTTTAGGAATACGAACGGTTTATAATACGATAGCTTCATCTGGCGTTTATCACAATGATGACTACCACTTAAATCCTGGTTCTTATTATTATGCTGATGGGAACGCTAATGCCGGAAGATTTACAGAAACTGCGAATAATGCGCCTGTTGGTTATGCCGTTACATCTAAAGTTATTGTTGTTGGAGCTAAGCCTGAGACAATAAATAATAAGACGCAAAATATAAGTATTAATAATCCGACTACTTATAAATATCCAAGTGAGTCTGCTGTCGTTAATTACAGTGCAGACATGAATCTTATTAAAACAAGACTTATAAGTGATTGTTGTATTAATGCTCCTAGTGGTGTAGCAAGTTATAGCGGACTTACAATAACATTACCTGCTAACTATAGAGTTTTATTTTGTAATGGTCGTGATTCTGATAATAAGCTAAAAAATATAGATTACACTACTACAAGTAATCTTACTGTTAATCTTTCTAGCACTGCAGATGATTATAGCGTATTATTGAGATTAAATGGTAGCACTCCAAGTTTAGTTGCGGTTAAGACTTCTATTTTAAAATATGAGCCTGGTAGTTATACAGGTACTTATTATAGAAAAGACTTAAACACAAATATGTGGTATTACAAAACATCTAGTACAAGTGAGACTCAAGTAACGGTTTTTGTTGTATGGCAAGGCTTAGTTCAGAATAGTGCAGTGGCTCAGCCTAATCCTACTTATCCTGTAAATTTGTTAACCGGCGTAGGGATAGGTGGGGGTGGTGGAAGCATTGAAACCACTCTTGTTAATGTAGCTACAGAGTCTGCTTTTAAGCAGATGGTTATTGATTGGATGATGCCTAACTTTTCGTCCGCTTTAAATATTAGTAGTGGATGGACTGCTACTAAGAGTGGTTGGATTATGGTTTCTCGTGGTTATACTGCCGCCGGTGCTTATGCTTATGTGGATGGCGTTAAGGTTTGGGATTCAACTACATTCGATGCTTGCTATGGTGCTGATTTCTTCCCGATTCCAAAAGGTGGCAAATTCACATGTTCAAATTGTGATGCTGCGAAATTTTATCCTTGCAAGGGATGGTGAACTATTGCCATCCCTTTTTCTTTAAACGACATTTTTATTATAATAAAAGTTTAATTTTACTCACTTTTTAACTTTTTTGATATTATAATACAATGTTTTTATAACAGAGATATATAGTATTTATAGAGAGACATAAAAATTTTTCTATTTTAGAAAATTTTAAATCTTTCGGGAAAATTGCAATTTTTCTGTTTAAGGAGAAAAACTTAATATGCTAAAAAGTACAAATAAGGTATTCGCATCTTCGTCTCTCCCCATTATGGCATATAGCAATGGTGAGAAAACGAAGATTCGGAGTTATATTGATAAAGAAAGCAACACTGTTATTCTTTCTAATTTTTCTGAATTAAGACCTCGTTCCCCGATTTCCGGTAGTGTAATGGTTCCGAATATTAAAGACCGTTACATTAGAAATCTTACCAGTAAAGATTTTGAATCTTTGGTTAATGTTGCTACTTGCCCTAAATGCGGAAAAAAACTTTATACGAGTAAGTCTATCGCCGCCGTTTTAAGTAAAGCGCATTGTATTCATTGTGGGGAGCTTTTCGATATTGAAGACGGAAAGGATTATTACAATAAATTAGGTGAATTGATTGACGAAGTTGATACCGAAATCAAACATAAAACTCCTGATGAAGTTGTAGAGTCTGCCACTAAGAAAGACGAAAAAGAAGATATGAAAGAAAAAGATAAGAATAAGAAAGATGAAAAAGAGGGTAAAAAGGCAATGAAGAAAACCGTTTCTGCCGCTGAAATTGATTCTTTGATTGATGAAGTTCTTTCGGAAAGCAAAAAGAAAGAAGATAAGAAAGACAAAAAATCAAAAGAAGTTGAAGAACAGGCAAAGAATAAAGAAAAAGCTGAGTGCGCTGTTGAGGATATTAAAGTTGATATGCTTTCAACGGTTTCTTCTTTTGATGATTTATCCGTTATTCCTTCTGGTTCTGAAAATTTCCATTACATTATGGCTAACAAAAAGCCTGTCGCCATGTTGCATAAATTCAGAGCGATAAGTGCCGTTGCTGATATGTTTGAGAATCTTCCGACTTTGGAAAATACTTTGAAAGAATCAGTACAGGAAAAGAAAGGTTTTACCAGAGAGATTAAATCCAGCTTTGGTATCGTTCCTGTCATTATGAAGATTAAAGCTTCAAAAGTTATTGATGAAAAAATTAATAAGAAAGTTGCTGAAATTGAAGCTAATGCTCAAAAGAAGATTGAAGATGCTACTGAATCTTACAATCAGTGTTTGGGTATTGCAACCGCTGGACTTAACAAAGATGCTTTTGATGATTGTAATAACGTTCTCGCTAATGAATTGATTAAAAAATTCAATGCTGTTGGCGTTGAAGATGCTGAAACAATTGTTAAAGCTACTTTTGAAGCCCATGCTAATGAGTATTTGTTGCAGATAATCAATAAGGCAAATACTTTTAAAAATAAGAGTTTAGAAGAAAGAAATGAAATTGCCTCTAAGGTAATTAATTTCAGTTCTAAAGAGAGCAAAATCACGCCTTCGATGATTGAAAACATTGAAGCTGTTGAAGATGCAAAACAGAAAGAAGCCTCCGATATTTCGGCAGTCTTGTTTGGTAAATAATTTATAAACTTAATTAATTAAGGAAGGAAAAATTAAATGATTGATATTTCGATGACTACGTTTTTCCAGTCGGGCGAATATGAAATCAATGACGATGCTACCGCTACTAATATCGTAGAAGGCTCGCCGCTGGTTTTGGTTGGTGCTGATGGAAAAGGTAAAGTATCTTTGGGTACTGGTTCCAATAATGAAGTTTTCTTGGGCGTTGCTTTCGCCGGATTTGTTCGTCCGATGACTCTGGTTAACGAAGAGAAATTCACGATTGGTACTACTGCCCATGTTACTGAAAAAGTTGCTCTGAGCACTCCGCTGGTTTACATTGACGGCGTGTTTGCTACGGTTGCTACTACTGCTCCGAGTGCCGCTGGTGAAGTTCAATATACGGCTGGTACAAGCACTTTGACGTTCTATGCTGATGATGCTGATAAGACGGCTGTTGTTCTTTACAAATATGCCGCTCCTTTGGCTCTGGCTCGTGCGGCTGCCGGTGATGGATATCCTGGTGGATTAACTCTGTCGCAGTTGAATGGAACGATAGGTGTTTTGAAACAGGGTACTGTTTACACTGACCAGTATGACCTGACTGTTGATTGGTCGGCTGCTAACATTAACAACGTGAAAGTAAACTCCGCTGGTTTGTTCACGATTGGTGGTACGGGTGCGACTGTTGCTAATGCGAGAGTTGTTGCTGCTCCTGGCTTTGGTTCGACCTACCTTGGAATTGAATTGAAGTAATTTGAGAAGGAGACAATTCAAATGATAGAAAATATTAAATTGAAAAACTCGATGGAAAACTTTGGCGATACTCGCACGGGTGAAGTCAATGCTTCCAGCAAAGCTGAAGTTGCTAAGAAAATCTTGGCTTCTATGGGCTTGAAACAGACGACTCGTGATGCTGACGTTGTGAAACATTCTCGTGAAGCTGTCGTTGCCGCTTATAATGATACGACTTCTAACGATTTTCATAAGATTGGTGCGGCTCTGGCCGGTCAGTTGTATGAAGTTGCGAATCGTCAGGGATTTGCTCGTAAGTTCTTGTTGAAGACTGAAACTCAGCCAGGTGCTGACATTCGTATGGATGTTAAATTCCCGTCTTCGGTTGCCGTTACTGCGGTTTCCCCGATTCAAGTTCAGGCTAAATATCTGCGTGACAAATTCTATTATCCGGCTTCCGTTGATATTATCTTCCGTTGCATGATTTCCAAACAGGAAATTGCTCGTGCCTCTGGTGATATCGTTAACGAAAAATTGCAGGAAGGTTTGGCCGCTATCGAAGTTCAGGAAGACCGTTTGTGGAAGAAATCAGTTGATTCTTTGGCTGGTGTTATGAACCCTTCGAACATTCTGGCTTCTGGCTTGACCCCTTCTTCGTTGGCTATTATGCGTAACGAAATCGGTCGTTGGAACTTGCCGGTTGCTACCATTGTTGCGGCATCGGATGTTTTGAATGACCTGTTGGGTGCATCTTCTTTCACGGCTTGGTTTGACCCGGTTACTCAGTATGAAATCATTCAGACTGGTAATATCGGTTCGTTGCTTGGTATGGAATTGATTACCGATGCTTACAGAACTGCTACGTTGAAAGTTTTGGACCAGGGTGATGTTTACGTTCTGTCTTCGCCTGAATATCATGGTGCTATTGCAGACCGTGGCCCTGTTGAATCGACCGAATTGAATGGTGCGATTACTGGTGAAAATGCTCGTGGATGGTTTATGTCTGAAACGATTGCTATGCTGGTTCACAACGCTCGTTCGATTGCCAAAGGTATGAAAACTAACGGTGATGTGTAATTTGCTAAGAGAGTGGGATTAATTTCCCACTCTCTATAACAAATTTGTGTATTAAATGTCTTATTAAATTTAAGGAGATACTAATTATGAGACTGAGAAAATACAATATTGCGGCAGATTACTTGATTGCAGCTAATGTTTGCAGTAAAAAAGGCAACAAAAAAGATGCTTTGAAACTGATGTTGAAAGCCGCTGAAGAGCCTGATATGGCTGATTTGGCGAAAGCTCTTCAAGACATTAACGAGAAGTTGGATATGCTTTTGGGTGGTGGCGATATGGATGTTGATGACGTTGCTGATGAAGAAATCGTCGATGAAACCGAAACCACTGATGAAGACGTTGATGCTGATGAAGACGTTGATGCTGATGCTGATGAAGACGTTGATGCTGATGAAGATACGGATGCCGATACGGATGATGAGGAAGAGGAAATTGGTGACGTTGAAGAAATCATTTCTTCCATTCAGAAACGTAAAGCTAAGTTGAAAGCTCGTGCTGCTGCAAAACGTGAGAGAGTTATGTCTGCTATGCGCAATCGTTCGTTGAATCGTATGTCGAGGAGACCGGAACGCTTTGCAAGAGAAGAACGCAAACCTCTGTTGCGTAGACGTTAATCTTAATCCTACATTGAGATTTCGTTAAAGGTGCCTCGGATTATTTTTCGAGGCACCTTTGTTTTTGTTTGCAAAATGCAATTTTATTGAATTAAAAACTTTCTACTTTAAAACAAGAGAAATTTTTGATATATATATTTACAAGAGAGGATTATTCTTTCAAATAGATTAAGAAAATATTTTGTCTGGAAATAATCTATGCGAGGGGGATAGTTCCGTATATATTTACAAGTAATAACTATTTTAAGGAGATTATTAAAATGACTTTCGATGAATTGTTAGACGAATATGGGCTTGAATTTATGAATGAGGAATATCCAGATGATAGCCCACAACCTATGGAAGCATTGGATGAACTTTTCTCTTCATACGAAGCTGTAAGAGCTGCTTTTTACGGTGGTAGGTATGGATTTAAGCAAGATGTATTTAATCCTAATGATGAGTATTTTAAATTCGATGGGAATGGGAATATTCAATCTATACCATACGTCAATGATTATCTTAATGATGTTATTGATGAAGATGACTTCATTCAATGGTGCAAAGAAAAGGGGTATGTGGATGATGAAGATGAGGGTGCAGTAGAATCTTCTCTGAAACGTAAAGCTAGAAAACCGGTTCATAGCAGACTTATTAAAAGACCCTCTCGTTTGTTTCGTAGAAAAGGTTAATTAAAAAGGAAACAATAAAATGATTACCAGAAAAAACAAACTTACGTTTAAGAAACACAGCATAAAATCAGCTTTGCGCCGGAGACCCATATTATCGGCTAGGGATGACGCTGAATCTTTGCTCAAAAACATGATGCCTCATATAGGAGATGAGGTAGACAAAGTAGAGTCTGGCAAAGTTTATATTAAGACAGATTATCCTTTATACGGCGGGACAGGTTATTTTGTTGCTGATATCCCTTTTATGGTGATTTATGATAGTCATAACGGAGAACTTTTAGACGTTATTATTCGTGAAAAGGACTTAAGATATTCCATGGAAGATTTATTTCAAGAAATTTTTAATGGGATAGACTTTGGCGGTATGTCCGAGGAAGAGTTTAATGAAATCACTCCTGAAGAAGCCATAGAAATCGGAAAAGATGAGTTCGAGGCCTTTATGGACTATATGTATGATACTTATAGCCATATAGACAAAGCCAAGTTTGTCCGTTTGGTAAAACAGTATATGGAAGAGGAAGGAATTGTTGAATCCTCTTTTAAGATACATCGCAGATTCAAAAATTCTAATTAAGAAAGGATATTATAAAATGATTAAAAGAAATTTTAACAAGCATAACGTAAAAAGCAATTTAATTAACAGAATTAAGCATAAAAGACGGATTGAATCTGCTTATGGCTTAATAGATGGTCCTACCTTCGATAAAAATAAAAAAGTATATACTTATTATACTCCTGACGTTATATATGTTACTCAGCACCCTTTAAAAACTAATAAAAGTCTTGGTTTAATAGAGGTTTTTGATAATGTGGACGATGCGACCGCCACTATGTGGAAATGGGAAGATGAAGATACTGGTGCCGGCTGTACTTTCTATATAGATAGAAATCTTATTGATATGACAGATGAAGAATTAGAAATTGCAGAAGAGGATGATGATTCTGAAGAATATGAGTATTTAAACAGCATTCTTATAGATTCTGGTATGCCTTTACATGGTGTTGAAGACCTTTCCGATAAATATGGAACGGGCAATGAAGAAGTATGGTATTATCCTTGGTATCTGGAGGATAAAGAGAACAATGTTGTTGACTCTCATTTAAGAGAAACAGCAAAATCTTTGCCTAAAAGAAAAAGGCTCGTTAAAAGTTCTATGGACGAAGAAAAGCTTAATAAAATTAAATTCTTTTTTATAAAAGACGTTGGTTGCACTCCTAAGTCCATAGAATTAAAAAATGGGGGCGTAGATGTAATTGTCTCTTTACCTATGGATGAATATAATAGAACTGACTTTAATAAAAAGCTTTATGCTTTTAAAAAAGAATATAAAAACTCATCTGGAACTGATTTAGTTACCGAAGATTTAACTACATATAAACGTGATAGTATTTTTAATAAAAAGAAAACTCCTTATACGTACTTGCATTTTTTTGAACTTAATCCTTCGGTTAAGCTTGAGTCTTCTTTAAGACCTTTCCGTAGGTTTAATATAACGGAATCTGCTTACGGTGATAAAAGAAATTATCCTAAAATTGATATTTTTGAAGATGGAGAATACGTCGCCACTACAACATGGGCTAAAACATGTAAAGAAGCAGAGGAAAGATATAAAGAAGAACATCCAAAAGCTAAAAACGTAAAAGCTAGAAAACAGAGGAGCTAACAAAAATGGCAATAGTAATTAATAAATCAAATGTAAATAAGAATCTCGTTGCTAAAAATGGAGATTCGTGTATGGTTCGTCCTGGTAAAAGCAAAGTGGAAGATAAGTTTTGTTCCAATTTACCACCGGATGTTCAATTAGTGTCTTTGGATAAGCCTGCTGTTAAGAAAGTGCAAGTTAAAGCTAAAGAGACTAAGAAAGCTGAAAAGAAAGAAAAAACTTCCAAAGAAAACAAAGAATAAAAGTAATGATTACAGTAGGTAGGGGATATCGTCAGCAACATTCGATTTTAAAGCCAGCTAACAATGGTATAGCTGTTGTTGCTAACAATCGTCTTATGCAAGCAGTTGGCCAACAAAACGCCAACCATATTGAGGCATTAAAAGTTGATGGTGTTCCCTGCCCTGTTTTCATTAAGAATTTCAGTGGTAAAAAATGTTCTTGCTGTAAAGACTTAAATAAGTTAACAAGCACAGGAGCTAATGAATCGTCTTTTATGTCAGACTTTACCGTTGATGAAAGAGATGATGACACAGATGAGACATTTTTAGAGTTTCCACAATCTAAGACATCTAATACAGATGATGTTATTGAAGACGAACCCCCATTAACGGAAGACCTTTTAGAAGAGTATGCTTTAAAAGATGATAACTCTTTAATATTCGGCGGTGATAAAACTCCATGCGGAATCTGTTTTGGTGCCGGCTATAAAGACTCTTACAGTTTGTTTAACGGCCAGAGAATTGTTTTAGATTATTACGACAATCCTGAACTCTTTGGTTTTAAGATTGAGAATACTGCTCCGCTTAGTTTTTCAGCTTCTTATAGTTCTGATAATTATATTAAGTGGAAAGTAAAGCTTCCTACATATTTTATGAAGTTCTTAGGCTTAAGAGTTAGAAACAATTTGTCAAGCTGTTCTAATTATGACGTGTTTATCAGCTTTGATGATATTAACTTTGTTAAGTATGAAGATTCTGTTTTCCAGAGCAGACAGGGACAAGACTCAATAGCTACAATCAAAGTTATTCCGAGAAGTATGAATAACTCTTTATTTTTTACTTTGACTCATATTGAGTTGTTTTATCAATTTGCGGAATTTCCTTATGCTGATTTTAAACCGATTCAACAATCAGAAAACTGGGAATATTTTGAAGCATTAAAAACGACTGAGATTGAATTTGCCGGCGATATTAGAAATGTAAATAGGGAATCGGTTATTCTCGATACTAAAAACGCTCTTTTGTGGAAAGTTGTTTCCGTAACACCACATTATACAGTAAATAGGCAGTTATTTAAGCAAGAGATTGACTTACGCATGATACAGCCATCAGAAGCTTTATATTGTTTGTATTTAATCCAGAGACCGTTTGTTGAAGTTGTTTACAGAGGACTTGAACAAAAACAGGGAATGAAAACTTATTTGGGAGAGTTTAAAGAATGAGTGACTACTATTCAAGAAAAGACTTTTTAAGCTTCTTGCCAAAAGAATATAAAGATACTTTTAAAGATGACTCATTTAAAGGACTTAATGACGTTTGGCTTCCAATGATGTTTAAGATGAACTTCAAAGGTGGTTGGATTGCTCCTACTGGTCTATATTATAGAATAACTGTCAAAGATAAGTTTCAAGAGATTCGGTCAAAATGTTCTTTTAAGGCTACTCCTGCAAGCATTTTTGAACACGGTTACGTTTTGCAGGAATACTCGCAACCTATTAATAATGGGATTTTCTCTTTAAGAAATGACCGTAAGGTTTTATCATTTACATTAAATAAAGATGCTCTTCGTAATATTAGAATCTTTTTAAATATTATGGGGATTGCTAAGTTTTATGATTATGTTATGGGACATAAAATTTTATTTGAATTAAGATTTGTTGAGACCGGCACTGACAATAAGCCCCATATTATTAAAAAATACAATAATATATTTACAACGTCTCAACTTTTATTAATTCTTACGAAATACCGATACTGAGAATCTTTTTGTATATATATATTTACAGGTAATAACTATTTTTAAGGAGATTATTAAATGAGAATGATTAAAAAGCCTGTAAGACATGATTCTAAAGTTAGGATTTTGTCAAAGAAAAGGATTTTAGCTGACGAGAAAATTTCAGAGGAAGACTTTGAAGATTTGGTCGAAGAATATGGTAAAGACTTTATTTATGGTGGATATACTGAATCCAGACTAGATAATATGGATGATTTTGACCTTATATGTGATGAAGCCTTGCATCTAAAACCCACAGACCTCGCTGAGAAGATTGCACGTTCTTATGCTTATGAACCAAATAAAAAACCAGGTGATTGCGAAAATTTTGATGTTTATGCAGAGTATTTCGATTTTAATAGATATGAAGACAGATTTATTTCAATTTCAGAACACTTTATAGAGGATTATATGAAAGAAGAAATCGCTCCTTTTAAAGAAGATTTTCTTGACTGGTGCAAAGAACGGGGCTACATCTAGTTCTTGAAAATTTTTTTACATTAAAACCCTGTTGATTAATTTCAGAAAGGGTTTTATTAAAAAAAGCATGAATCGTTTAAGATTCATGCTTTTTCTAATTTTAAATATCAATACTAAAGGAAACCTCAATGTTGTATTCAGTCGCCAAACAACATGGAACAATTTTTGGTTTTAGAAAGGATAAAGGAGGACACCTTTCTTACTTCCAATTTTGATATTACAAAAAATTTTTCTTTTTGGCAAGAACTTTTTTAGAAAATTCGATTTTTTCTTAATATATATATTTATAGGAAAAATCCTATAAAACGTTTTAGAGGAAATAAAGATGACTTTTAAACTATCAGCTGGTGTATACTACAAAGAGTACCAAAAGAGCTCTGGTATCTTTGACAATGTTAATAGCACTATTGGTGCTTGCACTTTTTATTCTAAGAAAGGTCCGCTTGGACCACATTTGGTTACGGGTGGCAATGAGGAGTTTATTGACACTTATGGTCTTAATACTCCATTAAATGCTACTTTGAGTCCTGCATTGAATTATATGACGATGTTTTATGGAAACCGAGTTGTTAATCAGGCTCGTTATGCTGGACTTTCGCTTTATTATGACAATGTTACTAAAAAAATTATAACGACTCCATTTGCTACTGGAACTTTAGCAGATTATAAAGCGGCAATGAGAGAATCTTCATTACTTACTGTCTCGACTGCTTTAACTACAAATGATGTTATAACATTAAATCTTGGTTCCGAAACGATTACCCAGAACTTTAATACTAATTCTAATAATACTTTGAAGTTGTTAGCTACTCAGATTAAAGGCAAATTAGATAATCTCGGCGATGGTGCTAATGTTCAGGTTATTAAAGCTTGGCCTTATTCAGACCGTAAAACAGAAATTGTTTTATCATTTGCTCGTGAGTTTGAAGTTAATGATATTGCTAAGTTTACTTTCTCTGGTGATTATGGAATTACTTCAACAGATGTTGACTTAACATATACAACCGGAACAGCTACAGAGTTTCTTACTTCAATTGCTTCTGCATTAAATGCTAATGCAGCTATTGCGGCTACTGCAGTTGATGTTGATGCTTCTTTGGATGGACTTCCGAAAATTATCATTACTTCACTTAATGCCGGTCCTTATACATTGACGATTACGCCTGATGCTACTAATACGGTTGATATTACAACTACCGTTAATGCAGAAGGCCATGGCGTTTTTGATGACAGAGTTATTTTAATAGACTATCCTGAGAATGTTGAAGCTTTAGCAATTTCCGGTTCTATTGAAAGCACTCCGGCTGTCACACCCGCAAAAACAATCACATCTGATAATTCTGCAAAACTTATGGATGTGTTTGCCGAGAATCCTGGCGAATGGGCTTCTTCTAAATCTGAAGGTCTTGGTATTAAGATAACCAATAAGAATGAGGGTATTTGCCAAAGAACAAGACTTACGATTAATCAAGCTATTGCTGCTGATAACGTATTTACTTGTCAAATATCTTTAGGTGAAAATGCTTGGACAACTAATCCAATTGCATTTAATACAAGTTCTGATAACACTTTGAAATTGATTGCAGATGAGATTAAGAGAGTTATGGATGAAAACCTCGGTACTACCGGTTCTGCTACAGTTGAAGAGGTTACAGGCGGTACTGAAAACGATAGAAGTATTTTGGTTATTACGCCGAAATCTAATCAATATATAACTATTAATGATGCTATCTTTACAGGCGGTCAAACACAGCCTATCGTTGTTGTATCAGAAATTATTCCAAATACTCCTTCTAATGAAACTTTTGACTTCAACCTTTACACAAAAGAAGATTTAAAGAATCCAAAAGAAGATTGGAAAGCTACCGTAACACCAAGACTTGACAGTAATGGTAATCAATTATTATTATCATCTAACGTTAATGAAGGTGTTAATGCATCAAAGAATATTCGTATTGTTTTGCATAACATAGATTTTGACAAAATACAAGATATGGACGCAATCGCTTGGTTAGGTGGTGGTGATGATGGTTATATGCCAACCACTTCTCAATTCTTAGCAGGATGGGACCAATTCGCTGACCCTGAAAAGATTACAGTAAGACTGCTTATTAATGCTGGTTATACTAACGTTTCAATTCAGCAGAAAATGGCTTCTATTGCAATGAAACGTAGAGATTGCTTTGCGATTCTTGATATGCCGTCTGATAAGCAGAATCCACAAGATGCTTACAACTATAGACAATATGAATTGAATGTTAATACTTCGTATGCTGCAATATATTCGCCTGATGTTTTGGTATTTGATTCTGTAAGTGGTGAGAATATTTACGTTGCTCCTTCTGGATTCGTTGCTGCTCAAATATGCTATACTGTTAATAATAGTTATATTTGGTTTGCTGCTGCCGGACTTAATCGTGGTATTTTAGATAGTGCTCTTGGAGTACGTGTCGTTTATAATGAAGGTGACAGAGATTTACTTGAACCTGTTCAAGTTAACCCGATTCTCGATAAGAAAGCAAATGGTATTGCAATCTTTGGAGAATATACATTGCAAGTTGCTGATGGCCCTCTGAAAGATGTTCATGTCAGATTACTTTGCAATAATATCTATATCTCACTTACTGACGCTATGCAATATAAACTCTTTGAGCCTAATGACGAATATATTCGTTCTGTTATGGTTAAAGAAATTACTGCATATCTTACACCCATCAAAGAAAAACGTGGTTTGCGTGATTTTGTTGTATTCTCTGATATTACAAGAGAACCTGCTGCTGAAGTTGATGCCGGTGTCGGTTATGTTAAGATATTGATTAAACCTGTATCTTCGTTGAAATTCATTATGTTGGAAAACTATATTTTGGGTTCTGGCGTTGAATTTAATGAAGTTATTTTGAATGGTGTATAATTTTTAGTTTCCTTTCATTTAAAATAAAAAATTCCCTCTTAGACCTTACATCTTTGGGGGAATTTTTTGTTATATATATTTACAAGGAAGATGTTCTTTTTGATGATTAAAAATAGTCTATTTAAGAATAATCTATGAAAAGGGACTATTCCGTATTTAAGAATAAAACTTTTTTGAAAAGGGGAATTATAATGAAAGTTGGAGAAATTAAACAAGCAGTAGACGATGGAAAGATTGTGCATTGGGCAAATGAAGGATATTTTGTTTTACCTTATGGAGACGATTATTGTATTACTTGTGCACAAAATGGTCATACTATTGGACTTACATGGAGGGACGGAAAAACTCTCAATGGAAATGAGGAAGATTTTTATATTGAAAATAATCCTTCAGAAAGAGAAATTGCTATTTATGAGGAATTAACGGGAAAACATAGAAAAAGAGTAAAGTCTTCTTTACCAACTACAAAATATTTATCAAGACATCAAGATTATAAAAAAAGACATTCAGAGTTAAGAGCCTCTTTTAGGCATAGAGTATTGAGTGCAAGAAATAATGTTATAAGGCAATTAAAAGCCTTATTAAAAGAGTATGATGATAATTATACACGTTGGAGTGACGCTATTGAAGCAGATATAAGAAGATACCCTGATGATGAGGATTTGCCTCTGGTAAGTTTGGCTTTGGATTGCGTTGGTGATGAGCTCGCCTCTGCCATAAAAGACTATCCTAATGTTGACAGTGATGACTTTCCGTTAGAACTTGATAATTTGTCTTTTAGTTTTTTTGAACTGACAAATAGGAAAGCTGAAAAAGAGATGTCTGACTGGTCTTATAAAGTCAGAGAATTAGTTTATCCGAGTAATCCATAATAATAAAAGGGTGGTCATAAAATGCAGGAATCTGAAATAAAAACATATTCATCTGATTTTAAGAACTTATCAATACTGGCGAAAGCAGTTTATATTTGCGAGATTTTAGTCAGGCTTGAGGTCGAAGATTTAGATGCTTTGATTGACGCTCATAATATGGCCACCCGTGATGATATTCTTAGAGCGGTTTCTGAGTTAGAAAGCAAGGGCCTTTTAAAGAAAAACGAAACAATTAATTAAGAGGGAAAAAATTATGAATTTTTCTGAGTATACAGATTTGTTAGAGCTTACTCGTTTTAAGCATAAGCTTAATGAGTTGCCAAAAAAAGAAAAGTTGGATTCTTATTTAGATAAGATTAGAAAGAATTGCGGAGGTAAACCCGTTGTTAAATCTAATTATAAAACAACCGCTGCTATTTATCCGGTAGACTTAATAAATGCTACCAAAGACTTAGAAGACCCGGAAATCTTTGCCAAAGTTATTGCAGAGATTAATAAAGAACTTTGCAAGAATGGTAATCCGTATGACATCTCCAATGATAAAGTGTTAATGCTGGGTTTAACTAACAGATACATAGATAATGCTCAGATTGCCAAATACAATAGACAATGGAGACAGTTTGCTTTTTATATGAGAGCTGTTGCTTATTATATTCCGCAACTTCTTTTGCAAGCAGGTATTACGGATGCTAATTTCATTTTAACGGCATCTTCAAAGAAAACTCGCAATAAGAAATGGTTTGAGGGTTTGCCAAAAGAGTTGCAAGACTTTGTTAATAATAACAAAGACAAGTTGAAAGATATTGTTTCTTAGCGATACAAAATTCTCTTTTTTCTCGATATATATATTTATGGAAGTTTAAATTTTAAAAGGAGACTTATTATGACTGATATTATTAATTGGGTTAAAGAACATTGGGAAGATTTGACGGCGATTTGGGCAGGTATTGTTACCGTTGCTTCCATAATTGTTAAATTGACTCCTTCGCAGAAAGATGATACGATTTTAGCGAAGATTGTCGCTTTCTTTGATTATTTCTCGATTGTTAATCCGAATGGAACGAAAGTTATTAAAGTAGACGATAAAAAAGAAGGCTAAGAGTTTTCGGTGCATGCTACTACCCACCGAAAAGAATCCCTCCTGTGAAAATGGGAGGGATTTTTGTTATATATATTTACAAGGAAGATGTTCTTTTTAATAGATTAAAAATAATCTGTTTAAGAATAATCTATGAAAAGGAATTATTTCGTATATATATTTACAGAAAGACTTTTTGAAAGTTAAACTCGAAAGGAATTAAAATGTTAATTAGGAATTATATCTCTAAAATTTTATCCAATGCTCAACGCTACCCAGTTATTGCCATGACTGCAAATGACCTTATGAGAAAAGCAAGGGAGAGTGGTATAGATTTAAAAGCTTATGGACAAGAGTTTATTAATAAATTACTAGATTTTATTGATAACGTTGATACTGTTTTTGGTGATGATTATGTAAGTGTTGCTACTGAAATTAAGAACTTTGAAAAGTATAATCCAGAAATTTGTGAAGATATGGTTAATAAAAAACTAATTGATTTGAAAATTTTCAATCCTTCTAGCCAATTCGCTACTTCTGATTTTAAAGAGTATTTTTACAATCCTTTCTTATCTGGTTTTACTAATTACTTATTTAACCGCAATCCCTTAGAGTTTCCTAAAACCAAAAAAGAGGCTTTAAAATTAATAGATGAGTACGAACAATCCTTAGACCCTGATGAACTTACTGACTATAATATATATAAATATGATTTTATAGATAATTGGGTAGGATACGCTGAGGACAAAAAAACTCAGCAAGCTATTGATAATATTAAAGAAAACCTTAATGTTAAGAGAATTAAAAAGCTATTATCTAATGCTAGTATTTATAAAGGAGGCAAGGCTGGCGAGACGATAAAAAATAATATACAACTTTTGCTAGATAGTTCAGATGATGCTTTAAGAGATGCAATTATTAAAGCTTTGAATAAGAAACACAATCTTATTAGAGAAAAGTGGTATGGTGTAGATTTAGAAAGACGTTTTGGTAGAGATTTTAGTGATGGAAATCTTCTTGTTGGTTATATTAGTTTTAATTCAATGAAATTGCCTAATGTTATGTTGCCTCTATGTTCAGAGTTCTTTGAAAGAGACTTAGAATTTTTGCACTATAACAGGGGCAAATGGTATGATTTATCTGTGACTAAAAATAGTATTGTAGTTGATGATGGACTTTATTATTTAAGTGTTCGGGTTGTAAATGTATTAAGAAATTTAAAAGCTTAGAAAGGTTCTTTGAAAGGACTTAAAAATGAAACTCATAAATCCATTATATGTTATTAATAAGAAAGTGGAGGCATCCGTTAAAGTAGAGTCCTCTGCTGAGATTTCACCGGTCTCTCATAAAGAGATGCAGCTTTGTCAACTTATTACAGTTGACAATAAAACCGTGCCAGTCTATGTTGACTTTGATAATCGTGTTTGCTTGCCTGTAAGAAAGGACGCTTAAAATGCCAATAAATGATTATAGGGATATTGCTTTTGAAAAAGGCACTTGGGAAAATCTTGCTCTTAATAAACTTGTTAATTATCTGGGGAAAGAAAGAGCCGCATTTGAAAGTGGTAATGAGAGAGATACCTTTGTTGTCGTTGATTATGGTTTAACCGAAGATAATTCCATATCCGTTGATACTGCTATTGTGGATGAGGACGGTTCCATCGGTATGGTTACTACTCATGAATTTACACTGGATTTAGACGGGTTAGAGGACGCTTTCAGATACTTCCATATTTCGTTTGATGATGTTTGATTGAGAGAGCCAATTAATTTTGGCTCTTTTCAAAAATCTTTTGTATATTTAAAACATCAACCAACCAAAGGAAGTATTTTTATGTCTTGTATGCAGTTTTTTTCTAAAATGGTAGTCTTCCAAGAGGTGCCAGACGAGATTAGTTTGTCTTTTTCAATTGCCGGATGCCCCTTTAATTGTGAGGGTTGTTCTTGGAAAAACAGCTCAGTTTTTAAAAAGTTAAAACCAAAGCCTCTCGATGACTCTTTATATCAGCAATATCTTAACAAGTATAAGAACTATGTGTCTTGCGTTTGCTTTCTTGGCGGCGAATGGGAACAATCAGATTTAATTAATAAGTTAAAGATTGCAAAGAATAATAAGTTAAAGACCTGTCTTTATACAGGCAAGACCTTGGAATCCGTTGACTCTGATATAATAAAAAATCTTGATTATATTAAAGTCGGTGCTTATAATAAAAAACTTGGTGGTTTAAAATGCAAAACCACTAATCAAAAAATGTATGACTTAAATAAAAAGGTTTGTATTAACGATAAATTTCAGAAAGAAGATTTAAAGAAAGGAAAACTATAATCATGGCTAATAAGAAAGGATTAATTAGCAAATTAACGCAAGCACAGATTGACAATAAAAAGGCTTTTGTCGATTCTTATATTAACGCATACAATAATAGCGATGCCAGTTTGGTTGATGCTAATGCCAATGTTTCTAGCAAAAATGTTGCTACATTAGCCGGTGAATTTTATAAAGACTTTAATGTTCAATTTAAAAGATGTATGGTTACAGACCATATTAAAACTTTATATGGTGAAGAACTTGCACAAGAATACAACCGACAAATTGAGAAGCATGAGATTTACATTCATGATGAAAGCAATCCTTTTACTTATTATTGTGCAGCAGTATCCCTTTATCCATTTTTGCTTAATGGCTTAAAAGACTTAGGCGGCGAATCTTTACCTCCGAAACATCTTGTTAGTTTTTGCGGTAGTTTTATTAATCTGGCATTTGCATTATCAAGTCAATTGGCCGGAGCTTGTTTGTATAAAGACCAAAAAGTTGTTATTAACGGTAAAAACATTAAAATAAAAGATTTTGTTTCAAGTTTTGACTTGAATAAAAGTTTTGAGTCAGATGGTCAGATTTGGGAATATACTGATTTGCCTGAAGGATATTTTATTGCGGAAGATGGGCGTAATGTTAAGCTTACTAAAGTTTATCGTCGTAAATATAATGATTATATATACGAGATAACCACAAAGAGAGGCTTAAAAACCAGAACTAGCAAAGACCACAGATTCAAACAAGATATTAACGGAAAAGAAATTGAAACCAGAGTGGAAGATTTAGAGATAGGCGATACGGTTTGTTCTAATACCGACTTGTCTTATATTGATGACGTTTCAAATATAGACTTTGCTAAAAAGCCGTTTAAGGGGAATGATATAATTGTTGCCATAAAAGTTTTTGATAATGATGATGATTATGTTTATGAAGTAGAAACAGAATCCCATTGGTATAATTGTGGGGGCCTTATTACTCATAATTGTGCTACTGTTGAGTTTCTTATGTATTTTGACTATTTTGCCAGAAAAGATTACGGCGATGATTATTTAGAAAAACATCCTGACATTATTGAAGCTTGTTTCCAACAAGTGGTATATTCTTTGAATATGCCAGCTAGTGCGAGATGCTATCAGTCAATCTTTTGGAATATATCAATCTTTGATAAATACTATTTTGACGCACTATTCAGTGAATTTGTTTTCCCTGATAGCAATGATGCTAAACCGGATTATAATAGCCTTAAAAAGCTTCAAGAGTTCTTTATGACTTGGTTTAATAAAGAAAGAACACGAGCTGTATTAACTTTCCCTGTAGTTACTGCTGCTATGCTTACTGACGGCAATGGCAAAGCCAAAGATGAAGAGTTTAAAACTATGCTTTGCAAAGAACTTAGTGAGGGAAACTCTTTCTTTATTTATATGAGTGATAGTGCAGCATCACTTTCAAGCTGTTGTAGACTCCAATCGCAAGTGGAAGAAAACGTTTTCAGTTATTCGCTTGGTGCCGGTGGTGTTTCCACAGGCTCAATGAATGTCATTACTCTTAATGTTAATCGTTTTGTTCAAAATCTAGTTAAGAAAGACGGCAATGCTAATAATCTTGAATCTGCTTTAAAAGAACAAATTGAAAAGATTCATAAATACCAAATTGCTACTAAGGATTATTTAGAGACATACAATAAAGCCGGATTGATGCCGATTTATTCTGCTGGTTATATATCAACTAAAAAGCAATTCTTAACAATTGGTATTAATGGCTTATTAGAGTCTGCCGAGTTTTTAGGATATGAGATATCTGATAATGAAGATTATAAAAAGTATATCGCCAGAGTCCTTAAGGTCATTTATGACACTAATAAAGAGGGCCGGATTACTTACAAGCAAAGATTTAATACTGAGTTAGTTCCCGCAGAAAATCTTGGTGTTAAGAATTATAACTGGGACAAACGAGATGGCTATGTTGTTTCAGATTCCCGTTTCTGTTATAACTCTTATCTTTATAAAGTGGAAGATACAGAGATTGATATTGTTGATAAATTCATTTTGCATGGTGGAGACAATCTTAAATACTTAGACGGAGGTTCTGCTTTACATCTTAATTTAGAGGAATATCCAACTGCTGAGGCATACTCTAAGCTATTTGACTTAGCTGGAAAAACAGGATGCAATTATTGGACTACTAATGTTAAGATTACGATATGTGAGGATTGCGGTAATATTGACAAGAACACATTAACGGAGTGTCCTAAGTGCCATAGTAAAAATGTTTCTTATGCAACTCGAATTATCGGGTATCTTAAAAAGATTGATTCCTTTAGTGAAGAGAGACGTAAAGAAGAGTCATTAAGGTTCTACGATAAGGCAGTTTAAGACTTAATTTTGTTTCTTTTAAAAATCCCTCTTGTAAAAAAGAGGGATTTTTGTTTAATATATATTTATAGAAGTTATCTCTCTAACTCTTATAAGGGATTGTGGGGGTAATAAGTAATACTTATATAAGGAATTAAAAAGATGTTGAAAAGAAAATCATTAAAACAAAGAGTGGTAGCATCAAATAGAATGTTGTCTCGTAAAAGAGTTCTTTCTGAAAAAGAGCTTAGCAAAGAGGAATATGAGGAGTTATTGGGACAGTATGGTTATGAATATTTAAGTGAGAATTACCCCGATGATGTACCTTATGAAATGGGCATGTTACCTGAAATATTCCCTGTAAATGACGGCAATGATTATTTTAGATTATTAAATAGTGTCTTTTTCGGTTATAAATATAATCCGTATGAAAAGCCTGATGGTACCTCTCATAGAGAATCTTTCAATCCTAATGATGCGTATTTTGCGTTTAATGGTTATGCCAATCTTGTCTCTATCGATGAGTATGATTATGAAGCTTATCTGAATAACCACATTGATAAAGACGATTTTATTGATTTTTGTAAAGAGAATGGTTATCTGGAAGATGATTCCGAGGACGAAGAGTAAAATAGGAGAAATCTTATGCCTAAAAACAGTAATTAAATCAATTTCATTAACTGTTGTTTAAATCTATGAAATAGGTTACAATAATTTTAATATATATTTATAGAAGGAGTATTTACTTGAAGACAATAAGCTTACCATATAATTGTTCTGTAGAAGATAGAAATTTTATTAAAAATGAGATTTCTAAGTCTTCTAATATGGTTAGATACTCCTTCAATAGATTTAAGGAAAATCTTTCAGAGAAAGCGATTAGGAACCTCTCTAAGAATCTTAATAGAATACCTAATGATTCATGGTTAATCCAGTGCGCTATTAAGAAAGCTAACTACCTCTTTAAGACTAATAAAGATTCTAAAGTAATTTTTGGTAGCAAGTTTAATTTCTTTCAGAGATTGAAGAAAAAGATTAGTAAGGAAGACTTTAAGAATAATAGATTATTAGGTATTTATTCTCAAGGCGAGATTTTAAGAAATGGTAATAGAAAGTTTAAACTTGATTTAGATTCTAACTTAGTAATTTTTAAATTTTCACCTAAGAAACACATAAAGTTGCAACTTCCAAGACTTAGAAAAAATTATCTTTATGAGTTAACTAAGTTAGAAGGACTATGTTCTAATAAGAAAGCCCTTTTTTCAGTTGAACTAAAGTTAGATACTATATCAATAACTTTTGATGAGTCTCTTATTTATACCAGTAACTACCAAGGTTTTAATAACAGAGTAGCTGCCATAGATATGAATCCTGACTCAATAGGATTCTCAATTAGTGAATTTAACGGAGATACCCAAAAAGTTTTATATAGTGAATTGATAAACTTTTCATATTATATGAAAAACTTACATAAGAGTAGTAACTCTAAAGAATCTAAATATCAGAATAACAAACAAAAACATGAACTTAGAGAAGTAGCTAAGAGAATCATAAATATCTGTAAAAATTTTAAAGTATCTCAATTTGGAATTGAAGACTTAAATTTCAAATCTAATAATCTAAATTCGAGAGAACTTAATCGTAGAACTAAAAACAAATGGAAACGCATTTGCTTGTACCAAGCAATCAGAAAGCAGTGCGTTTTAAATAACATAGAGTTTAAAGAGGTTAATCCTTGCTACTCATCTTTCATAGGAAATCTATCCTATAACTATCCAGATGCTATAGCTGCCTCTTTAGAGTTAGCTCGTAGAGCTAATTTTAAGTATATCAAAGGTAAATTCTATCCTAGTCTTATAACAAAAGAAAGTCTATTTAACCGTTGGAAGGAATCAATAGACTGGATGTATAAGTCTTGGAAAGAACTCTTTGATATAATAAAAATGTCTGAATTGAAATACAGACATTCTTTAGAAGAATACTCTTCCAGAGTTTTTAGCAAATTCTATTCTAAATCTAAGATAACTTTGTATGGTTTTAAATAGATGAGAATAGGATTTGTATTTTATGGATGAAGCCGTTTTCTATGAAAACGAACAAGATGGATTCTATATTTATCGCATGAATTAAAATGAGGTTTCAAGCAAATGAGCGGACTTTTAGATTATACCGTAGCTAACCAATCACAAGAGGAATATCAGGTTGATTTTCCTGCTGCCAGATGTATATGCAACATCTATGCGAAAGCCAATGAATCTTTAAATCTCGAATTTGTTTGGAAAGACGGGACCGGTGTAGTCAAAAATCTTAGTGATTACACCGGTAAAATGTCAATCAAAGAACGTAAAGACGGTCATATTGTAGTTGCTACTTGCGGGAACTCGCCAGATGACGATGGTACTTTAGAGACATTTTCTAATGGACATATCAAAATTTATATGGCTGCTGATAAATTTAGACAACTCTATAAAAGTGGCACTTGGGTTTATGATATATTATTGAAAGCTCCGAGTGGGGATGTTACTAGATTAATAGAGGGTAATGTTTACATAGACAGAGGCGTAACAAATTTTTAAACTTCAATTTCGTTTCTTTTAAAAATCTCTCTTGTAAAAAAGAGGGATTTTTGTTTAATATATATTTATAGAAAACGTTTTCTATAGAAAGACTATATATGTTTAAGAATATTAGTAAATATGGTTTAGAAAAACAAGTTGATGGCAAATTAGGTTTTGCATATCGTGTTGTTTCATCTGAGTTGAAAAAGCCTGAAGCTGTCGTAGCTAACGCATTAGGTTCTTCTTTACAGAATAAAAACATCTCTAGTGAAAAGAATCTTAAAGCTGTTGAGCAACGCCTGTCTGAGTGTAGTGCGACTGAAAAACTTCCTTCCCCGTCAGGTAAGAAAAAGCACAAAGTGACAGCTTCGGGTGTTCCGGCTTTTGGTGGTATTGGCAATGCTAATAATATGGCAGGTAGTTCTGTTGGTTCTTTGACCCCCTACCTTCCGATACTGGACGGCATTATTAATGCTGACGACTGGGTTACGAAAAGAAAGATATATCGTGATATTTATTCTTACGACTTAGCAGGGGCAGTTGTTGACATATTCGCTAATTTGCCTTTCTCTGATTTTAACTTAGTCGGTATAGATGATAAAGGCGTTTTAGATACATACGCTTCGGCAATAGCAAATTTACCTTTACGTTCTATGCTTCCGGCAATTACCGTTGACTATCTTGTTAATGGTGCTTTTTTAGGCAGTTTGGATTATAGAGATTCAAAGTTTAATTATTTATTCCCACATAATTTAGATGATGCTATTATAAAGAACCTCGGTTTATTTGTTGGAGACCCTATTGTCGATGTTAAGTTACCACCACAAATTTTAGAGGTTTTAGATATAACAGGGGACCCTCGTATTGATGCGTTGAAAGAAAAACTGCCTCCTTATATGACAAGTGATAGGAATGGCAATAACGTTATTCAATTAGAGCCTGAATATACAATGTATATTCCTAGAGGCGGGATGTCTACTGCTAATATGGGTAGCTCATTTTTTAACAGAATTTTGACAATTCATCTTGTCGAGAAAGCTCTTATTAAAGGAACGATTGAGTCGGCACAACGCAGACAAAGAGCTATTATGCACATCCAAGCAGGTATTGACGGTGTATGGGAACCTACTAATGAAGAGTTAACACAGATTGCTAACCTAGTTTTAGCTGCTGACCTTGACCCTATTTCCGGTATTGTTGTTACGAGAAATGGTGTTCAATTTAGTGATATAAAAGCAGGTTCTGATTTTTGGAACTGGACAGAGATTTTTGATTTTGCTACTAAAGCTAAATTAGAAGCACTTGGTGTTAATGAGGGAATATTATCTGGGGATGCTTCCTTTAATACATTAGAGGCGGCTCTTTCGAGTTTTATGGATAATATTACTTATACAAGAGAATTAATCTCTAACAAAGTTTTTGAAGAGAAATTATTTAAGATTGTTGCTAAAGATAACGGATTTTATAAAGAGAATAAAACGGGTGCAGTTCTTTCTACTATTGACGAGCCTAAAAAAGTTGAGTATATTAACCCCTTAACAATCTTAGCTGTCAATAATAACAAAGATGAAGATGGCAGAGAGTATAATATGCCTACAATTCTCTGGGAAAGACAGTTAAAGCCTCATGCCGATACTGACTATATGGAAATCTTGCAAAGACTTGAAGAGAAAGGCATTCCGATACCTTTAAGATTATATGCGGCTGCCGGCGGTGAAAACATTGATGATTTGATTAAAGCAATGGATAATGATGCGGAGTTGCAAATAAAAATAGCTGAGAATAAGAAAGCATTGATTGAGGATGCCAAAAGAGAAAAGGTTTTAAAATTTCTTAATGTTGAAGGTGCTGATTCTTTTGATGAGGGTGGCTTCGACAACAATGATTTCGGTGGAGATAATTTTGGAAGTGATAATTTCGGTGATGATAATTTTTCGGATAACGAACCCTCCGGCGAAGAAGAGAATCCGGAAAATACTTTATCATCGTCTGTTAATAATATAAACAAAGGTATTCTTAGTAGTGCTAATAAGGCAAGACATATTACAGAGTTAGATAATCTTTATGGCCCTCGAATTAGAGATAGTGAGGGCAGACGGAGACCTTTGACTCCTGAAATGAGAAAACACATTGAAGATAAAGCTAATCAACAGATTAGTGACGCTTTGAAAAAGATGAGCGAAAAGTGATACTTGAAAAGTTTTTATGCTAAAAAGAAAAGCAGAGAATAAAAATGGCAGATTACTATATAAATAAAGACACTAATGCTAATACTTTTTATGTTCATAATGCGGGTAAGCAGACTGTTATTCATTACTGGAAAAAAACTAAGGTTAACTGGACACAGCCGGTATTAGCTAGTGATACGACAAATACTTCTGAAGGTACTATTCAGGTAAACGCTTCAAGTTTGTATAATAGAGCTGCAAATAATTATGCTCATAATCCTTTCAGAGGTTTTCAATACAATACTTACTGGTCATGGATTCCCTCTTATGCTTCTGCGTGGTGGCAAGTTAAATTCCCTTATACTTTATACATAACGGGTATTCAAGTATATACTTCTATATTAAGAACATATTCAGGTGGAGGAAGTTCTAGTTACACTACTGTATCAGGACGTTTTTACACTTCAAACAGTAAAAGCACGCCAATAGGCAATTCTTTTACGACATCTAAAACCTCTGGACAAACAATAACTACTGTAGGTGGCATTTCGTCATCCGGCATAGCTACAAGTATTCTTTATTTTGCTAAAACAGGTGGTGAGCAACATGGCGGTCTTGGACATATTGTTATAACCGCAAAAAGAGACGGTCCTGTTGTTGAGGGAACATCATCCGATTATGATTATACAACAACCGAAACTGTAACAGTTTACAAGATTAATAAAGGAGTTTAACGATGGAAAGAATAAGACGAATCAGTGATAGACGCAATCCAAGCTTCTTTAAAAGAAGTCAATCTCCTATGAGACGTAATCGGGTATTGTCTGCTCCAAGTAAATACAAACAAGACACTTTTAAATTCAGAGGATTCCCTGTTACTCTCTTGTTAAAGAAAGTGTGGGCAGTTCAATTAAAAACATCTAAGTATGTTAATATTGCTAAGGTTGATATTGTTTCTAATAGAGAGATTAATTTTGTTACGGTGACAAGAATCCCAGGTGAAGCTCCGAGATTACATAGAGTCAGGGTTTATTCATCGGACCCGAATTACCCAGATAGACTTGTTGACTGTAAGTCAGTTAGATATGAGTGTGATTGTGCAGACCATAAATATCGGAAAGAAGTCGCTGACTCTTTGCATTATATTTCAGATATTAAATACAGTAATGGTAATATGCCTCTTGAAACAAATCCTGGTATGGTTCCCGGCATTTGCAAACACGCATTTAAAGCTTTAATGTATATTTATCAACATAGGCTTTAAATTTTTCTTTAAATACCAAAAATATTAAAATTCGTTAAAATCAGTAAAATTGATTAACTAATTTTAAAGTTTTTGACTCAAAGACTTTTTCATCAAAAGGAAATCTATATTTAAGTTTAGATTTCTTTAACAAGGAAAATAATTCTTGCCAATTCTCAAAATCAATAAAGCACTTTACTTCTTCCAACGAGTGTTTTACTTTATCTTTTAACGATTCTAAAATTGGTAGAACTATATTCTTTGTTTTATTCTTAATCTTCATAATGTATTGAAGATTAAATTCATAGCACCTTCTGGATATTTCAATAGATGCTAGAATAGGGTCAGGTAACTGTAAATTTCTATAAACTAAGTTACCTATTATTGAACTGTAATTAGGAATTACTTTTAAGAATTTGATTCCTAATATTTTGCAACGTTTTTCAAGATTACTAGAAAGTTTATTTCTATTCCAGTTATTTAAAATGAGTTTATTATTAGCTCTTCCATAACCTAAATCTTTAGATTTCATGTTCAAATCTTCAATAGCAAAGCACTCACATTGATAATGTTTAGCTAATTTGATGAGATATTTAGAAGATTCTAAAGTTTCGTATACTCTCTTATTATGAGTATAAACTCTATCATTACTATTGCTAGGTAATTTTCTGTCTTTTAGAGACTTATCATAATCATTCAACGATTTTAAAGAGATAATTCCGGTTTTAACAATCTCAAATTTTTCAGAATCTTTCCAATCTAAGATACTATAACCCATATAATTAGGATTCATGTCGATAGACATTACTCTATTTTCAATAGGCTTGACTAATTCTTCTTGAAGAATAATTTCATCGAAAGATATGTAAACATATTGTTTATCAAGCTTATAAGTTATAGGTAAATCACAAGATAATTGATGACGATATAACTTTCTTAAAATAGAAACCCTATTTTTACCTACACCTATAAGATTCAAAGAAATTTTAGTCCCTGATTTTGGTTGAAAGATAACCCTATCTAAAGATTCAACTAATCTGAATAACCTATTACCTTTACATCTACCTTCTCCCGTAGAAGTAAAAGGAACTAATTTTTTCTCCTTAAAGTCTTCCTTAGAGATATTCTTTCTAAATCTTTGCTCAAATAGTTTCTTACCACCAAATAAAATAACCTCATCTTTAGAATCTTTTATCAAATAACTAGCGTCTTTAACACAAGATTGTCTAAACCAACTATTCATTAATTCGAGATTATTAAACTCTAAATGTTTACAAGCTGTTTCTGATATACCTTCTTTTAATCTATTGTAGAATAAATGTAATAGATTATTATACTGTCTCTGGTAATTAGAGATAGTATCTTTAAATGACTCTTGAACTGTGTATCTAATCTTTAAAGTTATCATAATTTTTTCTTGCACTTTATATAATAATATTGTATATTAAATTGAATCAAAAGTAAACAGATTTTTTAATGATTTTTAGTCTTTTTTGATTTACATTTATAAAATAATTATATATAATTAAAGTATAAAGATTAAATTATGGAGGCTACCATGTTATACAGAAACTATAAAATAGAAAATTCAAGTCTTTCGAGACTTTATCAAAAAATGTTAGAGTCAGATTGTGGGGTTGTGTCTGCTTTTAGAGATACAAATCCTGAAGATGACAATCTGCCCCCAGAAAAACGTAGACCCTTATCCAAACAAGATAATTTAAAAAGGACTCGTGCCTTATTAAATTTCTTGAAGAATCCGTGGGTTTCGATAACACCGGTAGATGGGGCGTATCTCTATTATTTAGGCACACCGAATGAAAGAGAATCAAGGGAACTGTCTTTCTTTGTCTGCAAGCGTAACCCTAATGATGATTTTGATATTAAATCATTGGTAGTAAGTGCTGGTAAAAAATTCAACCAAGATGCTGTTCTTTTTATTCCGAAGTCTGGTAATTATGCGGAATTGATTGGCACAAGCGACAGAGAAAACGCATATCCAGGTTTGAATAAAGTTGAAAAGTTGGATAAAAAATCCTTTGGTAAGAATAATGAATTTATGACCAAGGTAAACAACAGACCTTTTTATTTTTATAGCTGTGCTGAAAGCGACCATATCACTTCCGCTCCTGAAATTCGTTATTTGAAAACTCAATATAACAGACCATATAATGAATTAGAGCCGTATGATTTAGAAAAAGCTTTTGTTAAACGTATAAAAGCGGGATTGAAAGACAATAAACAGAAAGTTGAGAGTTCAGGATTATCTCGTCTTTATAATAAGATGTTATCAGCAGATTGCGGTATTATTACGGCTTGCCGTGGTGAATTCACTAAGAGAGAGAATCAGCAGAGACTGAAATCCTTGAAGGCCAAATTATCCTCTCCAAGTATCAGTATTACTACTGTTACGGGGTATTTCTTGGAAAACGAGGGTTTGGAAAATGAAAAGTGGGTTAAAGAAACTGGCTATTTTGTAACGTATGCTCGCCCAGATAATCCAAATAAAGTAGATTTAAAAAATCTTTTATTAGATTTAGGCGAAGAATTTGAACAAGAGAGCATTTTTTGGATTCCGAAAAACGGAGAAGTCGGATATGAGATTGGAACATTAAATGATGAAGACGCTCGTATTCCGTATCATGATAAACATCCATACCCTAAGAAGTCTTTTGGTAAGGAAAACAATTTTATGACCAAAATCGGTAATAGACCATTCTATTTTGTTGAAGCATCTAAAAACTCAACGGTCCCTAGTGTTTTTGCCATGCAAGGTATTACACCCTTAAAAAAGAAACATTGGAGAGAAATCGAGGTTGATTAAATTAGACCGGAAAAATAATCTATGTGAGGGGATAATTCCCATATATATATTTATAGAGTCATTTAAAACTTGTTTAAAAAGGAAAGGAAAAAGCTATGAAAGTTGATTTAAACCATCTTGTTAATTTAATTAAAGAGTATGATGAAAATTTTTATTATACTGAAAATCTGTACGCTAAATTAATAGCTAAGGAGTTATCAAAAAAATTCGGAATACATTTTTCAGTTGATAATAGCAGCATACAATGTGATTCTTTAGGTTTTGACGAAAGTCTACATAAGTTTAACACTTATGAAAGTTTAGAACGCACTATAAAAGACTTATTAGGAAATGATTATACTGATGTGCAGTTAAAAGGACGGTATGACTACTCAATGAGTAACTTCTATTTTGATAAAAATAAAATAGGAAGGTTTAGCTATAGAGGAGTTCCGTTAGATATTAGTTATTCGATAGCGTCATTATTTGATATTTTGTTATATGGTTTAACCGGCGAGGCTACTAAAAATTTAGCAGAGGCTAATGAATTAGAGAAAAAAGCCAAAAAGAACGATGATGATAATGCTTTATTTTTTCGTACTAGATACTCTACTGCACTTAATTATGGCACATGGGTTGACCTCGGCAAAGCGGTGGATAAATTCTTTGATGGAATTTCCCTTAAGATATTTCAAAATCAAAATGGCCTCATAAAAGGGCTCACAGACGAAGAGTGGCAGAGAATTTTATATTTGCAAGATATTTGCTCTAAAAAGTTGCGTTAAGTTTGTTTTGGTTGGAAAAATCCCTCTTGTGAAAAAGAGGGATTTTTGTTTAATATATATTTATAGAAATTATCTCTCTGATTCTTACGAGGGATTGTGAGGTAATAAGTAATATAATTATGCAAGGTTAAATAAATGCTTAGAAAACATAAATCTATTTTTAAAAGGCCTTTCTCAGTTAAATCAGCAGTTAAAGATTTACAGGCCACTCTTTTGAATGATTTGAAAAGAGTCTTCGAGGATAAAGGTCTTTTTAACGATAAAGAGGGAATAATACCGACAGAGGTAGTAGAAATCAATAAAAATACTGTCGAAACGTCAGCTGATGTGGATTCGGTTTTCTTTTGTACTTCAGGTTATAATGTTAATTATACTAAAGCTGCCGATGCTATAGAGGATTGGATTGCCACCATGCAATCATACGCAAATGAAGACTTAGACTCGGATTCTTCGTCTTATGAAGAGACTGAACTTGAATATATGTATGACATGGATAATAACCACGGCTATTATATTGAATTGAAAGCCGAAGTGAGTCCGGTTAAAGATTTCAAGAGCAAAGCATTTAGAACTGGTATGCCTGTCGATACTGAAATGTGCAGGATATCTTTGTCAATGCGTTTACGTGCCAGTGATAATCCTAATTCTTATGTTGACTTCCCAAAAGAATCTCTTATAATTCGTAAGAAGAAGGATTCGGAAATTTACCGAGTCGGTAATATTGATGCTCCAAAATACACTTCTTATTGGGATTTGTTTGATTTTATAACTTCTTATACTAAAACGATGATTTAAAGGGGAAATTAAAAAATGAAAAATTTTAGAAGAATGACAGCCAGCATAGTGCCAGATTATAAGATGCAGATAATCACGGAAGCACAGGCTAAGAAAATCTTGAAAAAGTTTTCTCAAGAATATGATTTCTTGTATAAACATGAAGATAATGTGGCCGGATATAGTGAAGCAGTTGCTGCATATGATGATTTTATTGATAATAAGACTTTTGAAAGACTTATTCAAGACTGTGTTAATGTTCGTAGTGATTTTTTCAGTTCTGACCGTGAGGTGGGAGCTTTTATGTTTGCGTTAGATGCTATGGGAGTTTTAGATGCGATTGATGCTCGTGCTTCTGATGAACAAATTAAGAAAGTTATTGACAATTACAATTTCCCCTCTCGTAAAAAAACTCAAAGTAGTGTAATATCCAAGAGACATAAAGTTTTATCAGAACTTTCCACCTCTGATGTGAAAAAGGCCGCTCAAAAAGAAGGCTTATATTATTTAACTGATGATTTTCTTAATAAATTAACTGTTTACATAAATAAATATGATACTTTATTAGATGTTTCATACTTAAATATTAAGCAGGAAATTAAAAATTATCTTGAAAATTTTGCGGATTTTAAAGATGTGCAATTTTTTATTGATAATTTTTTACAAGAAGAGTTTGTCTTTAATTTAGATAGTGATACAATTTCGGAAGATTTTAAGAAAATTTATTATAATGATTTTCTTCCTGATTTTACAAAGTATTGTATAGAAAATAATATAATCGACAATTTACCTAAAAATAGAAAAGGGTGGACTAATTTAGTTAAGGATTATAAAGATAATTATGGTGAGTATGATTATGTTAGTGATTTAAATGATGAATTAGACTCTTGCATAAGTGATAAGGTCGAAGGTGTATACGGAGATGACTATGTTCTTAATCTATACGGGGATTTTGATTTTGATTTGGATATTAATAGCATTCAATATTGGATTAGAGATGCTTATATTCGTAACGAGCCTGATTGGCTAGAAACTTTACGCAAAGCTGATAAACACGATTTGGAAGATGCGATTGTATCAGCCATGCGAGATAATATTGATATAGACTTAGCATATAATTATTATTCACCGTTTGATAGATATCTTGAAAATGGTAAATTATTGATTGAAGACGTGTCAATTGGTGAACTTGAGATTCAATTAACGGATACAGGTTTGCCTATTTGTGAAGAACTTTTGGATTTAAGAAATAATTATACGGATGGAAAGTATATGTATATTAATCGTGAGGGGGATAGCGTTTGCTATTCAGTTAATGTTGATGACGTTTTGAAATACTTGAAAGGAAATAAATAATGCTTAATTTACATCAAAAAATTATAAAACTTTTGAAAATTAAAAATTATCTGGCAAAAGACGCTTCGGAAGAATCATTCCCGCCGGAATATGTCAGAGCTTATCAGACTTTCTGTTATGATAAAGGTGGAAAGTTTGCTATGTATGCAACTAAATTTCCGACTGAGGAGATTTTACCTTTAGAAGTTAAAACAGAAATTGATAATATGATTGCCAAAAAGTCTGTTGCGAAAAAAATTGAGAAATCTGTTGAAAAAATTGTAATAGAGAAGAAAGAAGAGAAAAAAGAGGAGAAAGTAGAAAATGTTGAAAATACTGCTCCTGTTTCTGTCGAGCCTGTTAAAGAGGAAAAGACAGGTTTCTTTTTTAAGAAGAACAAGAACAAAAAGAAATAAACGAAGATGCCATTACAACAAAGCCAGCAGTCAAAAATGAATCCAACTTTAAATGTTTTATATAAAGAAACATTTGATGATAATTATTCAAAACCTAGATTATTTAGTCGTAGGTTTACAAATTATCCGAGTCTTTTGGATATTATTGATGACTGCTGTATGCTTGTTGTTGAAAACCCTGATGATGGGATTAATTTTGGCGAGTTTCTTAAGTGGCCTGATAATTTTCGCACTAAGCAAGAGCGCAAATTGGTTAAGGCGTTTTTTAAGAATCCTGTCGTAGAATCTTTTAACTTTGACTGGGATAGAATAAGTAAGTTGGCGAACGAGATTCCGCAAGGTATAGCAAAATCGCTTGATGTTTTACTGTTTACTTTATATGACTCTTATTCTAATGAAAAATATGTACCTGTCGAAAAACTTTTAAATGATTTTGGTATCAGAGAAAAAGACGGAGAAAAAGTCAGAAAGATGTTAAAAGAACTCTCATCTAAAAACTCAAACTTTGTTTCTTATGTCACATCATCAGGGTTTGATTTAATTAAGCTTAAGGATTTTAAAGATGGCTGCTGATGACACTAAAATTTCTCTAAGTAATGTTTCACCGAGTTATGAGCAGATATATGACCAACTTGCCGCTCAATTAACTAATAAATATTCGTGGCTTTCTTTAAGCCGCTCTTCAACTGCTACCATGTTATTGGAGGCTATTTCTGCCGTTGGCGAATCTTCTCAATATTCTACTATGATGGCAGCAAGAGAGGTTTTTCTTGAGACCGCAAAATGCGCTGACTCTATTTATTACAATGTTAGATTTTTAGGCGTTAGAATCTCTCGTAAAATTCCCGCTACGGTTAAAGTAAATATACAAAATTCCAATATTAATTCTCCGTACATAGAAATACCTGCTTATACTCAATTTACGGTAGGTGATAGGCAATGCTTTAATCGTATTCCTATAATTATAAATAATGCTACAGATGTTATCTCTGTCGAACTTTATGAAGGTGAGGTTAAGAGACAAACATTTATAGCTTCGGGTGCGGAGTATCAGCGATATAATCTGGTTGATACTCCGTGGGGTATATCTAATAGTGATATTATATGCAAAGCAGATAGCCTTATTGAATATAAACGCTCTGAAGACCCTATATTTTTATTTGGTGCCGGCGAGAATAAATTTTATGAAAACACTTTGCCTGATGGGACTGTTGAGTGCCGTTTTGGTAATGGTATTTATGGTGCTATTCCGCAAGCCAATTCGTCATTAGAGTTTACATATACTGTTACGACCGGTTCTACTGCAAATAATAATGCCTTAAATTTAGAAGTGTCTTGTAATGACTTCCCTGATATTATTGGTGAATCAACTACAATATTCTATAATGGTAGTGATGAAAAAGACATAAGATATTATTCTGAATTAGGTGCTCAAGCCGGCGCTTCTAATGGTCGTTGCATTATTCGTGATGACTTTAGACCAATAATATTACAAACACCAGGCGTTATTGATTGTAAAGCATATGGTCAAGCTGAAATTGCACCTAATGACAAAGACTGGATGAATGTTGTTGGTTTAATGCTTTTAGTTGATGATAGCTTTACTAATGATTCTTGGAAATCATTAATTGCTAATTTAAAGACTAAAAGAATATGGGGTTTCCAGTTTAAGAGATTCTATCCTAAAAGAGTTGCTTTAGATATAAGCGTTACTCTATATCTTAATAATAAAGCACAGCCTTCAAAATGCAGAGATAGAGTTGAAAAGGCAATCAGAGATTATATGAAATTAGGTGTAGGGAGTCTGGGTAAAAGTTTCTTTAAATCAGATTTAGACAATGTTATTCTTTCAACTTTATTAGATGACATTGATTACGATGTAATTGATGCCCCTGCTGTTGATTATGAGATTGACCCTAATACTTATATTGAATTAAATTCTTTAATTATTAAGACATATTATTCAGAAAGAGAACAAAATAATCTTAGATGAGCTTTAATCCCGAAGACTTTGTTGCCAGTTTACTTTCTCAGGTGGATGCCCTTCCACCTGATATTTCTATTGATGACCGTGAAATTCCATTGGCAAAGAACTGCATAGAGTTTTGTCATTCAAGAGATTTTATTGGGAATATGATTCCTGATAAACTATTTCCCAGACAGATTGAGATTCTTGTCAAACTTAATGCTGAGTATTGTCCTCATTGTACGGATATGGAGTATTTCGGAGATATAAAAACCCCATCAAAGATTATTGTTAATGATTTTGTTACAAATGTTTTATCTCATATACAGTTATTAGATTATGGTAAATGTCCGAAATGCGGTGCCAGAAAATCTGAATTGTATAAAAACGGTGAATTATATACGCCTACTGAGTATGTGGCTTGCATGGGCCAAAGATGTGTAACCGGTGATACTTTAATCCCTACTAATTTTGGAACTTTCTCTTTTAAAGAATTAGCATCTTATCAAGATAATAGTGAAGGCTTTTCTCCTTATAAGACTAAGATAAGGTTAATAACGGATAGAAAGCTGGTTCTTTTACCTAGTCATTTTTATAAAAAAGAGAATGAAGATATTTACGAAGTAAAAACAAAGTGTGGTTTTTCTATCAAAGGAACACCTGAACATCCTCTTTATACCAAAGATGGCTTTATAAAGATTAAAGACTTAAAGACAAAGCAGATAATACCGATTTATTATAACTCCGATATCTTCGGTAATAATCATGAGTGGACAACCAAACATAGACCATTTGTTTCATTCTCTAAGTTTAGAGCAAATGCAAGAAAAGCATTTAAAGCGTTAAGACAAACAAAGCTTCTTAAAAAAATAACTTATACTGGAATCAAACCCGATGCCGATTTATGTAAGATGCTAGGCTTTTGGGTTGCCGAAGGCTGTAAAAACGCCAATATAGTCAACACCGATAAAGAGGTTTTAGATTTTTGCGAAAAGCAGTTAAAACGTTTAATCGTTCAGAAAGACTTAATAATAAGAACGCAAAATTCCGTAGGGTCACGTCTTTTAGGTATTTGTGTTTATCTTAACGAGATTTTAGAAGGAAAAATCAAAGCGGGCAGCAGTGGAAAACGTATTCCTAGTTGGATATTCAAATGCAATAAGAAAATGCAGGCTGCTTTTTTACAAGGTTTATTTGAAGGCGATGGCGGTACTGAGAAAAATCAAAGCATAACTTATTATAGCAAAAGCGCCGGATTGATAGACGATTTAAAAAACATGCTATTAAATTTTGGCATAATAACTAAAACTTATTCTCGTTATAAGTGGGCGACAAATGGAAGTTCTAAGCAAAAGCCTTGTTTAGTCCATATACTAAACATTAATGGTAAATTTTTAGAGATTTTTCAAAAAGAGATTAACTTTTTCTCCGATTATAAAAAAGAACGCCTAACAAGATGTGTCGATTTTTATAAAAAGCGCCAAAAGAATTTTAGTTACTGGTATGATAAATTTCCTCATTGCATTAAAGAAGAGTTTTTCGACCTGTTAAAAGATATGGTAGCGGATATAAAAGATGTTACTATTTATAATTTTTATACACAAGGGTTAGTCTGCGGAACTTTACACCACTTAATCTTTTTTGATTCTTTTGAAAAAGCTATAAGAGATGATGTCGAACTTACTAGAAACAACCTTACCTTTATGTATAACAAGATTAAAAGTTCGTCTAAATATGTTCATCTGTCTCTTGCCAGTAAAACGAAATTAGAAGCTTTCTATCTAAAATATATGGAAGAGGGTATTTTATGGGATGAAGTTGCTTCGATAGAATATAAAGGTAAAGATACCGTTTATGATGTTACTATACCTGAACATCATTGTTTTTTAGGGAACGGCTTTTTAAACCACAATAGCGGAAAGTCGGCTATATCGTCTATCCAATTAGCTTACATTATTCACAGGTTTTTAAAAACCCCTAATTTGCAAAAGGTTTATAAACTTTTGCCCTCATCTCCGTTTACGATTCCATTGGTTGGTCTTTCTTTTGAAAAAGCGAAAGAACTCCTTTATAATGCCCTTTATAAATACGTGACAGAGGGTAATTGGTTTATTCAGTATGCTGAATTTTTAGATAAAGAATCATCTCGTATGGGATGCCAACCTCTTTATGTTATTAAAGATACTTTTATGCGATTCAGGCATAAAAATATATTAATCGCTCCGTTCGGTCCCGATAAACGTAAATTAAGAGGCAATACCTCAATTTCATCTGCTACTGACGAGGTTGGTTGGTTTTTAAAGGGTGGTATTGAAGGAATCAAGTTTGATGCTGATGAAATTTATGCTTCCGTTAATAACTCTTTAATGACCGCAAAAGAAAGTTATCTTCGTTTATTATCAGAGGGTTATGATAATCTTCCGGTCCCGATGAATATTAATATTTCATCTCCGTCTTCAAAAAAAGATAAGATTTGTCGTCTTTATGAAGATTCCAAACATGATGATTATATGTTCGGTATGCACTTAGCAACGTGGGAAGTCAATCCGTATCTTCCATTTGACGGACCCACAATGCAAGCTCTTTTGAAAAAACATGGTAAAAATTTTTGGCGAGATTTTGGTGCAGTACCTCCGAATAGCAGTAACGCTTTTATTAATGATATTAAACTTTTAGAGAACTGTGCGTCTAAGAGAAATAATATATGTAATCTGGAACAATACTCGGAAGTTGTCGGTTCAAAGAATTATACGACTGCCAGAATCTCTACGGTAATCAGAGATAACAATGTTGCAAACAGAATACTGGCTCTTGATGCTGGTGTGACTCATAATAGTTTTGCTTTTGCTATTGCCAGTCTGCAAGGAAAAAAAGTCATTTTTGATTTATTGACTGAGGTGATTCCTTCGCCGGATGCCCCGATTAATTATAGTTCGGTTTTTAATAATATTATATTGAAACTCATAGAACAATATAATATAAAGATGATTTGCACTGATAGATGGCAAAATATAAAACTATTATCCGATATAGAGAATAATGTTAATCTTAATTGTGAGACAAAAACCAAGTCAGTCAATTATGGTGATTTTGAGTTCTTTAAGACTTCTCTTATTGATAATAATATCGTATTACCAAAACCGGAAATTCCGTTCGATAAAATTGAGAATTTTGCGACAAGCGACTATCCTGAATGTTATATTCATTATCCACTGGCGCATTTTTACTTACAAGCTTTAACGGTGGTTGATATGCAAGGCAAGACTGTTGCTAAAGGTGATGGCCTTACAGATGATATTTTCAGGTCAGCAGTTTTGGCTCATGCAGTAATAACGGATAATAAATATTGTGATATTTTTAATGCTCCTGTTAATGTCCTGCCAAAGATTTCTAATAGGGGATTATGCGCTGGTGCAGATGGTAATGTAATAGGCTCATGTAATATAGGTGCTAATCCTAATGGCGCTTTTTCCGGAAATTTTTCAATAGGAGCTTTGCCGATTAGATGATTTTTCTTAAAAAATACCATTTTTAACAATATATATATTTATAGAAAGTGAACGAAAGGACGTTTGCTAAAAATAATTAAAACGTTTTAATTTAAACATAGGTGTCAGAATGTTGAATTTTAAAAAGAGAGTTAGTTTGAATTTGCAAAAAGTTTTTGACATTTCAAAGAATGTCAAAAAAGTTATGTGTGAAGTTAATACCAATGACTATACATTTAATGATATAAAGTCGGCGGCGATTGACTTGTTTACAGTTAAGGCTTCCATGGTTAAGAGCACTTATCGGCAAGTTGCTGATAATTATGTTTCGTTTGTTCTTATGCCAAATAAGATTTCAAAGCCTTATGATAAGACCAAGTATAAAACAATTTCCTCAGATATAATCTCTGATATTCAGGATAATAGCATTTGGAAAGTCGTTGATGTGGATGGAGAGAAGAGAATAGTTTTGATTGATGACCAAAACTTCAATAATATCTTTAAAGCGTCAACCAGAATTTCAACTTTCGCTGCAATGTATGAGCCGCCGAAAGCAGCAATAAATGATTATGTGTCTTTTTATTCGATTAAAAGCAATGCGTTGGTTTCTGGTATTGTTACAGAAGCTGAAGATGATACTTCAATTATTATTGACCGTAACTGTAAATATCACCGCATTAAAAATAATGCAATCATTGACGTTGCTGATATGCACAATTCCAGTTTGAATCAATGCTTGTCAAATCTTACTGAAACTATGGGCGACAATGTTCTTTCTTATTATAAAATGCTTTATGATAATACAGCGTTCTTTGATAAATTAGATGAATTGGTTGGTATTGACGTTAAGAGTAATAAGGGCGGCGATACTATGACCATTCAATCCGCTTTGTTGGATGAAGATACTATTAATAATATGAAAGATGTTATTAAAGATTATTTCATTAATAATATTGACAATGAAGAAGATGTTGGTAATACGGAAGGTGATTTTGATATTGACGTTGACCCTATGTTTGAGGGCGATGACGTTTTAGAGTTTGTTGTTGATGAGAACGATGATTTGGAAACTCTTGAAGATGTACCTTCTGCTGATGTTCTTACACCTGTTGAAACGCCGGTTATCGTTGACAATCCTGCTATTACGGATATTGGTGTTGACCATGTTGCGCCTGTTACGGATATTGCGCCTGTTGCACCCGCTATTCCGGCTGTTGAACCTGTTATACCGGAAGCCGACCCTGCAATGCCATTGATGGTTGATGAAACTATTCCAACTATTGATATGGAAACTCCTGTTGCTCCGACATACAATCCTTCTGATATTATCGTCAATCCCGATAATTCGGTGACAAGACAAGAAATTTTGCCTTCGCAAAAAGATAATATAGTTCCCGAAGACGAGCTTTCTGTTGACGATTTGATAGATGAAGTTTTAGAGGAAGAAAAGAAGGAATTAGGTGACAATGTATAATAGATTGCGTAATCGCTTAGAGTCTAACTTAAATAGTGCTGATTATATATCTTTGAATATTCCTTTACTTATGCGTGTTTTGGAATATGCTCATGAAGATGCTAATGATGATTTAGATTTGCACTTCATTGTTGAAAGGATGATTGATTTATCGGCTAATAAAGAAGTTTTGACAATGAGCGATTATACTTCTATCGTTGATAAGTTGCACTATCAAAAATAACCTTTTCAAAAGGGAATAAAAGATGTCGGACAATGTTTTAATCCGAGACGAAGGCAATATTATAGAGGTCGTTCAAGGTCGTGACTTAACAGTTTGTAAGATTGTTAAGTCAGACGTTGAGATTGAGAAACTTAAATTTATTCAGTTAGCAGATACGCCTGACACCTATGTTGATAATAAAGGCAAGACACTAAAAGTAAATGCTGATGAAAATGGGTTAGAGTTTACTGATTCTTATGATACTTTTATCTCTTTGACAGATACTCCGGCATCTTATACTGGTAATGAAGGCAGACTTGTTATTGTAAATAATGAGGGAACAGGTCTTAATTTTGTTAATTATTCTGCTGGCTCAATAACAATTCAATATTTTACTCAATTAGCTGATGTTCCTGCCTCTTACTCTGGAGCTGCTGGTAAAGTCGTTGCTGTTAAGCAAAGTACAAATGGATTGGAATTTAAAACTGCTAATGAGTTACTTACTACACAATCTGGCGTTAATGCTGGTGTTTATAGTTATCCTATTGTTACTGTTAATAATAAAGGACTTATTACAAGCATAGAAAATGGCGTACCTTTTGAGTTTCCTCCATTTACCGCTTATAATCTATTAATTGGTGATGGCTCAAAGACACCCGCAGAAGTGCCTCATGGTGCTATGTATCAAACACTCGTAACAACTGCAAATACAGGTGCAGTTGCTTGGAATTGGCTTGGTTCGTTATTTGATAATAATGGCCATATGATATTCCATGCTACAAGTGATTCCTCTACAAATTATTCCACGTTAGTTGTGCATACTGACGGTTCTAATGTTAAATTATATCCTGAGACTTCCACTAATGCTTTTATATTAGGATATAATGGCGAGTTTACAATCACATCATCTTATTCAATCTTTGATAATGATGTTAAGATTTTATCAGGTAATGAGGTTGTTTCTGAAGGACCTTTATCATTAAAACCTGAGACTGTTGTTAAAATTTCTGATGATATTGACCCTGCTACTTATGCCTCTAGGATTATTAATGACAACGACCTTGTAACAAAGAAGTACGTAGAGTCGCATCAAATTGATACAAGCAATCTTTTAAAACGGACTGCTTCTAGTGTAATGGAAGATAACACTGTTGTTTATTCATTGCCTGTTGGTGCAGAAACCGAATGTTTAATTGTTAACGTGACATCTGGTTTTAATGAGGGTGCTACAATATTATTAATGGATTCTTTAGGAAATATTCTTATTAATGAAGATGACATCCCGTCATTAAATACATCAGATTTAATAAGATTATATTTTGATGATAAGGTTGTTGACGAGAATTATCAAATTTCTGTTGTTGTAAGCAATTATGAATTTGGTACTGCAAATGTTTATTTAACATACTTCTAATTTTGGAGAGGTAGTGCATGGATTTTTTAATAAATGTAACACCAGTTGGCAAAGGTAGACCCAGAGTATCTTCCAGAGGTGGTTTTGCTCGTATGTATACGCCAAAAAAGACCAGTGATTTTGAAACCCTTGTTCGAAATCAAGTTATTAAAACTATGACAGATAATAATTGGCAGATGTTTGGGGAAGACATACCGCTGATTGTTGAATTATATCTTTATTTTCCGATGTCAAAGAGCTTGTCTAAAAAGAAGAAAATTGATTTAAAGAATAAATATCATACAAAAAAGCCGGATGTTGATAATGTCATAAAAGCGGTTCTGGATGCTTGCAATGAAGTTGTTTATTATGATGATTCACAGATTGTAACCATAACAAGTGTAAAACGCTATGTTGATGATATAGAGAGAGATACCGGTTTAATTAGTATGCGAGTCATGCAAGCTCCTGAACAGCTCAGTATCTTTGAAAGTGGAGCTGAAAATGCCTAAAGTGGGAGATTTGCAAAGAGGCTCTTGGGAATTAAAAGCATTGAACTTTCTTGTTAGTTATTGTGCAAGAGAGAGGATTCGTTACAATAATAAAGAGTGCCGAGATGAGTTTGTTATTGTTGATTACGGTCTTAATGATAATTCTCAATTAGAGATTGATACCGGTTATGTTGATGAGGAAGGCAATCTTTCTAAAAATTGGGTGACAAATTATTTCGACTTAAATAGAGATGGATTAGAATTTGCTCTAAGATATTTGGGTTTGGATTTTTAAAAATTTTTGTATTTTAAAATGTTCTTAAATTTTAAGAGGGTTTCTTAAATGTTCAATTTTCTGAAAAACACTTTTAAGCGAAGAAGCTTAACAGATAAAGAGTTTGTTCAAGTTCTTTTAAAAGAGTTAGTTGAACGAACTTTACCCAAGAATCGAGTTCATAACCAAGTTAATAAGGCTTTATTTAAACTCGACAAACTTTCAGAGAATACTTGGGATAAGAATCTTTTGAATGAGATTAAGGAAGACTTGGAATTAATTTTAGATGAGAAAGAGTTATTAAAATGACAAAAAAATGTGTTATCGGAATTAATGGTAAAATTAATAGTGGTAAAGATACTGCCGCTAAGTATCTTGCAGATGTTTTAGATGGAAAGATATTTCATTTTGCTACACCTGTTAAAGAAATTGTTAATGCTGCGTTTAATGTTCCCCTTGACTGGATGGAAGATAGAACATTAAAAGAATCTAACTTTAAAGGTAGCAATGATATAACTCTTAATGTCCGTGATTTGATGCGTTTTGTCGGACAGTCTTTTAAAGAGAAAGACCCGGATGTCTGGGTTAATATTTGTCGTAAAAAGATTAATTGCTTTTATTATGAAAACAAAGATTCTTATAAACATAAGGTTATGTATTTCATAATTCCGGATTTGCGTTTTGCCAATGAAGCAAAAATCTGTGATTATACTATTAATGTTACAAGAGATGTGGCTATGAATAACGATACGTCAATAACAGAGAACTCCCTTAATGACTTTAAGTTTGATTACACAGTTACGAATAACGGCAAGATGGAAGACTTCTTTATTGAGTTGTATAAGATTTCAAACGACATAGAAAGCACATTCTTAGAAAAATAATTTTTTTTTGAAAAATTTTTCTTTACTTTTTTAAAAAATTATTTTAAATTAAATTCGTTTAAAAATTCTAACTCTAACCATTTTTAACTTAATGAAAAACACCGAGAGAGGATAATTCATGCAGAGCATCGTTTGTGCGGAGATAAATGCACTCGTTAAACCTATTATTGGTTTAGATAATTTATTAACAATGCCTTATACAGAGTATGTGAATATGGTAAAGACTTTAATTAAGGTTAAATTCGGGGTGCTTAAAGCCTCACAAATGAATAAAGAAATATCAAAGATTATACCGATTCCCAGAGACAGAATAGCTTTACGAGAAAAAATCAGGAATGATGAAGACCTTACGAATTATGTGAGCCTCTTGCATAGTGAGATGCTTGCCGGTAATGAGGTTCCTTTTTTGACATTGGATGACGTTGTATCTTTAAAGAAATTACCCAGAGCATTATCTGATAATAGTGTTAGGAAATATTGTGAAAGTGCTTTAATGTTTCTATCTAAATATATCAGGGCGATGGTTAACAGACGCTTGCATAAAATGCTAGTAAGAAACAATGATATAGACGCTGAGGATATAGTTTCTAAAGTTTATATGGCCACTTATGATAGATGTCGTGATGCCGTAATGACAAAGCGGGGACAGTATCTTGTCAATTACTTAAAACTTAAAATCAATTCCGAGATTCTTAATATTCAAGGATATTATTTTTCTGATAAAAGAAGCGTGGTTGAAAAAATCGAGGTTAAAGGTAATAAAAAAACTGGAACCTCTGAAAATTCTGCAGATATGAAAAACAAAGCGAAAACCCTCCATAATCTTCTCGAAAAACAAGATATTACACAAGATGATATTCGAGATATTGTGCAGTGTGATTATTTGCCAGTAAAGCAAAACGATGAGCTAGGAAGTGAAGACAAGACGTTTTATTATAATAGTCGTATTGTTAATGAGTATGATGCTACCAATGATAATGGTGAGGAGTTGGATTATTTTAATTGCATACCTGATACTTCGATGCCTACGGTTATTGAAAATAACGAAATTACATATAAACTGGAAAAGAAATTAGTGGACTTAAAGCAGGATGATGCTACTAAAGGTGAGCGATTGTCAGCTCGTATCCTTGAGATTGTTATGAATAAATCAGAGGCTTTCCTTAAATATTGTTCAAATAAAGCCGGCGAGGTCTTTCATGATACTCTTAATATTTTGGAGAGATGCGGCCGTGTCAGTTTTCTTCATTACCTTAAAGATTATATGGGAGTTTCTTTGGAAACTATACAGAGATATTCCAGAAAATTCAAAGCTTTAGTTATCTAGTTTTTCTTTTTAAAAATCAGGGAGTAGCTAAAAATGGAAAACACTGTCAATAGTCTAACCGTGATGGACAAACTCTTTTTTGCACTTGAACAAAGACAGAAAGAATCTGTCCTAGTTATTATTGAGTCGATGCTTGCCGCTAATAAAAAATTAGCAGGAGTACAGGAAATTAAACAAGAGATAAAATCAAAAGATGATGTTTTGGATTCTTTCGCTTCTGATTTAGAGGTGTTAAATAATGAAGATAATACTAACGCTGCAAATGAAACGACCATTACAAGTGACACACAAGCAGCAACTCAATCTGACGTGTCTGATAATGAAGTGGAAGAAAGTGTTAAACAAGAGATTATTCCAGAAACAGTGCCTGAAAATGCAGCTAATACAAGTGAGTTAAAAGAGATTGTGCAGGATTCGGATATTCCGGTTGTTACTTATATTCGAAAATCACATAATATCGACATGGCGAGTAGCACTATTGATACAACTAAGTTTGTTAATTTTGGCATTTTTGATTTCTGGGAAATCAAAGCTAATAAGATTACGTTTATTGTTGATGATATTGAAAGCATTCCAGATAATGCCACAAATGTCAAAGAAATAGCCGGTGAAGAAAAAACTGAACCGAAAATTAAATCTGAGGATAGTGCTATTAAATCAGACAGTAAGGCTAAGGTTGTTAAAAAACGTAGAAGACGTAGAAAGACAGCTGAAGTGGATGTCAAAGAATCGCAAGCTCCTGTAAAAAGAAGACGTAGACGGAAAACCAAAATTATTGACGAACATGTAAAAGATGACATTTCTAATGTTCCAGATAATAAGAATCCTCTTGCTGATAATAGCTCTTTGCCTGTGATACAAGAGAATATTAAAGAGGAGAATACGGAAACCCCTGATAACATAACGCTAGATGAGGTAATACCACAAGAAAATCTTGAAAGTAAAACAGACGTTAATGAAAGTTCTTTTGATAATACCCCTGCCAATAACGAGCCGTTGGTTGCAGATGCGGAGAAAACACCGGAAATATTGATTGATGATAATATGGATGCCGATACCAAAGCGTTTATACAAAAAACTCTTGCAGAGAAGCCTGTGGTTGTTGATGGGGATTATTTAAAATATGCTCGTTCTCGTAAATATGAAAACACTCCTCGCGGAAAACCGATGGGACCTATGCCAAAGTTAGAACAGGTTATCTTTAATAATTTTGATAAGTATTTTAACGCTTTAGGTATAGATTCTTATTGTCGGGTTAATAATATTGAATCTGATGAGGAAAAAAGATTATTTGTGGGAATGTTGATTGAAAAAAGCAAAGAGTTTGATAAACTGACAATAACCGAGTTTAGAAATCTGGCAAAAGCATTTGGTATAAAATGTAAGTCTTTGAAAAATATTCGTACTGGTTATTTACAGCGTATAAAACTCGCAGCAGTTGTTTCAAGAGTAATTAATGGGTGAGAAAAAATAATGGAAAATACAAATTTAAAAGACTTGGATTATGTGATTCAGGCATTAAAACAAATCGGTAATGAACAAAATCTTTCTGTCAATGAGAGAGTTTTGGTTAGTATTGCTAAAACAAAATTAAAGTTCTTTGGCAAAGATAATTTTAAAAAATGTCCGTGTTATCCTCCTGATGACAATGAACACGGATGCAACTCCGTTAAATGTTTGAGTGAGATTGCAGATAACGGCGTTTGTCATTGCAACCTGTTTTCAAAAAAAAGAGGTGCATGATGGCGATTGAGATTAAACCTATACGCTTAAGAGATTATAAGTACAAAGACCTTGTTATATATAAGCCTCAAAATTCAAGCGAAATTAAAAACGTTTTGGAGAATATCAAGCATAATAAGGTATATTGTGCTGCCATAAAAACCACAATGTTTATTGCAACCTCTTATAAAGACTTGACTCAATTTGTGACGGCTCTTTATGATGAAAAGTTAATAAAGAAAGAAATAACAACAAAATATCTGGCGATATTTCATTGTTATAATAATAAAATTTATCTTAAAGAAGACTCGGATATCAGAAAATTAAGAGGTTTTGTTTTAGCATCCGTCAAGAGACGGTTAGTTCCCAGCAAAAAGGAGGATTAAATTTAGATGATTTATTTAACTTGCACATTAATATTCTTTGGAGCTTTGATGCTCTATTTACTTATTTCTGTATATCGTGATTCCGGTAAACTTCAGAATCAAATTGATATTGATAAAGAACGTGAACATCAATTAGAAGCAAGTAAAGAAAAAGATAAAATGAATGATGACCAGCTTTTAGAGTGGTTGGAAAAACAGAAGAAAAAAGAGAAAGGAAATAAGTAATGGACATTACAATAAAAAAGGAATATTTTAAAGAATCGCCATACGCTGAATATTCAGAAGATATAACTTTAAATGCTTTGGGAATCTTTGATATTACAGCAATTCCCGGCGGTGGTACTTTATTAAAGTTTAATTTTGGACTTGAAGAGATTGAATTAAAGACAGACCTGATTGTTACGATTACAATGTTAGCTAATCTTGTTCAAGACGCTAATATGTCATTTGAGAAAAACACTGTAAATAAAAAGACTACAACTGAATTTCATATAATTGAAAAGGGTCCACATAAAACAATTTTTAACGAACAAATAACTCTTTATGACCCAAAGACAGAAGATTCTTCGGAAAAGGAAGCTGATAAACCAAAAACCAAAAAAACGTGGAGCAGACGTAAGAAAAACGTTGAGCCACAAAATCCGAACGAGTTGGAGAGTAAAAACACACAAAATTCGCAGGAACCAGTTAAGAAAGCCAAAAGACCTTATCATCGGAGAAAGAAAAATGTTTAAAGGAATTATTTTATTTTCATTGATTTTATTATTAGTTTCTTGTAAAACAGAGTTAAGGAGTTCTGAATGTGTTTGGTATAGGGAGCCTTCAGCAGAGCAGTGCGAGAAACTTTATTCAGTTGACAAGGATTTGTTTAGAACTTGCACATTAAATAAGATGGACTATAATGAGTTTTGTACGTCTAAAAAATGAGAAATGATAAAAATTGATTCGCAAGATGCTCTCTCTTTAGGGTGGCAGTAGCTTATATTTAATTTTGCAGGAATGATTTTATGGCACAGGGTGTAATTAAATCTAAAATATATATCCCCTTAGAGGATGTTAAAGATTTTGAAGCTCTTAAACGAGCTTATACAGTAGACGGCAAAGATGAGGTAATCTGTAATCGCTGCCAATATAAGCATGATGAATTAATGTGTAGTGTGTGTCCAGCAAATAACGCTATAATTAATCTCTGGGGAATGAAAACCATTAATGGGTTTGATTATGTTACCCTACCCGCCGGTAATCTTAAAAGAGTCACTAAATATACGGGAATAGACTTCAGCTCTTATAAAGATTTGAGGTGCGAAGCTAAATTTGACTATCCGATAAAATGGACGGGCAAACTTAGAGCCGGAGAGGAAATTGATGGGATTCCGACTGCGAATCAGCAAGAGATTGTTGATACATGGTTAAGAGAGGATAAAAAATACGGGTTTATATGCGCCCCGCCCAGAACGGGGAAGTGCCTTTGTGGTAATACTTTAGTTAATACTCAGGATGGATTTTTATATCTTAATGAATTTATTAAAGAAGATGGTGTTTCTCCGTTAGTTAAAAAGATTAGTTCTTTAGATGGAGAAGAGTTAACGGAATTTGCTTATAAGTCTAAAGCAAAAACTATTAAAATTAAAACAAATAGAGGGTATGAATTACAAGGAACTTATGAGCATCCTGTATTGACGCTTCAAAGGGATTTAACTTTTGCTTGGAAATGTTTGCAAGACATTCAGATAGGAGATTGTATAGTTGGTAAACCTAAAAATCAAAAACCTATATTTGGGACAGATAACTCTGTTAAGCTAGATGAAGCTATCTTATTGGGGTATTTTTTAGCAAACGGACGGTGCAATATCATACATTCAAAAGATTTAGATGTTATTAAGCAGGTCCGACTAAGTTGTAAGAATCTTAATTTAGAATTTTGGGAAGGATTTAAAGCGAGTGAACCTTCTCAAAAAGAGATACATATTTTAGGTTTTTCTGAGAGATTAAAACAATTAGGATATAAAACAGGAGCACTTAATAAAAACTTAGGTAAATTAATCCGTAGTTCCTCAAGAGAGATAATAAAAGCCACATTGGAATCCTATTTTGAGTGTGATTCGAGTTCTAATGGGAGTTTTATACAATTAATTTCCGCCTCGGAAACCTTTGTTAACCAACTCCAAGTCATCCTTAATTTAGGCTTCGGTATATCAGGCGAAAAATTCTCTGTTAAACGCAAGCTCCGTAATAAGGACAGGGAATACTTTGGGGTTACTATCACAGGTGTTGACGCTCATAAGTTTTGTTTGGAATTTCCTAAAGCAAAGGTTGTGCGTAAATACAAAGACCGTTTTAGGAGAGATTATTATAATTATCAAGAATGTAAAGGAAAGAAGTTTATACCTTTTGTTTATGCCTATTTTGAAAAATTAGCGTCAGAGACAAAGATAAATTTTGGCAAGCATTATTTTCCTAAATCTGGTTATAAAGGGTATTTATCTCTTTCTTTTGATTTATACAGAAAAAATATTGATATGTTACTATGTCATATAGATAAATGGATAAAGTGGAATGAGAAAAAATTAAAAGATATTGATTTTAGTTCTTATGAAAAACTAAAAAGAGTTTTAGAATTATCTAATGATTACCAGATTATTACTGATAAAAACTTTATTGATAGCGAATCAGACGTTTATGATTTACAAGTTCCTAATAGTCACTCTTTTATAGCAAACGGATTAATTTCACATAATTCAGTTTTAGCTGTGAATCTTTGCTGTCAAATGGGCTTAAAAACGCTATTCGTTGTTCATCAATCCGAACTTCTTGATAACTTTATGAAGTCTTTTCTTCGAGATACTAATCTTAAAGAACTCCAATTTGATACCGGAAAAGAATTAGTTAAGATAATTGAGAGCAAAAAAGACCTTGAAGACCCTTCAATTCAAGTGGCAATGATAACATACCAAAAATTCATTCGTGAGGGTGCATCTCAAGATATTACCAAGTTTCTTAAAGGCAAATTTGGTTTCGTCATTATTGACGAGGCACATCAGGCGGGTGCTATTGCGTATGCTAAGTTTCTTTCGCAGTTAGATTGTAAATATCGTCTTGGAATATCAGCAACGCCAATGCGTAAAGATAGTTTGAATTATGTTTTGTTAAATCTTATCGGACCCGTGACAGTAAAATCTAATGCGGTCGGCATGATTCCAAAGGTAGAAATTGTTGAAACCGCTATCTCTTATGATAATAGTAATGTGTTTGCTCATTTTGTTAAAAACATGACCGAATGTAAAGAACGCAATGAGTTATTGGTTAATGAGGTTTTCGAAGATTTAAAAGAGCATAAGTGCATACTGATTCCTGTTGATACTGTTAAGCATATGAACTGCTTAGTAAATATGATTAATAAAAGAGCCGGAGATGACATTGCTCTAGCCTTTTATTCAAGAACAATGAATCGTGCTAATATTATCAAAGATATTGATGCCGGTAAATACAGAGTGGTTGTAGCGATTAAATCTATGATTAAACAAGGTATTGATTTAAAGCTTCCGACAATGATATACATCCAGATATTAATGTCTGCAAAAGATAATAAAGTTGGGGCTCCAATGTTTTATCAGATGGGGAATCGTGTTTGTACGCCATACACCGGTAAAAGACAACCGATTATTAAAATCTTCTTTGACCCTATGCCAATCAGTTATCTCTGTTTTAGGAGTATATACTCAAAAGAGATTCTACCACACACAAAACCTAAAGACGGTGAAGACAGACCGAGATATTTAATATCAGATAAAGCTAGGAAATATGCTAGAAACGTGTTGAATAGAATTGCAAGCAAGCAGTACACACAAGAGAAATTTTTTAATCCCGACAAAGAATCAGAAAATTCCTCTTGAACTTAAAAATTTTTTTGTATTTATATTAAAACACTAAACCTTTTTAGAGACACCAATGGCAAAGAAAAAGACAGAACTTAAAGTAACAGAAGAAATATATTCAAATGTCACAGAAACAGTCGTTAAAGACCTCGCATATTCAGTGGACTCTCAGATTGCAATGTTTGAGAAATGCTTACAAGAGTTCGGAACAAAACCGTTTATTTGCGGTATTTCATGTGACTATGATTATAGATATGCTGAAAAAATGGCTAAACAAACGTTTAATTTTTTGGTTGATAAAAATTTTAGACCTTATTATTATAAAGTTTATGACCGTTTGGCAGACATATCTTTTCAAGACAATATTAACACTTATGGTGTACCGGACTGCTTGTTTCTTGCAACCTATTGGGATAATATGCAATTAAAATATTATGATAAGTTAAGGGAACTGGTTACGATGTATGGAGAAAATATTCCGATTTTCATCCTTAATACTGGAATGTCGGCACCAGACTTTATGAGAGAGATTGTCAAGCTTCCTTTAGACGCATTTTTGTGTTTAAATTCCAAACATTATGGTATCGCTGATAATTTGTGAGAGATTAAAAGATGTCCAAACTTACTAATTCATCTTTGGAGTTATCTTATTTAAAAGCGATTTGTGATATTAGCGAGAGAGATAAGGGAATCGCTTGTGCGATGCTTTCCGTTCTTGACGATTCTTATTTCTTTTCTCCTGTTTCTAAAATCGTTTTTGAAAAGCTGCGTAAGACTTATGATAAGACAGGCAATATAATTAATTTTGATTTGATTGCCACCGACACAAATATAAAAGACGAAGATAAGGACATTATTAAGAGTATTGATAATGTTAATATCAATGAAAAGAATTATCGAGAAGCTTTTAACAATTTAGATATTTTGCGTAAAGGCAGAGCCTTGCAAAGTATCGCTCAATCCATTAACGACAAGTTGTTGGCAGGTGATACCACCAATCTTGAAAAACTTTTTAACGATACCGTTAGAACACTGACTAATTCACAGACCGCCAAAGAAGATGAAGATTGTTATACGATTATTGGCAAGGGCGAGAATTACGATGGAAAAATGATGAAGCTGTTATCAGGACAAGCTTTAAAATTTATGCCTTCTGGGTTTAATGGTTGGGATTCAAGGAATAATGGTTTGCCGTTAGGCAAACTTGGTATTGTTGCGGCAACATCCGGTGGTGGTAAATCGTTAATGGGTATTCAACTGGCTCTTAATGTTGCTAATTATGGGAATGCCGTTTGCGTGGTGCCTTTGGAAATGAATAGTATTGATATGCTACATCGTATTGCGGCGAATAAAACTCATTTAACAATGTCAGAGATTGCCAAAGGTAAAGATATTGACAGAGAAAACAGACTACGTGCTTTTAAGGCTTTAAAAGCTTATTCAAAAACCTTAGAGAATAAAAATGCCTCTATTACAATATATAATCCGAAAGACGACTTAGATATGGAAGGCTTATTGCTAAGGCTGGACCAAAAGCGTTATGATATGGTCATCATTGATTATATCGGATTGTTAAAAGGGTTTGAAGGTGACAATCAATGGCGTAAGATGAGTGAGGCTATGAGAACCGCAAAAGTGTGGGCTGAAAGCCGGATGACAACCGTTATTGTTATGGCACAGTTAAACGATGATATGATGTTAAAATTCAGTAAATCAATGAAAGACCATGCCGACTTAATGTGGAGCTGGAATCCTGGCAAAATATCTCAATTAGAAAACGGTGAGGCCATTATCAGGATAGAACCACAAAAAGGCAGAAACCAAGAACAAGCTGTTTTTTATCTTCATTCGTCTTTTAAAAAGATGCAGATGTATGATGCAACGCCGGATGAGATAACGGCGTATGAAACAAAAATGAAAGCCGCAGGTGATGGCAAAGGCTTTAATAATGCCAGAGGCCAAAAATTTATTATTGATGGAGGCAAAAGCAAAATCAAAGTTTAAACGATATATATATTTACAGATAATGTGATAAAAAGATTTCACCATTTTAGGGTGGGAGTATATTCATTTAGGAAAAACTTATGCTTAATACGATAGTTACAGAAACCAAAATTTATAAAAGCTGTCAGAACGTAAGATTCGCTCTTGTTGATTCAAGACAAGCTTTTAATCTTGATGATGCGACCCAGACCAGTAAGACTTTAAAACAAAATGAAATATTTGCAGTAAATAATTTCAAGTATCTGCATTTTCATTCTGATAATTCCATTATATTGTCTTTGGTTGGGGATAATGATAATACAATGACATTGACGACAAAGATGCTGACTTTATATAACGAGGCGAGCATCAATGCTGCAACGATTACGAATACTAACGAGAATCCTGCAAATATTTATGTCGTTTATGCTTGATGGAGATTTTTAATGGATTACGATTACGGCGATAATTGGCATGACTTAGCTGATAAATGCAAGCAACGTTATAATTATATCTGTCAGAAATGTGGAAAGTCTTTTAAAGAAAATAAAATCAAACTTCACGCTCATCATGTGATACCCTTGTCAAAAGGCGGGCGCAACGTTCTTTCTAATCTTATAGCTCTTTGTGAAGATTGCCACAGTAAAGTCCATAATAAAGAAATTATTACATCAAGACGCAGAGGAAAAAGCAATGCCAAATCCTTCAGAAAATTCTGATATTAACTTCTTATTCAAGTTGTTGGATAAACAACAATCACATTTAATAACAGAGCTCCAAGCAGAGATTGTGACTGTAGACGCTGCGTTTAATGCTGTTGACAAATACGACCGTATTTATTTCAGCAATCTTCCGGCCTCAGTAGACTTTAAAGCAACATTGGCAGAGAATTTACTGAACTTATGCGGGAATTTCGGTGTTAAATGCAATCTTTGGAGTCTTATAAAGAATAAACATAAAAACATAATTCCGGTGATAGATATTTGTGTTAATAAAAACAATTTCATTTAAGAGGGAATTGAACTCATGGATTTTAATCCTTTAGAAACAGACATAAACGAAAACGTTTGGAAGTTATTAAAAGACGCTTCATTAGCTATTTTTACGGCTTTTAAAAAAGAAACGGATGACTTAGGTGTTATAAGAACTTACTCTGTGTCAGACTTTTCCGAATTAAGTGGCAATTCCGTTATTAATTGCCTTTTGTCGAGTTTTGAGTATGAGGTTGAATATCCTGAAAACATGATGAATTGGAAAGTTAAAAGTGTTTTCGGTAAAAAGAAAGATAACGTTGAAAAGCTCTTTAAAAAAATATTCCCTGACTTTATTCTCCCTTCTTATACAAAGAGCATACAAATCAACCCTTTGAAAGACATTACCTTTGTCCCCAGAGTAGACATGAAAGATTATGAGAGTCAAACACTCACAATTAAAGATTTGAATAATATTTTTAAATCACGTTTGAAAGACGAAGACTCAAGACTTTCCTTCAAATTTTATTTGAATAAAGAAGAGGTCGCGTTTAAAAATACTGATATAAATAGTGGAATAAATCTTATCGAGAACAATACGGTTATTTTTACCATAAAGATTAATGTCTTTTTAAAGAGCGAATCTGATATGGTTAAATTTGTGACGAACTCAAATGTTTTATGTTTACCTATATATAAGCAGTTTATTGCAAAACAACTTAGTTCCTTACAGCAATATACGGATAAACCGTTTAACCAGATGAATAACATCCCTGTTTATGATGTTAAAGCTTTCGACTATACGAATAAGTTTATTCAATTATATGAACAAGGCAAGATTTTTTGGGTGCCGGATTGTGATTTGCTTTACGCCGATTATATTAATAACTATAATCTTATGTATAATGCGGACAGCAAGACCATAAAAGAGGGGATTCCTGAGGGCAATATTAATAAAGTTCTGTATGTTGATGGTGTTACCAAAACCCTTGTTTATACAGATGAGCAAGCTAATATATGTTCTTTTTCTTTTTATGGGGGAGAGCTTTTAGGTAAAGACGTACCGCCAAAAAAGCCAGAGTCTTTCGATAATTTTATGAAAATCGCTTCTCTTGAGTTTGGTCTCTTAAACACCTCTTACGAAAATCAGATATTAAAGATTTATGAGAACTTCTCGGTTTTAAAAATCAATGTTCTTTTAAAATGCGAAAATAAGTATTATTTGAAGTTGGAGTATGACAGGATTAAAAATGTCATTCCTTTTTACGACAAAGAACCTACTCTTAAACTGGATAAAGATTTAATTAAGCCTCCAAGATTCAATCTCGGCAGATTACCTGTTATTTATAATACTTTCTTTACGGATTTTTCCAAGAATAAAGTATTGTTTGATTTTGACTTGTCTTTGCGAGACACCTTCTTTATCAATCATATCTATACATTGTTAGCGAATTATATTATTAAAAGAGCGGTCATTTTAACAAATGACACTTCAATTTTATTTGAAAAGCTTACAACAAAAGGGGTCAATCCGTTTATAATAGACGAAGTTACTTTACCAAATCTTATATCTGTATTAAAAGACGGAATCATTGATTATATAAAGCAGCTTCCAAAAGAGGTGATAATCTTAATCAACCCCTCGATATTTTCTGCCGAGAATATAACTAATGTTAAAAAAGAACTGGTCGGCAATAAACCTGCTTACAGACATTTGGTTATTGAACTGCTTTCAAAGATGGATTACGATTATTTTGTTTACTACCAGACTACGATAATCAATGAGTCATCCGAGACGGTTTTATGCTTAAAGGAATTATTTAATGTTGCTAAATACCGTTATATGTGGTCTCACTCCAACTTTAACATTAAACTCTTAGGTGATGGTTATTCTGATTTCAAGACCAAAGAGATTGTCTTCTATGAGCTTGAGTATGAAAACGTGCCTGTTAAGCTTGGGGATAATAAATTAAAGTTTTATGCAGAAACATTAAAGAAGATTGCTATTGATATTATTAATGATGAAAATTATCACTCTTTGGTGGAAGAGTCGGATTTTAATAAACGTAATTGGAAGATAAACAATTATCTGTATAATCGTTTATCTTTGCCATTAAACTTTATTAATAACCCAAATGATAAAGACTATGTTTATGTGGAACAGTTTGACCAAGAGGACTCTGGCCTTATCTCCGATAAAGTTTTATTTATAAATCAAATAATATACGCACATACATACGGCGGCCTTATTAATAATGTTAAACGTAACACGGTTGCCGGCAAGATTATGATAATCTGCAAAGACCATACGACACGCCAATATCTTAAAGAGAAAATCAGCGCTTATGGCAATAACGATAAAATCATTCTGGAGATTGCGGATTCGTTTATCGCTTCTGCCGATTATACGGATGCTGATGTTTATATCATATATGATACCCCGTTTGACTCTTCTTATCTCAATAATATCATTAATGCCATTCAGTATCAGAAATTAAACGGCTTATATGATTATAAGAAATCTTATATATATACGCTAACTTATGAAAATACTTTAGAAACAACTATCTTGAACGACAATCTCAATTATATTTTGTCACAGGGTATGAATCATAATTATAATGATTTGTTTTATACTGATGAGAAAGATTTTATATCGCAAGACATATCTTATCAGAGTATAGATGCGTTAAACGCTCTGTTATATAAAAAATATACGGACTCCAAAGATGTCATTGAATCTTATAAAGAGTTTATCTTTAATAAATTTTATGCTACTTATACGGATGCAGATGTTATTGAGGTTACGACCGTTGTACCGACAGATGACTCTTTTAATCCTCCGTTACCTGATTATTTTTACCCGATTAACGAAGAAACTTTCATTACCGATAATGGTGTGAAACTGGATAGCGTTTACACTTTTAATTGCTTAGACTTTAAAGGCAATCCCCTTTATAAAGAGAATTATAAGGTGGAAATTAATGATACGGTATTCACGGAATATGGTAATGCGGTTTTAAAAAGCGTAAATGACTGTTTTGCCTTAGTTCAGTTAAAAGATACGCAGATTTCGCTCCGTAAAGACAAGATATTTACGGCATTGACACAGAAGCTGAATCCGGATTTCGTAAAGATTAATGATTATATGATTAAGTTTATTAAGAATGATGAGATTGTTGATAATGAGGCCAAAGAGGATGAGTGTATAGAATTGGATGCGGCAATTGTTGATGGTTTCCCCACATTATTAACTTTTATTCAGGATAAGGATAATGAAAAATTATCTGCCTTTGACTTTAAGTGTTTAAAGAATATCTCAATGGCTAATATAATTAACCTTAACGATGCTAACCTGATTCTTAATACCATAAAGAGTTACGTTTCAGAAGACCGTTTTAATTATATGCGTGGAGTCTGTCTTAAATTCTTTAACGGAGAGAAAATCAAACTCCCGCAGAAAAATTCGTTTTATAATCAATTCGGGGAAACTCTTACAGTCAGTATAATAGATGGTAAATTATATTTTGTGTTTAATTCGGAGGCTAAATATGCCGGTAAGATTAAAAACAAAATGGATATTGCTTGTATGTATATAAAAACGTTTACGAATTTGCAGGATATAAGATTAGAAATTTATCGCATAAACAAATTTTTAACTATTGTAAATATAAACTCTTTATTGGAAAAACTTTCAAGAGACTCTTTCAAAAACTTGTTTGAATTTAAGCCCTTTAAAAGTTAAACTGTTTGGCTCTGTTTAACAATAGTGTTGAATTTAATTCTCCTTAATCAAATTTTTTGTTAAAGAAAAGTGTTGATTTACTCTCATTCTTTTAATACAATAAATAATAGGAAGTCAAGAGAATGAGAGGCTTATTATGGACCAAGTAACAATACTCAGACAAATGTTTAAAACCCTTTCTCCAGAAGAGCAGAAGACATTTTTAAAATCATTGAAGCAAAAATCCGATGAAACGGAAGACTTTAAATCCTTCAAAGAAACGATTTTAAAACATAGCAATCATCCGTCTTCAGACCGGATTTGCTGTCCGCATTGTCATAGTGCTAATGTAACCAAGAACGGACACAAAGACCATGTTCAAAGATTCAGATGCAAAGATTGTGGTAAAACGTTCACTTACTCTAATAACACTATAATCTTTTCAACGAAAAAGGACATAAGCAAGTGGGAGAAGTATTGCGAGTGTCTTTTGCATAAATTTACGTTACGGAAATCCGCTGAAATCTGTGGGATATCCCTGCCGACCGCTTTCAGTTGGAGGCATAAAATCTTAGACGCTTTACAGAATATGCAGAATGACATTACCTTATCGGGAGTTGTTGAAGCGGATGAGACGTTTTTCTCTGTCAGTTTTAAGGGACAAAAGAAAGAAAATTTTAGCATTCCCCGTGAGAGCAGACATAGAGGACATTCCAACTCTGTGCGGGGACTTTCTTACGAACAGGTTTGCGTACCGTGTATGGTAAACCATGAAGGAATGTCCGTTGGTAAAATCTCTAACTTAGGAAAACCTAATATTATGGACTTAGGGAAAGTAATCAATAACAAGATTGAAAAAGGTTCCGTCTTTGTCACTGATTCTTTAAAGAGCTATCAAAAAGTCGCTTTTGAGAATGAGTTAACCCATGTAAGAATACCCAGAGGCAAATATAAATCAGGAGCTTTTAACATTCAGACCATAAACAGCTATCACTCTGAATTAAAAAGACTGGTTATCGGTATCTTTAAGGGAGTTGCCACTAAGTATCTTAATAATTACATCGTTTACAATAATTTTTCTAATTTTTCCAAGAAAAATTTTTGTAATAAGTTAAATGAGCTGAAAGATTTTGTATTCAGTACCTGCTGCAATACAAGAGGTTATTCAATAAGTTCACGAAAGGCGATACCGGTTTAATATATATTTATAGAAGGAAAGGAAAATGGCTATGATTACTAGAAAACGCACAAACAAAGATGTAGACGCTCTCATAGATGAAGTTCTTGCCGAAAACAACGAAGGGAACGAAGTCGAAAGCGGAACTATGACTGCTTTGGATAGGTATATTGTTGAAACATCTGACGAAATCTATCAGGACTATTTAAACGGCAAAAATTATGTTTCGCTGGAAGAAGCTATTGCTGAAATGGAAAGAGAGACGGGAAAGAGATATCATGTCAAAATATAAAGTTAACATCTCAAATAAAGCTAAGGCTGAAATTAAAGACCAATACAAGTATATCTGTAGCTACGCTGATACTATAGATGTAGCAGATAATTGGTATGAGCAAACTATGAATGAGATTGCTAAATTAGCTTATATTCATGGATTCTCTGAATACCCGTTTATCAAGAAATTTAAAGCTCAAAAGAAAATTTTCGGTAAGGGAAGGCATTTTCAATTTATTCTCATTTATACCGTTAATGATGAAAAGGAAGAGATACTTATTATCCATTGCCTTAACTGTAAACAAAAGCCTGTTAAATCTAATCTGATTCTAAGCCGTCATATACAAAGACATATACCTATAAACAGGCGTATTGCTTTTATCAGATACAACAGGCGAAAAGTGCTTTGTAGGCATGGTAATTAATGCTACTATTTCTAAAACAATAATTATTGAAAGGTGAATATTGATGTTTGATTTTGTCTATTTTGTCCAACTGGGGGGGGGGAATCACATAGTTTAATAGATAATGGCTGTACCGATTATACGGGAGGTACAGTTAATGTCTAAAGTCTCAGAGACCGTTACAGAAAACATTTTTAGAAATTTTTACGGTTCAAATACTTTTATTGAAAAATCAGCAATCCCTAATAAGTATGGATTTAAAAGTAAAAATCAAACAGACGCACAAGGTTATCCTGATTTTTTTATAGAAAGAAATAATTACTTAATAATTGTTGAAGCAAAAGCAGAGTTGATAAAAGATGCGGAAAATGACATCGAGTTCTATCTAAATAACAACTCTACCGAATGTAACTTGTTAGGCATAGCAATAGCTGGACAAAGTGAAAACTCGATAAAAGTGAGATATTATTTCAAACATAAAAACACAGCTAAGATTGAAAAATTACCAATTAAAGATTGCTTAAAAAAATTAGACGACATCGACATTATTATAAATAGGCTTTTATATGGCGATGATATATCTAATAAGGATTTACAGAAGCTTTTGAGTAATTTGAATAACCAATTTCATGATTACAACATTAGAGATACTGATAGGAGTTTATTCTTTTCTTCACTTTTAATATCGCTGAAGGATGATAATTTCAGAGCTATCTATGATAAAGTTAAACCATGTATTTCAAATTCCAATCAAAATATTTCAATTCAATGTTCAAACTTAAATAAATTGATTCTGGATGCTGTTGATAAACAACTGGAAGATAAAGTAAATTCTAATTCTAAACAAATTACATGGCTATCGAGATTTAGCTTTATATCAAATATAGATATTCCTTTAGATAGTTACATTGCAATAATAAAAAGGATTGAAAATAGCATATTCAATTTGGTCGAGAAGAAAGAGAAGCAAGACATTTTAGGAAAGGCTTACAAAATATTCTTAGCAAGAGCTGGTGCAGCAGAAAATAAGAATATTATCTTTACCCCTGACCACATAAAATCATTGATGGTACGATTAGCGAGAGTTAATCATAAATCCATTATATTAGATACTTGTACCGGTTCAGGTGGTTTCTTAATGGAAGCGATGGAGCGAATGATTTCTGACGCTAATGGCAATGACCAAGTTATTGAAAGCATTATTAATAAACAATTAATAGGGATTGAAAATGACCCCGTATTATTTTCACTAGCTTGTTCTAATATGTTTCTGCACGGAGATGGAAAAACCAACTTAATTTTCAGAAATAGTTTGTTAGATTTAAAGATTGCAGATGATGTAAACTTGCTAAAGTATATAAAATCATTATCTCCTACACATGTAATTATAAACCCACCGTATGAAAACGGTAAACCAATAAAATTTACTAAACAAGCTCTTGATTATTTAAATTCTAACGGTAAGTTGATAATAATTATGCCCAGTATTACACTAATGCAGAATATAAAAAACGGCGAACCAACTGAAATTTTAAGTGAAATTCTTAGTGTTGCAAAACTTGATTATGTTATTAACTTGCCTAAAACTATTTTTAAAGAACAAAAAAGGGATGTATATCCATCCATCTTTGGATTTACTAAAACCCCTCACTGTCCTTCAGATGAAGTAATCTTTTGCAATATTGAAGATGATTGTTTGGTTACTATTCAACATAAAGGCAGGATTGATAAGAATAAACTATGGTATGATAAACCTGGTATGAAAAATTTAGAGTTTCAAATTTTTGATACTGTAACTAACCATAAACAGCAAGATATTATTATCAATAATAAAATAGTAGGTAAATCATATATAAAGCATATATTTCATAACAATCATATCAAACTATTCTACGGCATTAATGATGATAAACAAGATTTAGTCAAGTTTGGTGATATTTTTGATGTAAACGAAAAAGGCTCTTTGCAGTCTGAAAAGAATGACCCTAACGGAGATTTTGATTTTATTACAGCATCAGAAGTATGGAAGAAACATAGTGCCTATGACCATGAGCAAGAAGCGATTATATACGCTGTTGAAGCTGAAGGTTCATTAGGCAGAGCACATTATGTCAATGGAAAATTTATTGCTAGTAATCTGTGTTTAATTCTTAGACCAAAAAATCCAAACAAATACCCGATTGATTTAGAGTTTTATTCCTATTATTTAATGAAGATTAGAAGTCGGTTAATTATGGATTTGGCTTACGGAGCATCTAAGAGAACCATAAATCCTGCTAATCTGGCAGAATATAGAATTAAATACTTTCCATATAATGAACAAATAAAATGCAAGAATGAGATTAAAAGCAAATTAAGTATAATCAGAATAAAAGCATTGGAACTAGAAGAACTAAAAAATACAGCTTATGATGTAATAGCTTGATTGCTACTTTTAGTCTCTCCCTGCCAATATTCCCCCTCCCTTTAAAAACTTTGCATTGGCAGGGTCGGTTTCAATACTATTGTTAAACAGAGCGAACTGTTTTTTAAAATCCCTCTTGCAAAAAAGAGGGATTTTTTCTTTGTCTTTGATTTTTATTTTTTGTATACTTAAAGCATGACAGAAAATACAGGTACAGAAAATAAAGACGAAATCTTAGATGAAGATGTAAGAAAATGGATAGACTCTCTTAATGATGAGGTTAATATATCCAATCTTACTAATTATATCAGTAAAGGTTCAGATGCTGTCTGCAACTTCCTTTTAAAATCAGCAGCGGCAAAAATAGCTATTATGGATGGTATAAGAAAAGCCAACGAGATTCTTAAATTTTCATTGAATACGGAAATTGAAATCAGTACAAAAGAGATAGATAAGTATATTGATGTTGTATCTGATTTTGAGTTCTTTACACTGGCCGCTAAAAGTATGCCGGTAAATAAAGAACTGATTGACCTTCTCATTAAATTAAAGATGAATAACCTTAATCAAAGTAATGCGGATAAGTCTATTAACGGTAACGACATCTTGAATACTTTAAGAAAACACCTTGACGATATTCACTCTAAGGTTGGGGAGATGCCTGACCCGAACATCCATACTGTCAGAATGGCAGAAAGAAAAGAGGTTAAGCCTTTTGGAGTTAAGCAGAAAAAATGATTTCCCTAAAAAGAATCTTATTAAATAATATTGTAGTCCACAAAAATACCGAGTTCGTTTTTGAGCCTGGAATAACAGTTATTCGTGGACAAAACGGTTCCGGTAAAAGTATCTTATTTAACACTATTTCTAACGTTTTAAACGGTTCGATGCCCTTTTCCGTTAAGAAACGTGATTCCAAATCAGTTCACAGTAAAAATTCTAAAATTGAGATAGATTTTATTAACCAATCATCTTATAAAGTAATTCAGCAAAATAACGATAAGACATTAACGTATGAAATTTTTAAAGACGGTGAATCTGTTGACCCTCGGACTATTTCAATTGCATCTGAGTATTTACATAAAGCGTTTCCGGTATCGCCAGAGATTTATTTTAGTTTAATTCATTTGCTTCCGTATCGTGGGAATATTATCCGTACCGGTTCAGGTTCACAGAGAAAACAGTTTTTTGAACAGCTTTTTAATCTTAAATATTCCGATGACATTCTTACAATTATTAAAAGTAAATTATCCGACTTGAAGAATATGTTAGAAAGGAAAACTATTTATGATGATGAGTTAAAAAGCTTAACGTTTACTGAAAATCTTGACTCTTTGAAAGAAACACTACTTTCAGTCAATAAAGACTTTGACGTGATTAATACAGAATATTCAAAGAAAAGCGAACTCTTACAAAAAGTCAGCTCGATTAATACTTTAAAAGGAACGTTAGTCACTAATCAAACTCTCGAAGACTTGCTTCAATATAAAATTAAGTTTGATAATAAGTTAAAACATATTAGAGAGTTAAAAGAGGACTTGCAAACAAAGATTAAATTATACAAGGAAAATGACCTTCTTATTGACCAGTACAATTCTTTAAAAGTTACATTGGAAGATACTAAATTTAGTGTTTTGACTAAGACAACCGAAGAGTATCAAAACATTATTAATAAGATAAATCAAATTATACCTGATAAAGAAAAGTTTTACCAAAACGCTTTAGAGAATAACGCAGCTTATGATAAAATGCGGGCTCTTGAACAGACAGTTAATCTCTTAAAGACTAAGTTTGATTCTTATGATGACGCACTACAAAAAATATCAAATGCCGTGTCGGAAACGCAAAAACAAAACGCTTTAATTACAAAGTTGATGAACGTAGCTGATTCTACTGAATGTCCGTTATGTGGCTCTCCTCTAAACAAAGATGATATTGCCAAGCTCATAGACAATGCCAGAAGAATAATTAAAGATTATTCCGATTTGCTCCTCAATAAAGAAACCATACTTTCTTATTATAAATTAAGAGAGCAGAATATTGAGTTTATTGATGTTAAGCCTGTCTTAGATAAGTTAACGTCATTAAGAGAAAAATTAGCTCTCGCAAATGACAGACTGGCACTATCAAAAGAGAAAGAAAGACTGGAACTGCAGTTTAATTCATTGCCTAAAATTCAAGTATTAGACAAGCCGGATGAAAGCAAGCTTAAACTATATGGAGATGCCATCGAAAAAGGCGAGTCCATGATTCTTAATGTCAATAAAGACATTGATACTTTTAACTATATTAATAAACTGGAAAACGATTTATTAGAGTATGGAAGTATTGATTGTGAAAAATTTGCTAATGATAATAAAGAGTTAGTGAATAAGTTAACAGAACTTAGCAGAATAAAAGCTGACTTGTCTTCTAAGATAACACTGGCAGAAAGTGACAACGAAAAGATTGTTTCAATAAACGAAAAGCTTGATAAAATCGAAAAAGAGACTGTCGATTTTCCGATATATGAGGCGCTGGTTAAAGCATACGGTCCCAAAGGTATTAAAATAGACCAGATAAAATATATCGCAGAGGCTTTCTGTGCCAATCTTAATAAGTATTCATCTTTACTATTTAGTAAAAAGATAAACTTTTCTGTTAATGTTGATAACACGAATTTTAACATTTATTATGAGATTGACAATAGACAAATATCTGACGTATGCACAATGTCAGGGGCAGAATCGAGATTGTTTATGCTATTGTGTTTAATATCGCTATTACCATTCATACCTGAAAATTTAAGATGCGATACGGTTATCTTAGATGAAATCGAGTCCGGCATGTCAGATTCGACAAGAAAATTTGTTTCTGAAAACTTTTATAAAGAACTTCTTAACATTGTGCCTAAGATTATTATCGTTACGCCAATGTCTCAAAAAGAGTTCTTTGTTAATAGCGACAGGGAATATGAAATTAAGTTGAAAGATAGTGTTACACAGTTGGAGCGAGTCTTATGATTTATGGAATAGATTCAAATAAAGTAAGAGCTGATGATTTAAGAGAGTTTTTATCTAAATATAAAGTTGCTTTGCTTGGTGAGTATGAGTCTGCGGACATTCTTTTAATAAATAACGCAGGGGAGTATCAGAATCATGGCTTTAACCATAATAAAAACAAGTGTTCATATAAAGACGTTATTTTTTATGATTATGTCGAGTCTTTAAAGAATGTGGATAACATTATATTATTATCTAAACTTTCTGATTTTAAACTGAGTGAGGAACCAACGGCATTACGAATTAAAATAAATAAAGACTCATTTCTTGATAAAAAGATTGAGGAAAACAGCAAAGCCACTTATTATTCCGAGTATATTATGCCGTTAATAAATTCGGTTAAGTCAAGGCAAGATAATAATAAGAAAAAAGTCATCCAAGCAATTCTTAAAGATATTAAAAATGTTTTGTTGAAAAACAACGGCAATTTTTGTATAATGATGTATGCCGATATAATTCAGAAAAAGAAAATTGACGCATTTATTGGATGGTTAAAAACAGATGAGGCAAAAGAGATAAGCATGGCATTGTTAAATAGCAGTAATGGTAATTATGCTTCGTTTGAGTTAAAGTATTTGATATTAATGGGACAAGAAAAAGAAAAGAAAACTGAGAAAAGAGAGTTAGAGAAAGAAATTAAGGAGAGCTTAAATGGAAATGAATGACCCCCAAAACATAATAGACGTTAAAAAACAAACGGAAGAAAAAGCTAAAGAGGCGTTACTATTAATAGATAAAATCAGCAATGATATTTCACAGAATTGCATTTACGGGCAGATATTCAGTTTGGTATGTGCCACGGCAGTTGTCTTAGGTAAAGATTTCGTTGCCGCATATACCAGTTTTTTAAATAATTCCGTTAATGAAAAAGTTTTGACTGAAGCTTTAAAAAAGCAATATCCCGAAGAGATATTGAAACAGTTTGACATAACAAAGATGGTTGGCTTTTACAGAACTATGGTAAACGGCCCCCTTTTGGCAGTTGAAGACATTTTGAAGAATAACGAAAAAGAGGGTTAAAGCATGATTCATGTTTTATTATATGATGTTATGCCGTATGTTTATTCGGCGTATTTCGGAGCTATCTCTTTTTTGAAATTGGAAGAAGTTACGGCTGCGGTCGAGGATAATCTCTTACTGGTCTCTAAGCAATTATTGATAAAAAAACTTCAACAGCCGTTTCAGAATTTATCCGGCAACTTTCTTCCGGTCTACTGTTATGATGATTTTCCGAAACGCAAGAAAGAACTTTATCCCGAATATAAAGAAAATCGTAAAAAGAAAGATGACTCCAAGAAAATGTCTTTCCGAGTCAGAAACACTCTGCTTTTATCGGTTAAAAACAGAGATGGATATCATCTAAGTTCTCCTGATGAAGAGGCCGATGATGTTATTGCCACCGCTAAAAAAATGATTGATGAAAAATTGAAAGGTCAAGATTATAGAATTTATATATTAAGTACGGATAACGACCTCTTGCAATTGACGGATGACCACACAGTTTGCGTTGACATTATGAAAGGGAGCTGGGGGATAATTAAAGATAAAACATACCTTGCAGAAAAATATGGACTCAATAATTTCAAAAAAGTCTTGTTACATAAGATATGTTTTGGTGACACTTCGGATAATATCAAGGGAATTATAAAGCCACACACCAGAAAAGCTCCGATTATCGCAAAGATAAATGAGTGTAATAATCTTAAAGACTTCGTATTGGATAGTGGATTTGTCGCTAAAGAAAAAATACCGGAAGTCAAGAAACTGATGAATCTTATAATATTAAGAGATAATTTACCGTGTAAAATTACCTGCAATGAAGGAAACACTTATTTTAAAGGGATTTCACTATGACCGATTCTTTTAATAACATCGAGATAATTGAGCAGAAGTTTGAGGAGTATACGCTTAATAATATGGATGAAGTTCTTAAACACATCGAAAGGTGCGGAAAGAACTGTTATAAATCCGAAAAAAATATAACGGAAACGTCTGCCGAAAAATTTATTGACAATATCTTAAAATCAGGGCATGAGTCAGTCATTGAACACGCTCATTTCATCTTTAAAATGAAGATTGAAGATGCCGAATTATTGTTCAATAAAATAGGTTATCCGGCATTGTCAGAATTAAGGGGTTTAAATATCACTCAGTATTCTGATGACCGCCAAACGCATTATTATATAATATCCGGCAATCCCAGAACTTTTCGGGATATATATAGAGTAAGCGGGGTTTATGTCTTTTTAGATAAGCTGCCTGAAATCTTTTCTAAGTATTTAGGTAAAGATGGTACTTTTAAATTAACAGGCAAAACGGTTGAACCGGAAACATATGAATTAGTTGGTATTCAAAAGTCAGACTATGGCGATAAGCATAATTATTATACTTTCAGGTTTGACACCTCGATTTCAACTTATAAAGACATAACCAGACACAGAAATCTTAGTTGGTCAATCGAAAGCACACGTTATTGTGTAGCAGGAGATACTAAATTAAAATTCAGTAATGCACATCATAATTATAATGTGAAGGATTTATACAATAAAATCCACGTCAATCCTCCTTCTAATGCTAGTTGGAAAAGGATTAAGATAAGACAGCTGAATGAAAATACTGGAGTTTTAGAGTTTGCTAAAATAAAAGATGTTCTATACATGGGCAAAAAACCTGTCTTACAGATTAAAACTCGTCTTGGCTATGAATTAAAGTGTACTAAAGAGCATCCTATATACAGTAAAGACGGCTATATAGAAGCAGGTAACTTAACATTAGGAAATGAGATTTATATAAATGGTAAAGATATAACTGAAAAACCTCTTTATCAAGACAAAGACTGGCTATATTATCAAAATATAACTTTAAATAAAACTTTTGCACAAATAGCTAAGGAATTTTCTTTTAATGCGAATACTGTAAAAAAGTGGGGAGCAAAATTAGCATTGCCTAAAAAGGGCACAGGTTATTTTAATAAAGGAAGGATTCCATGGAATAAGGACTTACACGAAAAAGATGATAGTCGTGTAAAAATACAAGCGGACACTTTAAGGGAATTTAGATGGGATAAGTGGCACGATACAGAGAAACTTAAAAAATTAGGCAAGCGTTCTTATAGAAAAATGATTAAAGATACATGTGAAATATGTTCTTCAAAAGAAGGTTTGCAAGTACATCATATAGATTGTGATAGAGAGCATAACGATAATAATCCTAACAACCTAATAACACTCTGTCCTAAATGTCACGCTGGAGTACACAGCAAAAATCTAACGATTGCAGTTTTAGACCCAGTTGTTGAAATTAAAGAATTACCTGCTGAAGATGTTTATGATATAGTTATGGATAGTGAATACCATAATTTTGTCGCTAATGGTGTTATAGTTCATAATTGTAATTACTCTAGGAAAAACGAAAACGGCAAGATTAAGATTGTTGATTGCTCTTATTTTATGACTCTGCAAGAACATCAATTATATCTTAACGAGATGGACAAGATGGCCGCTAAGTATAATGTAATGGCAAAAGATTTTGAAAGTAAGCCAGATGTTCTTAGAATGATTTTGCCGCATGGAACCGCTGCATCTGTGGTTATGAGCGGTAGCGTTTACGATTTGAAAAAAATGTTGGCTTTAAGAACTGATATCCATGCTCATCCGACAGTTCAACATGATATGAAAGAGATTGAAAATTTAATTCAAAAAGATTCCAAAGAAATTTTGTTTTTGGATAGAAGAATGGTCTGATTTTTAAAGAAAGGAGAAAAACAAATGACAGACTTAAATGAATTAGAAAATAGTAAAACTGAAGAGGTTAAAATTGACCCCACTAATTTGAAACTTCGTTCTTATATTGAACGTGTGGAAAATTTGGAAGAACAAAAGAAAAATATTCAAACTGATATTAAAGATATTTTTGCGGAAGCAAAGTCACAGGGTTTTGATGTTAAGGCATTAAGACAGATTCTTAGATTGCGTAAAATGAGTGATGCCGAGCGTTACGACTTAGAAGCAGCCGTTGACACTTATCGTAAAATTCTGAATATCTAATCGGAGATTGAAATTGAAGTTTGCAAAGATTAAAAATGTTAAGAGTCCGACAAGAGCACATTCTGACGATGCCGGTATAGACTTTTATATTCCAGACGATTTTTCGCCTGTTGAAATGAAAGTTGGAGATTCCATTTGCATTGAATCAGGGGTTAAAGTTTGCGTTCCGAAAGGTTATGCTTTAATTGGCTTTAACAAATCAGGCGTTGCCGTTAAAAAGGGCTTGACGCTAGGTGCTTGCGTAATTGACGAATCTTATCAGGGTGAGGTTATCATCAATCTCAATAAGATTATTGGTAGTCCTATTACTTTAAAAGGCGGTGATAAAATAGCTCAATTTGTTTTATTACCGATAAATTATGAGATGCCGGAGGAAGTTAATGAAGAAAATCTTTTTGAAAAAGAATCAGAAAGAGGTAGCGGAGCTTTCGGTAGTACGGACAGACAATAACTTTTAAAGATTGAAAAGAAAAATCCCTCTTGTAAAATGGAGGGATTTTTTGTTATATATATTTACAGAAGTTATCTCTTTCTGACCCTTATATTGTATGTTAGAGGGAGAGTAATAAGTAATATAGAAAAATAGATAATGAAAGGAAAAATTATGACAATAAAAAGAAAACTTATGAGAAAACAGTTAGTTAAAAGTTCTTTAAAAAGGAAACTTCCTTTAAGACATAGAGTTAAAGCAAGTGTTATTGAAGAATTTAAACTGCTTTTAGCAAATCCGCAAGATAAAAGTAAACAGGCTTGGGTAGAAGATGTTCCTAGCTCTTATATTGCAACCTCTAAAGAAATTGAACCTTTTTTAAAACAATTTGGTATAGATTATGATGAGATTGAAGACATCTCCTATGATGAAATTACTTTGTCTATTTTAGACGTAGACACTAACGGTGCATTTGACGAAGAGGCTCTAAAAGAAGAACTTGTTGGAGATATGACTATTGAGGATATTGAGTCTTATTTTTCGGCATTTACAGACTGTGGACATATAGACATTGCAGCTGCACTTTATAACGAGGTTCAAGGACAACATGATTTTAAAGAAGCCCTTGAAGACGCATATAAGTATGAGGTTATGAGTAGTAAAGGTCCTATTAATTTAGCTCAAGACTATATTGATAGCATAGGGAGTATATCCGAATTAGGCGAAAGAACTCTTAGAACTTATTTTGACTATGAGGCTTTTGGTAATGACCTTGCTACTGACTATTATGAAACAAGCATAGGCTATTTAAGGGAGATATAAAATGAAAACTTTAAAAGAAAGAATTTTAGCAAGAAAAAGAGAGCAGAATCTTAACCGTTTAACCAGAAAAGCTGCTGTTAAGAGTGCGTTTTTAAATAAACGTAGCATTTTAGCTAAAGATAAAGACCTGCCGTATTATTTAGGTATAAAAGACGTTCTTTATATTTATAATGGTCATTGGTCTGACCCGTATGTTTGTTATAAAGACCATTTGTTAGATGAAGTGGAACTTTATGAAACGATGCACTCTGACTACGAGGAAGCTATTTCTGAGGGTTATTGGGAAAAAGACAAAAAAATTACGGAAGAAGAGGATATTGATAATTACATTCGTTATAATGCGGATTCTGTTAAAGAGGTAATTCTTGAGCACGGCAGAAAAGTTCGTGGCGTTCAAAGAAGATTGGAAGATTTAGGAAGAGAACAGCTGTTAAACAATAATATCAAAATCACTCAACATGATATTGATACGGCAGGTGCTTGGACCCCTACCCTTTCAAGAGTTCGTAGGAAATTTTAAAAGGTGAACGGAAAATATCACCACCTTTTAAGGTGGTGATATGAAAGCGAACCATAAGGAAAGGAAGATAAAAAATGAAATTTGAAAAACTTGTTGATGAATTTGCGGATAGATATCTCGATGATATTTATTTAAAACTACATAGTAACCAGTTTTATGCAGAAGAAGCAAAAATTTCATTTATTGATTGGCTTAAAGATTACGGATATTTAAGTAGAAAAGATGCAGAGGAATTAAAACGTAAAATTTAATTAAGTTAGTGCCGTTCTGACGAAGGGCGGCACTCAGCTCTTTTAGAGGTAAATCGAAAAATATTAAAATTCATAAAACATGTTTACTTTTGATTCAATTTAAAATACAATATTATTATGTTAACTTTAAAGATTAAATATTCCGTTCAAGACTGCTTTAAAGATACTATCTCTGATTATCAGAGACAGTATAATAATCTATTACACCTCTTTTACAATAGATTAAAGGAGGGTATATCAGAAACAGCTTGCAAACATCTTTCTTTTAATAATCTTGAACTGATGAACAGCTGGCTTAGGCAATCTTGTGTTAAAGATACTAGTTATCTAATAAAAGATTTTAAGGATGATGCTATTCTCTTTGGAGGTAAGAAACTCTTTGAAAAAAGATTTAGAAAGAATATATCTAAAGAAGAATTTAAAGAAAAAAGATTAGTCCCTTTTATGTCAGCTGGAGATAGTAAGCGTAAGGGTAATAGATTATTTAGGTTAGTGGAATCTTTAGACCGAGTTATCTTTCAACCAAAAGCAAATCTTAAAATCTCTTTGACTCTTATAGGCGTAGGTAAAAACAGGATAAAGATTCTTAAAAAGTTATATCAGCATCAATTAGCTTGTGATTTACCTATAACTTATAAATTAGATAAACAATACATTTATATAACCTTTGATGAGGTAATCCTTCAAGAGAAATTAGTTAAACCTACCGAAAATAGGATAATGTCTATCGACATGAATCCTAATTATATAGGGTACTCAATTTTAGACTGGAAAGATTCTGAAAAATTTGAGGTTGTTAAAACAGGTATCATATCTTTAAAGAATTTGAATGATTATGATAAGTCTTTAAAAGACAAAAAACTTCCCGCAACAGATTCCGAAAGAATTTATACCTATAACAAGAGAGTATACGAAACTTTAGAATCCTCTAAGTATCTTATCAAACTAGCTGAACATTACAAGTGTGAATGTTTTGCTATTGAAGACTTAAATATGAAATCTAAAGACTTAGGTTATGGAAGAGTTAATAATAAACTCATTTTAAATAACTGGAACAGGAATAAGTTAGCATCTAATTTAGAAAAGCGCTGTAATATATTAGGAATCAAATTTTTAAAAGTGATTCCTAACTATTCATCTATTATAGGTAACTTAGTTTATAGAGATTTACAGTTACCTGACCCTATTCTAGCATCTATTGAAATTAGTAGAAGGTGCTACGAATTTAATCTTCAATATGTTAAGAAGATTAAAACTAAGACAAAGAATATAGTTCTACCAATTCTTGAATCACTAAAAGATAAAGTAAAACACTCATTGGAAGAAGTAAAGTGCTTTATTGATTTTGAAAATTGGCAGCAATTATTTTCTTTGTTAAAGAAATCTAAACTTAAATATAGATTTCCTTTCAAAGAGAAAGTCTTTCAGACAAAAACTTTAAGATTTGTTAATCAGTTTTACTGATTTTAACGAATTTTAATATTTTTGATATTTAATATTCGCAGTTATCGGTCAGCCATATATATATATTTATAGGTTACTGTTTTTAATTTTTTGAAAGGTTTAGATATGTTGAGAAATTTTATGGAAAAAAAGAAAGATAAACGTAATAGAGTTTTATCTAATTTAAGATTTAAAAGAAAGCTGTTAGCAAAAGCCAGACAGATGGTTTTGTCCGAAGACCAGACTCAGAGAGATAGAATTAACGCTTTGGCGAATTTTCTTGGTCTTTCCGGCAGAGAAAAAAGAAAAATCAAAGTAAGTGATTATGATGATTACACTTTTACTTATGGTGATGAAGAGTATATGGTTTTAACCGATTCAGAGGCGGATGATAGAGCTGTCGAAGAAATCCAAAATATTATTGATGACACGGGTTTGCAAGCTTTTTCTTCTGAAGCACAAGAATATATCTTAGATAATTTTTGTTCTTGGGACTGGGAAAGCGACTTGCATGATGGTAACATGAGTTATGCCTATGATGTCTGGGAAGAGTCAGATGACGAATATGGTAATCATGCGATTCGAGAGTTTTATGAAAGAACTGATGGCACAGATTCTTTTGGAAAAACAGTAGGTGGTTTTGCATTAGTTCGTAAGGACAATAATATAAAAGACGAAGACCCAATTATCTTTTCTACAAAACAAGAGGCTTTGGATTTTATAAATGAGAGAAATCTTAGAATCTCTGATTATAAAGATATCGTTTTTGATGAAAAATTTGTTGACAAAGACTATGTTTGTGAGCAGTTAGCTTATTCTATGGATGATGTTTATACGTCAGCATCGGAATATTTGCGTGATTCCGGCGGACTTGACAGTGATTGGTTAATAAACTGCCTAGACGTTGAAGCTATTACTCAATATTGTATAGAAAAGGATGGCCGTGGACATAACTTAGCCAGATATGACGGATACGAAAACGAAATAGACTACGAGGGTGAAACTTATTTTATTTATCGGATGAATTAATTATCAGGGGTTTTATATGATTTATGCAGTTATTGGTCAGCCGTTTACGGTAAATGCAGAGATTAAAAACGATGACGGTACTCCGTTTGCCGTTAATACTCCCGTTACATATAAAGTGTATGATTTTAATGATACCTTTATTTTACAGGGTAGTGCAATTCAGGATTCTCAATTACCAACGAATTGGCTTGCTCATTTCACGCTTCCGGTTACTGCTCCTACCCCGAATGATTTTAGCAACGAACAATATTCGATTGAATTTGAAGCCGTTTATAATAATCTTATTATTAAAAGTAAGTTATATTTTCAAGTCTTAAATCAAGCAGAACCGGAAGCGCATGATTCTAATATTGTTATCTTAGATAGAAGTCCGGTTATTGATTCTTTAATAACTCAATTCTCTGTTACCTCTTATAGTGTTAAGATTACCGATGAGTATGACAATATTCTTTATCAATTTACAGAAGATAATCCAACTTCCACTTTAATTAATAATGAGTATGTTACTAAGTTTAACAGTGGTAATTTTAATTTAAGCGCCGGTGACGGTATGTTCCCGTATCTTATTATTTATACATATACTATGGCGAATAGTCAGACAAACACCGAGATTCATCCAGTGTATGTAATGAACTCAGCGATGATGCTTGCCGTTAACGATATGCGTATGTATTTAGATAAAGCGAGAAATTATGATATTGACCCGTCTTTGAGATGGACGGATGCGGAGTTATCGCATTTTATTATGAGCGGTTTACAAAGATTTAATGCAGCGAATCCGGCGGTTACAAATTATAATATAAATAGCTTTCCTAAGTATTTGTTTTATATGCTTGTTAAAATGGCAGAGGTTGAAGCGCTGAACGCTTTGTATCTTGCTGAAGGAATGAGAGCGTTTAATTTCACTGGCGCTTCTACTACACTTGAAGTTGACAGGACGCAGTATATTAGCACTAAAATGGACGAAATTAACGGGTGGCTTAATGATAATCTTACTAACGCAAAAACGCTGTTAGTAAAGAGAATGTTTGGTGCCGGTGTCAATGGTATTTCACTGACATCAGTGACGAACAGAATCGGATATAATTGGAGAAGTCCTATGTATATTCGTATGTTAAATTCTTTATAAAAGTTGTTTACTTTTGGTTGAGAGTTTATTATAATATGATTATAAATAAAAGGAGTAAAATAATATGATTAGAAACAGGTTTTAAGAGATAGGTTATATAACAGACGTAGAATTTTATCTGCTGAAAATAAATACAGACCAGGTGAGTTCGGTTTCTTGTGGACTGTAATTAAAGGGAAGCCGGATATAGAAGGTACAGATTACGAAGGTAGCATAGACTGCCACGGATATAAACTTACTTCGTTAAGAGGTGCTCCTAGAGAAGTTAGTGGTAATTTTGATTGTTCCGATAATCAACTCACATCACTCGAAGGCGCTCCTGTAGAAGTTGGTTGGGGTTTTAATTGCGGAGGTAATCAACTTGATTCATTAGAAGGAGCTCCTGAGCGAGTAGGTGACTTGTTTGATTGTGGTCATAATCGTTATCTCGCCTCATTAAAGGATGCCCCTGTGTATGTCGGCAGAGGTTTTTATTGTCGTTATTGCAAAAATCTTTCCAAGGAAAATATTATGCACCTTAGAAGTTATTGTAATATTGACGGTGTAATTAAATCTGATTATGGTGAGTTTTAATTTAAAAGATAAGGAGTCAAAGAATGATTAAAAGAAATTTTAAAAACAGAGTTACGGCTAGCAATGACTTTTTTATAGAAGGTTCTTCCATAAGTTATAACGTTAAGTATGTTCAAGATGATAATAAAACAGGAATACTTTCACGATATTTTAGAGTAAAAGAAAGGAATACGATTGAAGGTATTAAAAATCTTATCAATCGTCTGTATAAAGCCTATGGCATAGAGGTTTTTAAGTTTCTTCCGTATGAACATGGTGAAATTGAGATTGTATTTTCTCAAGATGACCATGTAATAGGTTGCATTTATTTAAATGACGGCGTTATTATCGAATCTATGGATATAGGATTATACTTAAAGGAAAAATAAAATGGCAGGCGTAAATTTTAATAAAGGTTCTTGGGAATTAAGAGCATTAAATGCAAAACCAGCAATTAACAGATTATTGTGTAGTATGTGGCAGACGGGATAACTTGGAAGCTCACCACGTTATCCCGATTTGCTATGGCGGTGACAAAGACGGTTTGCAGATTAACGTTTGCGAAACGTGTCATGCAAATATTCATAGAACCGCCGAAAGTATGCTTGCTAAAACTGTTAAGGCTAAAAACTTCTTTACTTCGCAAGAGCTGCTTAAAAAAGCTGCACCTTATGTAAAGGCTGTTATCGATGCTAAAAGGAATTATCAAGAAGGCAACGTTTCACAAGATTTACGGAAACGCCGGCTTATTATTGTAGAGATGACTGATTTTGAATGGAAACGCCTTCATAAAAGAAAGCTGGATGCCGGATATAAAAGTCTGGAAAAATATATACAAGATTTATTAGTAAGTCAGACTAGATTTTAAAGGAAAAATTATATATATTTACAAGTAATATGTTATTTTTAATAGATTAAGGAAATAGTCTGTTTAAGACTAGCATATGAAAAAAGACTATTATGTATATTTATAAAGGAAAGGAAAAAGTTATGAATGTTGATGTTAAATTTATGAGCAAGTTGATAGAAGAATTTAAAGATGACTATAGAGTTGAAGATTGTTATCGGGCTCTTCTTGCTTTGGAATTATCTAAAGAATTTGGTATATATTTTCGTTATGTTGATGGCAAAATTTCATGCGAAGCTTTAGGTTTTGCGAAATATATGAATGAATTTCATAGCTACGAGTCACTGAGACAGACCATTGAGAATATGCTCGGTAGTGATTATAACGATGTAAAATTGAAAGATGCTTTCGATTATGATTTTAGTTATTCTGGTAAGGGTTTAAGGTTTGATGAGGATAAATTTGGTGCTTTTAGATTTGTGGGTAGGTTTTTGTCACCTGATATAACGCCAATTTTTCATGTAATGCTATATGTCTTAGCAGGGGAGGTTCCGGAAGATTTTAGAGAAGCCAATGCTTTTGAAGATAAGGCTCAGAAATATTCAAAAGACCACCAATACTCTTCAGATTGCCTGTTTGAGAATTATAAACACCTTAATACTGGCAACTGGATTGACCTCGGTAAAGTTGTTGATAAATTCTTTGATGGCATTTCCCTTAAAATATTCAAGAACGGAAATGGTTTAATTAAAGGGTTAACTAACGAAGAGTGGGAAAGAGCTTTATATTTGCAAGATGTTTGCACAAAGAAGCTCCGCTAATTTGAATAAAAATCCCTCCTGCTTAAAACAAGAGGGATTTTTGTTATATATATTTATAAGGGAAGGAATTGTTTGTAGACAAACTGCTTTTCAAATTTGAGAAAACTAAAACGAAAGGAAATTATAAATGAGATTTTACGATATGAAAATTAAAGATTTAAAGGAACTCTTGGAAGATACTTTAAACGCTTTAGAAGATTATGACGACGATGAAACTTTAGTGTTACATTCTAATACTTATAGCATAGATAGGAAAGGCCATATCTATATTGGAACACGTGACGGTTTTATTGATATCGAAAATATTCAAGTAGAAGGTTATGACTACGATGAAATTTAACCATCTTTAAGAAAACTAAGAAAGGATAATTAAATGATTAGGAATAGTCCCTTTTCATAGATTGACGTTAATCAACTGATATTTTTGAAATAATCAAAGAAATTTTTGTTATATATATTTACAAGGGAGATGTTCTTTTTGATAGATTAAAAATAGTCTATTTAAGATTAATCTATGGAAAAGGACTATTCCCTATATATTTATAGAAAAGCAACTTCTAAAGGAATAAATATGTGTAACTGCTTTCTTTGCAATAACGAGGATAATAAAGAAGCTCAATTAGCTTACTTGAAGGGAGTTCTTCGTACTTACGAAAGAGTCTTGAAAGACTTAGAACGTGAGGATGAAGTGCGTAACGAAGTTATGTTCTCTTTAGAAAGTGTGTATGAATATGAAATTGCTCTTACAAAAGGGATGATTGAAAAGCTGGAAAAAGAAGGTGTTAAGTTAAAATGATAAATCAAATTATCATTAAAAACGCTATTAAGTGCAAACATTGTGGAGATGTAATTGAGAGCATGTCTGTTCACGATTTTGTGACCTGCTCTTGTGGTAAAGTTTCTATTGATGGCGGCCACTGCTATTTAAAGAGATGCTGTGAGTCTATGGACGACTACGAGGATTTAAGTATTGTCGAAAATGAAGACGAAACGATAGGAGTTAAAGAAAATGGAAAATAACTTTAATTTCAATAATCCTTTTTTACAAAACCCTTTAATCAGGGAAGCAAACACCGAATTTCAAAAAATGTTTAATCGAAAAGAAAATGGTATTGGTTCTATTCCGTCCACATCGACAGACTATCAATTTAAAGATTCTTATATTGAGGTTTATCGTCAGTGCGAGGATTGTCTTAATAAGATAAAGAGTTTTAAAAATGGATAAATTACTTACTGTTGAAAATCTCTTTTTATTCACTTTGCTAGTAGCTTTACTTTGCAACCTCCTTTTACTATGGATTAACTTTAGAAACATAAATAAACTAAGGCAAAAGAATAATCTATGTTTTGGCTTAGGTGAAAGGTGGCTTAAATCTATTCGGAGAATCATGCACTCTTATAGAGTTAATGATAAAAACGTTTTTGAAGTTACGCTCAATGAGGAGTTTCTTATTGCCGAGGAATACGCAAAAGAGGAAGAGAGAAAATGAAAGTACCTTGGACTGCCGGCAATTATATATCTGATTTTACTTGCAGAGACTGGATTCGACCTTACATCGAATTTCCGGTAATTAATGGTTTACACCAAGTTAGAATTAAAGCAGGATGTAAAGCGTATTATCCCGACAGTTTTGATGAAAATAATAATCCGAAATTTAGTGTTTATACCTTAGATGTAGATAGAATATCTAATATTTCAGCTAGTGTTAATAACACAACATATTGTATTTATTTATATATTCTAAATAGTACGACTTTTGCTTATACAGGTATGATTCAGTGTTGTATGGGAACATCACCGGAATTAACGCCTTCAGCAATAGGGTCAACTACACATATTCGTTATTGGAATACATCGACAAACAGAATGCAGTATAGTAATAACGGCGGCACTGATTGGACAGTTGATGATGGTGTTACTTTGCCGATAGCTATAGCAGAATGGACGAAAGGCATAGGATTTACTTCTTTTACGCCTTTTGAGTTTTGCGGATGTATGGGAAATGGTGTTTTCACTTTGCCTTTTGAAGCTGACATTGCATCTGGTTTTGACACTTATGGAAATCCCGTATTATCTCATCAATCTTATACTGCTATACAAAATATTCAACTAACATGGAACGGGACTTATAATAATAAAATTTTTATTAGGAAAAGCCAGTCCGGTATACAATTTATTAATAATAACCAGATGAATATTAGCGGAAATAGAAATCTTTACATACAAAGTGCTACACCTACTACAACAATTAGCGCTGATTGGTATAACCCTGAGAATAATATTGTTCAATACTATTCTGCAAGTGAGGCAACTTGGACTCAAACATATAATTGGTTTATTGCAGAATGTGGCTGGAATGGCACTAATAAAAGATTCACAATGTTTAAGCCATTCACTAATATAGATGGATTAACAGGCTTGCCTAGTTTGGCAAAGTTTTATTTTTAAAAAGCAGGGGGAGGGGAATAACATGAAAAAGCCATATACAAACGGTTGTTTTATTTCAGCTTTCCCTGAGAGAATAAAGGCAACTCTCTATCAAGGTATTTTGACTATCAAAGCAGGTTCTAAGTTATATGTTCCAAGTGGCGTAGTTGACGGAGTTAAACAATTTACAGATTATACCGTACCTACTGATACTATTTGTGATTATTCATTATCTGCCGGCTCAGGCTTTTTGATATCTTATATAAATACAAACACTAATTATTGTGGTGCAATTTGGATTAATAGAACTTGCATTGGTGATTCACCAGAATTAACTCCTAGCAATCCTAATAATGCTACTATCTTATGGTGGGATACTGCGAATAATCTAATGAAAAGAAGCACAGATAACGGAGCTACTTGGGCTAACACAAGTTATGTTCCTGTCTCTTCTCATGCTTTTACTCAAAATTACGGTTTCAGAGATGCCCATTTATTTAATTTTGTGGGTTGCTTAGGTAATGGCGTATGGATGTGTCCGAATATCACGTTTAATGCTCCGAATGGCTGGGATGCAGATGGGAATCCTGTTATTGCCAGTTATACATCATCGGCTCATACTTTTAAAATTGATTCATACTCGTCTAATGTTACAGGTGGACTCATTATGGGTAATGATACCGGAGGAGGCGCTGGAAGTAGTATAGCTAGAATAACAACAATGCAGACAACAGAACTTTTTTATCAAGATACTGCCCCTACTACTGTTTCAGGCTTTTGGTACGACACTTTAAATAATAAAAGCTACATAGTTGCCAATAGTGCTTGGTTTCAAGATATTGATTTTCCGATTGGAAGATATAGTTGGAATGCCAGTACACAAAGATATACTAGCTTTACATTACAAACTTCACAAGAGGCGCTCGCTAAATACTACTTTTAAGGAATCAGAGAAATGAAAATACCATGGACAGTTGGGGAATATATTTATTGGTGGGAACCTCGCATTAATTTTACCTTATCAGGTGGAGTATTAACTTTGAAAAAAGGTAGCAAAGTTTATATTCCAAACGGGTTAGACGAAAACAATAATAAGGTTTTTACTGATTTTACTATACCAGAAGATTTTCGTATGGGAGGTAGTTCACAAACTGATAACAATGATAATGTTATTAGAATGTGGAGACCAAATGTAAACACCACATTTTCTGCTGATTATCGTTTTGTTTCATTAGGAGCTTCACCTGATTTAACTTATACAGGAGCTCCTACAAGTTCTCGTTTATGGTGGGATACCACTAATAATGTAATTAAAATAACTAATGATATGGGTTCTACGTGGACTAACTTTGCTTGTTCTATTCCAATGCACTGGGAGAAAAGAAAAGCTGGTTATGGTATTTATGAGGCTATTCCTTTTCATTTTGTGGGGTTATTTGGAAATGGTGTTTTTAACCTTCCCTTTAAAGCGTATTGTGGAATGGGTTTTGATGAGAATATGAATCCTGTGAATTGGAATAGTGTTGTAGAGCAAATTAACACTCAAACAGCTCCTAGTAGCTGGAGTACAAATGTGGAAAATTGTTATGTGCAACCTAACGCTTCTAGCATCGGATTATATTGGAATGCTTTATGGGTTCAAGAGGAAGAGCCAACCGACACAAGAACTTATAATCATTGGTATAATCCGAAAACTAATCTGGCAAAGTATGGTGGTTATGGCTCGTGGACACAAGAAGGCAGAAATTTAGTGGCAGTAGTTAGTTGGAATAACACAACAAAGCAATTTTATAATTTCAGGCCGTTTGCTTATTTAGACAGCCTTAGTAAATATTATGTCTAAAAAGATGCCGGAGAATCTTGCGATTTTCCGGCACCTAAAAATGACAGATATAAAATATTACACGAAGCTTCGGCTAGTTGAAGCTTAAATAGCAAGTTTAAGATTCCATTCTCAAAACTCACTATCTGATTTAATAATACAAAATTTTCTGAAAAAAGTAAATAAAAAATATCAAATCGTTTTGCTTTTTTGTTTATATATATTTATAGAAACTAATCATTTTGGAGAGTCTTAAAATGACTGATAAAATCAAAACTATTAACAATTTTTCAACAAATACAGCATACCTTTGTCATCCAGTTACTCCTGGTGAGATATGTAATGTTGATATGATGCAAGACCCAACCTTTCAAAGTAATATACAACAAATGATTGCTAATTATACTAAGGGGAGTGGTAATGCTTCAGCTAATGGCTGGCTTTACCTTGGCAACAATACTGTTTTAGAATGGTATAATGCGAGTGCTAATACTTCAGGTGCTACAATAACACTTCCAAAAGCGATGGATGATAAAAACTATTTTGTTTGTCCTGGTTTCAATAATAAAACAGGTACGGGAGCTATTTCAACTTATTGTACTGTTATTGTTAAAGACCAGACTACTACGAATTTTAAAGCTTTTGCATATAATGCTAACTGGGTTACGACTTTTCTTATAATCGGCAAATGCACTTTAACAGATAGAGTATAGGGATTTAAAATCATGGCTAAAACAAAAAAGACAACTATTGAATCAGAAACAGTTATTGATAATGCTCCTGTAGAAACAGAAGTTTCGGAGATTAAAGAGGGTGATATTTTTATTAATGATTATCCTGACGAGGCCTTTCAGTTTTGTTATAATTCAAAAGGTAAATATACAATCGTTGAAATTAGCAAAGATGAAGATGGACATCGCCGGTTTCAGATTGTTGAAGATAAGATTTCCTTAGACGAGTTAAAAGAGAAAAAAAGAAACGAGCTTAAAATAGCAAGAGACGAAAACGAGCAGGATTATTTTATCTATGATGGGAATAGATATAATTCAGACCAAGTATCTTGTACTCGCATAACTGATACTGTTTTAATCGCTAATGCGGTCGGTGACGGGTTTAAGATAATATGGACAGATTACGATAATGTTGGACATGAATTAAATAAAGACGATATGACCGGATTGCTAATGGCACTAGGTCAGCATTCACAAGCTTGTCATTATCAATATAACGCTTTAAAAGAACAAATCGCTAATGCTACTACTGAAGATGAAATTAACGCTATTGTCTGGACAAAGATTGATTGATACTCTTTAATTTATGTAATATAAAGGAATTAACTTTTGAAAATACCTTGGACAGATGGCAATTTTATTAGTGCTTACCCTAACCTGATTAAGTGTCGGCTTAAAGAGGGTATGCTTACACTGCTTTCAGGCAGTAAGTTTTATATTCCTAATGGACGAGACGCTAATAATAAACCTGTTTTTACAGAATATACAGTAACAACTGATAAAAGATGGGAAGGCACATCTTATACTGGTAGTGATACTGATTTTATTTATTTTTTCGTAAGACCATCAGGTGTTAATGGTGGCTTTCATACAAAATATTATAGAAATCTCTGTATGGGTTCAACTGCTGATTTAACAGGCATCACAAGTGGTACTTCTGTTTTATGGTGGGACACTACAAATAATCTGTTTAAATTAAGTACAGATGTAGGCTCTACTTGGGATGTAACGTATGATTATACTTTACCTGTTGGTGTAGCTTCTTTAAAGCAAAATTACGGAGTTACTAATTTTATTCCTTTTAATTTTGTCGGATGTATGGGAACTAATGTTTATCTTATGCCAGACGTAACACTTAATTTTCCGAATGGTGTAAATACAGACGGCAGTGGAAAGTCTACTGCAACAAATTCTGTTTGGCTTATGACAAATGAAACACAAAGTAACAATGTAACAAATGGTGGTATTTTTACCAACGGAACTTCTACTTTAGATATATGGTGGAATAGCCAAATCTTTAATCAAGATACTCAGCCTACTTCTACAGATAATTATGTAAAGTGGTACGACACTCTTAATAATGTTAGACAAATGAAGTCAAACGGAACGTGGGGGGGGGGATGACACAATCGAGATTGCACGTTTTAACTGGAATGGTTCATTTAAAAGATTCACCATGTTCAAGCCAGAAACTTGCTTAGATGATTTAAGCAGATATTTTATATAGAGAGATAAAAATGAAAATACCATGGACTAGAGGCAATTTTATCAGTAGTTTTCCGGAAAGAATCAAAGCCACTTTGAACAAAGGAGTTTTGGTCATTAAAGCCGGTACTAAGGCTTATGCTCCAAATGGTTTAGATTCAAATAATAATCCTGTTTACACTGATTATGTTTTAGAAAATGATATAACAGCTTACGGCCCTTCATTTTCAGCGTCATCTGCGTATTACACTCTTTTCTTGTCTACCTATTCCGGAGCTTTAATAAATCGCTCAAGGCAATATATTTGCATGGGTGCTACTGCGGATTGGACTTATTCATCTAACCCTACTTCAGATAGACAATGGTGGGATACTACTAATAATAGAATAAAACAAACGAATGATTTAGGTAGCACTTACTCTAATGTCGCTATGACTTTGCCAATCGGGATTGCTAGATGTATTGCAGGATATGGATGCACAGAATTTATTCCTTTTCATTTTTTAGGTTGTATGGGGAATGGAATATTTTTATTGCCAGATGTTACATTTAATTGGGCTGATGGCATTGATGCAGATGGAAAGCCTAAGATAATTAGTAACACAAGTGCTGGAATTACTTTTGATAATAGCATAACTACAATAACGTCGAATCAGATTGATAAATACTATGCTATGAATAAGGGGTTTGGCAGGAGCTTTTGGACTAGTTACACTCAATGGGTCTTTGGCGAAACAGAACCTACTAATGCTTCCGGAGTCTATTGGTATGATACATTAAATAATGTAAATAAATGGTGGCAATCTTCGAGTAGTTCGTGGTACACCTCTGATAATGCCGCTTTGTGGGCAAAATATACTTATGAGGCGAGCACGCACAGACTCAGTAATTTTCAGCCATTCACTTGCCAAGACCAGCTTAGTAAATACTATATGTAAAAAAAGACCCTCAAAAATGGAGGGTCTTTTTTATTTATAGAAATCAGCATCAGAAATATGCCACCCCTTTATGGGGTGGCATTAGTTTACATCATTCTTTCTGAGTACATTTTAAAGCACTCACCAAGAGTATTTTTCAAGGGCTCTATTGAAATATCCCTTTCGACCGGCAAACCAAACGGAGGGAAACGTAAACTTTCTAACTCGCTACGGCTAATATCCCCATACTCAAAACCGTAACCAATATCGACTAACCCAAAAAGAATATCTGGGTCGTCGGTTGGTTCGAGAATATAACAAGTAAAGCTAGACCCACCAAAGAATCTTGCAATAACTTTGGCATTCATCCCTTTCCCGTCTTGTGAATACGGACGGACTCTTTTCAGGGCATTTTCAATTTGTTTTGTGAATAACTTTTGTCTCATTTTCTTTTCCTTTCTTTTATGTTTCTCTCTAACTCTAATATTATAATTTTATTATAATAAAGTAAAGAGAAAAATGAAAAAATTTTCTAATTTTTTCTATTGACATCCTAGTTATAATTTTGTAATATAAAAAATGAAGCGGCGGTTTTAAAAAGTTTCCGTTGTTTCCTTGAGGCATTGCAAAAGGGGTTGTGCTTCAAGCATCATATGCCTTTCTTATATGTTGGTGGGAATATCGGGGGATTGTAAAATTCCCCGATATTTTTTCTCAATAAAACTCTACAATACTTTCTTTTTTCTCAAGTTCTGGTGTTTTCATTAAAAAGCCGGTGTATGTCTTAACAGTCAACGAATTTGTTACTTTATAAATTCCATCTGCTGCTAAATCTTTATCAGGCATATTTATCGTGTCATCTAATAAAACTTGTATCATAATCTCCACACCTGATTCATCTGCTGCTTTAAGAGCATAAGTTGCTTCTTTTTTATTCGTCATATAATGTTGACCATAATCTAATACTTGTGCATAATCACTTGTATTAAAAGTTACTGTCACATTAAGATTAACAGGTCTTAAATGAAAACCATAATAATAACCATTGATTAATTTTTTAGGATAATAACCATATTTATTCAAAACAAAAGAGTTATAAGAATTTTCATCTCTTGCTATACTCTCAACTTTTACATTAAAATATGGAGTATGTTTTGTTTGATTCGTTACACGTCCATATTCTCTGTTTGTATCGTCGGAACTTACACCGACAACAAAGAACTTCACTTTTTTATTATTATAAATACCTTTAAGACTCTTTTTGATATTTTCAATAGAGGCGTAAATGATTTTGCTTTTATCTTCTTCAATATAAAATCTTGAATTAATCGTTGGCATTTGAATCTCCTCTATGTAATGTAAATCTTAAAATATCTTGAATGTTATTAATCGAATATATCAATACAACTCTGTAACCTTGATTATCATCAGTGACTTCAGTAGCGATATTAGACCGCATAAGATTTAATTCCGGTAAAAAATCAGTCACTGCATCATAGATAATTTCGGTAATATCACTGGCAGTAAATTCATCGACCGGCTCAAACAATTTTCTTTCTAACATACATCCATAAGTAGGTTCATAAAGCCTGTCACCTTGAAAATTATAATTAGCCCCATTATTACAACTAAGAAGATTAAAAACAAGATTACGGATTGCATCTCTATTCTTAACGATTATATTTCTGGTAGTCTCTTCATTATAATCAGAATCTAAGTCAGTAATGTAAACATTTTTATCAGAACTCATTTGCTATCTCCTTTCTTAGGAACATAAGCTTGTCTTTGTCTATTTGGCTTTGCTCGTATTATTTTATTTGAAGCGCTTGACGCAGGTTTATAATCTGGCGTTACTGGCACAGGTTGTGTTCCAGGACTAGGTGTTACTTTATCAATCTCAAATGCTCTTATCTTATAATCAGTTGAAGTGGAACTAACATTGCCACCACTATCTTGTGAAATACTTGTAATTGCTGTGATTGTGTATTCCCGCATTGGATAACTATCAAATTGAGAAGGTGCTGTGCCTGTAATCATGGTACCTCCACCAGCATTACCAACGCCAACAGTACCGCCATATAAAGATAACATAGAAGTTGCACTTAATTTAACATCAGCGCCACCAGCCAATGTTATTGCCCCTCTTGTGTCAACTGTAAATGTTGAAGTTGATATATCGAGATTATTTGTACTTTTGATAGATGTATTATAAAAATCAAAAGATGCTATTTTTGATTTAAGAGAAATACTTTCAAGAGCGTCAACAAAGAAGTTTTTACAATGAACATTAACGTTATCAGTACAATCTAAATTAATATCTCCAATAACTTCAAAAGATATTCCTTTTGGATTTAAAGATTTTGCTTGTTTATTAGCATCACCACAATTAGCAACCTGAACTTTAATTTTGCCAAAGCCATCGATTGTTAAGCAGGTACCAGACGAATGATAAAGCATATAAGTATCATCATTAGTATTTGCGATAAATAACGTTCCGCTTCTATCCACTCGCCCATAACAATATGGGTAGTTTTCTAAGAACTCAAGAGCAGTATTCGGTACTGAGCTTAGATAAATTCCGCTATAAACGTCATCACCAGGATATATTACGTAGCACTCAGTATTAATATCAGGAACATCAACATTACATTGATAGTTAGTTGATGACATAAAACCTAATGACATAACCCATGGAAGATTTTCTGGATTTGTTTTTAGCTTAGCATCAAATAAAGCATTAATATAAACTTTAATGCGTGAAAGCTTCAAAGGGTCGTTATTGTCAACTACGATTCCTTTAAAAATCTTTCCTTTGAAATTATTTATTTCTATGTTCCGTTTGTCAAGCATTTTCAGGCCTCGATTCTTTATCCTTCGGACTAAGATTTTGCCAATAATCCTTTAAAAACCCAGTAGTTGACAATAACAATTTCTCGGTGTATCTCTTCATTGAAAGACCAATTGTTTTAGATTCTACAATCCAATATTTAAAATCATATAAAGATTTATCAGTCAAATCATTTATGCTCTCAAAAGCTACTTGAATTTTATCTCCAACATTGATTGGCGTTATATTATCTATATAAACTTCACAGTAAACATTAAACAAAGACTTATAACGTTTATTCTGGTAATATGCTTTATTCCAGTTCGGATGCACATTACCTACATTAATTGAATCAACCTCTGAATTAACTTGGTCTATCAAATCATAATCATAACGATTAAGATTATAATAGTCAGAATAATTATAATCCAGTTTTATTGTGCTATTCTCTTTATCTGCATATTTATTTAACGCTTTAGTGTCTTTAGTATAATAATCGCTTCTTGCAAATGAATATTGATAGCTCGTATTCTTATAACCATAGGTAAGATTATTTAAAGCAGAATTATAATTATAATTAATATTAGAGTAACGATAAACTTTATTCTTAGGGTCGTCAGCTCCTATTGGAATAAGTATGTAATCAGGATTCTTCTCGCTATTAACATCAATTAAATGAAAGCCACCATCAATTGTAATATAAGATAGCATACAAGAGCCATCTTTAATATAAGCTCTATCAGTAACGTCAGAAACAAATTCTGCTTTTGATTTACTAAAGTTATGCCACGTCATATAATCATTGGTTTTAACACCATGATATTTTAAATCTAATTCTTTGGCGATTAATTTAAAAATCTCATTAGAAGTTCCAGTATAATGAAATGGCTTTGAATCTTTCCAATACGCCAAGAAATTTAATACACCATAAATAGTGATTTTTTTAGCTGACGTTTCAATTTTAACTTCAGGAGCAGAAACCATGTCAAACATTAATGAATACATTAAGTCCTGCTCGTCACGCTTATTAGAACCATTATCTAAAAAGTTACCGATATAAACTGATATTTTAAGGCCGTCTGTTAATTGTAATTTATTAGCAAAGATGTTTTTGTCATCTATAAGTGTCATTCTTATTGTTGGAAGTTTATCATAGATGTTATTAACAATCAACAACGACTCCACATTGTCCAATGTAAGAGGTGCATTGAAATTATTAAACCATATATCAATAAATAACCCTGACGCTGTTTTAAACATTAGATATAGTCACTATTTCGATTAATTGCTTTATTGTTGTTAGACGTATTTCCCAGAAAAGAATTGATTTCGGCAAAATTTGGAATATATAAAACTGTTCCTGGTGCTATCTGAATAAAGGGATAAATAATTCCATTAAACATACCGATTACCCACCATAAAGAAGTTGTTTCATAAAATACATAAGACAAATTTGGCAAATAAGTTGTCGTGTTTAATGTTATTTGAGTACAATTATAAGTATTACGCAAGAAGCTGAGTTTATTATTAAAGATATTCAACTTTTGCATAGTTTTAGTCATTTTTGCCATTCCTTCTTTATATTCTTGGATTGGCAAAAAATTGTCTATTGTTAATAAAGTGTTTGTAAATGTTGCCATATTTTATCCTATATTTATTTTGAACCAGGAGGAATCGCTTGTCCGCCAGTTGTGTTACTAATTTGTCTTTGGCCTTCTGTTATTACAGTGTTCTTTACGCTATTTGTCACAACAGCTCCATTATGTTCAACGTTTTGTTTAATGGAAGCTCCAATATTAGTAGTGCTACGTAAGCCAACTGCATCATAAATCTTTCCTAGCTTTTCATAATTCTCTTTATTATCGAACCAACCTTTTATGTCTGTTGAAATCGGAGGAAATATCGAAATAACTCGAACATTAGCAGTAGCGGATATTGGCAATCCGTTTTTATCGAATCGGCTATCAAAAGTGGCATCGACATTAGTAACCAATGCTCCACGCATCTTAAAAAATTTGCCAATTGTAATCGTCACGAGTTTTTTCTGGTCTATTGAAATATTTGGAATCCTGATACCGGAGACTCCCGCATAAGTTGTCGGGTTTCCTTCTTTATCTTTAAAACGTATCTCCTGTGAATTATTCCAGTCAACTTTTAATTTTGGACCCGGAGGATTTAATACATTGCCTTCTAATTCAGGAACGACTAAAAGCATAAGAGCTTTCATTGGTTCTATAACATCATCTCTGGTATTATAAATAGCATCAAATTTAAAAGGAATATCAAACTCTAAAGGCGAATTACCTGTCCAATTCGGAAAAGATGATATGTTATCTAATAATGTTCTTGTATGTTTAAAGTTGTTATATGTTTCCCAGACAGTAGCCGCCACATCGCCAACTCTTCCAAAAGTCCGTAATGCTCCTGCCGGTAATTGTTGTAAACCTTCAACAAAGTTCTTTAAAGAGTTCTCGTAATCACTACTTAATCTAACGGCAAACGATTCAGGCACATACGTTTCAAGTTTTACATAATTTGGTGCATCTTTATTTAATTCAGTCGTCTCAAGAGTAACAAGATAATTCGGATTTTTATAGTCAATAGATTCAAGGTTGTTGGTATTTTCAACCCTCTTCTTCATATTTTGAGTCTGTTGGTCTGTTTTAACTACATTAACCATATCTTACCTCTTATCTGTATTGCCTTCGTAGTTTAATCCTTTAGAATAGTCTACATAAATATTAATCAATCCGCAACACTCTTTAATATAATTTTCTATATTAGCAAAATCACTGGCACTAAAAGATTCTTCACTAGAAAAACATACCTCTAAGAATCCTCTTAACTCACCGGAAAAGAAAATAGGATAAGCACAAATAATTGAAACATTAGATGCAGTATTCAAGTCTTTAAACATTCCCTGTGTATCTTCAACTTTAATAGTATACAATTTATGCTGCTTAAGACTTGTTATCATTTCAGAACCGAGAATTGATGCCGGCAAAAACTGGAATTTCCTTAATACAGAAGATAAACCTTCTGTAAAGTATTCATATAATTCTGAAAAATAACCTTGCAAATAATTATCTTTATCGTATTCATGAAATACAAAGACAGAACATCTGGACGCTCTCGTTAATAACGAAAGTTGCCTTAATTGTGTTTTTGCTAAAGCGATGTAATTCTTATCGGGAACGGGATAACATTTATACTCGTTACCTCCAATAATCCATCTTTTAAAGGAAGTTCCTTTTAAGTCTCCATTAATCGAATCAATCACACTTTCCATATTAGTATAAGCGGCATTAATGTAAACATTAAAGTTCGCTAAAACAATCATAACCTTTTCATATATGTTAAGATTGATTTTATCAGAAAGTATGTCATCAATACTATTCATAAGATACATCTCATGAAGTTTGCATACTTCTAAAAATTTATTAATAACGATTCTGGGAATCTGACTATTGCGATACTCACTATATTGAGCAGATAAACTCTTATCGTATTTATGTCTGAAAATTGTTCTTACGTCAACATATTCACTATCAAAATCGGTTGTCTTAATAAAATCAAGAAGCCACTCTTTAATGATAGTAAGTTGTATAATCAAAATCTCTCTGGCGATTGCAATTTTACCGGGGTCATATCTGCACTCCGAATTGTCAGGGTCATACTTTTGATTAATACTATAATCTAATTTAAAGTCAATATCTTTAAAGATTTGATGTTTTAATAAATCTTCTCTTGTAAGTCGCCTTACTTTTTTAGAAGATGAAAATAATGACTTTATATAAGAAAGAATAGTTTTGTTTTTAATAATCGTATAAATTGAAAGAAAAATTATTGCGGAAACCGAAGTCGTTATAGGACTCGATTCTAATAACTTAATGATTCTTTCAAGGCTTTCGTCTGAATTTTCCATTGTCTTAAACTTTTCAAAGATTACTTTACATAAATATATATATTTATTGAAAGGAGGGATTGAAAAGCACAATGGAATTATTATTTAAAGCACACATTGATAAATTCGACAAACAGTTTCTAAGTTATTGCATTGATGACAAGTATATCATTTTAGCAAGTAATTTGGAAGACGCTTATGTGCAGGGTGCTGGCATTGTTTTAAAAATCAATGTCGAGCATAAGATGATTATTAAAGTCTCTCCATACTTTAATGGCTTTATTGGAAACGCTTTTGAAATGATAGACCGAATCAAAGAAGCTAGTTATATTTTGATTGAAGATATAGACTAAGCATCGAACTTTTTAAGATTCTCTAATCCTTTGAGACCAAAAACATATTTGCTTTCAACCTCGTTTGCGAGGGCTTGAAAATCATCATCGGAAATTCTATCGTCTGAAGTTAGATTCCAAATCTTAAAAACTTCTTCAGGATTTATGCCCAGTCTACAAACCACCTTCTTTATAATCATGGATTTCTCTCTATCTGAGAGAGCTTTAAGGTGTTCAAAATATTTCTCATCATCTTCAATAAAATCCGTGAACTACTGCCACCTTAAAAGGTGTCAGCTTCTGTTTTCGCTTCATCGACTCTACTTGCATAACAAATCTCTATTAAGAGATTGTGATGTAGAGGAAGATGTCTCAGCGGAGGCTTGTTCCAAGCACTCAGCTCTTTTAGTTGAGCCAAACATCTTTATGTTCTTAGCAGCATGGATATCTCTATCTTCAGAATAACCACAGCTACAAGTATAAACTCTATCAGCTAAAGTTAATTGATTAAGATTCCCACAATTAGGACAAAACTTAGTAGTAGGTAAATTTTTTGAAATCATAAAGGCTTTTCCTTCAGACTGTAGCATCTGAAGTTGAGTTTTTAATCTTCCAAGTATAGAATGTTGAATCTTCTTTCCCATAGAATAACCGCACTTTCTACCGGTTTTCTTAGAATGTTTTCCTTTATGCCAAGCTTTAACCATCTCATCTTGAAAGTAAATTATATCATAATTACTCTTAAGATAAGAGATTATCTTGTTACAAGCATCATTTCTTTTATTTGTGAGATGCTGATACTCACACCTAATTTGTTTAAGAAGTTTGTAATATCGCTTAGAACCTTTCTGCTTACGATGTAAATGCTTTTGTAAGTATTTCAGTTGTTCACTTTCTCGCACATTACAATCAAATTTCTTACCATCAGATGTGGTAACACTGATTTTAACCCCAAAGTCTAATCCAACTTCCTTATAAGTTTTCTTAGACTCTAAAGCATCTTTATCAATACAAACGGCTATTTTTACAAAATAACCATCTGGTCTTTTAATTAACCTCCCTTCAGCTAATTCATATTTTTGATATTTATTAAGTTGCTCCAAACCATAAACCGTTAAGTTCTTAAAGCCTGGAATAGTTATATGTCTCTTATTCTTAATTTTAGTATATCCGGTTATTATCGGAATGGACTTAATCTCAGAGACATATTTAAGCTTTCCAATCTTTTTACCTTTTTTCTTAGCTTTTGAAAGATTAGTTATGTTAGTTTTTAGTTGAACTATAAGCCTTCTATGATAAACACTAGGAATATCCAACTTTTCAATTATTTTATTCTTATCTTTATCAAACCGGCTAACTTCTCTATGTTCTGTATACTTATAATCGAAAATATCCTGAGTTTCACTATAAGCTAGCATATCATTATAAATCCACTTAGCTTGCTTAAAGTAAGAGTTAAGAGTTTCAAATGTTTCCTTAGAAGTATGATGACAATTAACCTTCAACTCAAATACTTTAATTACTTGAGTTTTTCTACGTTCTCTCGTAGCATTACGGGTATCACGTATTCTTTGTCGCTCTTCAAGCGTTATAAACTCTTTACTCATTTTTGACTTAAAAATTATTTTTTCATTATTAATTCAAATATATCATATTTTCAATTTCTTGTAAATAGTTATTTTCAAAATTTTTCAAAAATTTTTTGATTTCTAAATGCCACCCTAAAGGGATAGCATCTTGCGAAATCAATTTTTTTGTCATTTTAATCTCCTTAAATTGAAATCCCTTTAGCTTCGTCTGTTATCTTTAAGCAATCAATAATTGATTTATATGTCCAATATGTATGGTCTATATCATCAATCAAAAGTGAACAAAAATCAATCAGTGTTTTATAATTATTGACAGTTTGTAACGTGAAATCAAACAGGCCTTTAAGATAATTCGTCCGGTCTGTCTGCGTTGAATATATCGCATTGATTTCATCATGATATTTTTTACGGACATACATTGTCAGAGAATCAATATTACTCTCTAATAACATCTTGCGTTTTTGCATTTGTAGCTTAACTTCAACGCAATAACTTCTTTTCGCCTGATTCTCTCTAAGTGCATTAATAACCGTGGTTGTATCTCGTAAAATATCCTCTGTGGAAATCAACCGGATTTTTCTGGTTATATGAGAGCTCTGAAGTTCATTATAAAGATTTTCAAAGTCTATTGTATATAAATCACTATTTTTAAAAGAGTTAACGAATCCGGAAAATCTCTTATCCTCATTAATAATTTTTTCTAAATCTTCAGTCGATGCCATTTTTCAGTTCCTTTAACGTAATGCGTTTTTCAAATAATATTAAGGTATTGTTAATGTCTTTAATTATAGTATAAATATCATCACTATCTTTATAAAAATCTTTGCTTAAATCACCGTTTGATTGAATAATGCAATTCTTTAATAACAGAAAATTATCGGGGTTGTCAAGTTTAACCGCATACCCCAGTTTAATTTTTAATTGCTTAATACGATAAAACGCAAAATTATCAAACTCTTTTATAAGTTCAAAAGTTTCTTTAACACCAGTAATTGGTTTTATCGTATAATACCTTGAATACTCTCTGTCATGAATAAATTGATTTAAAGCACACATTAGTCTTGCATCCTGAGAAGTTGATACGTTACATTATTAAATTTGATTAACGCTCTGGTCTTATAAAATTTAATGACCGTCAGTTCTTCGGTTATCGCTTCACTCATTCGGCATAAGCATTTTAAATTTAATAAGAACTCAAAAGACTCGGCCCCCTTGATTTTTGCTGTAATCACATCATCAAACGAGCCAGATTCAACAGCTGTCGAAAAAACCAAACCACCGTTTTTTACTTTTAATGTAATCAGATTGACGTTGGCACCATTGTTGCGAATAAAAGAATCGACCCCACTAACGGCACTCTTAAAATCTTCGGTGCGTACTTTGACCATCCCGATACATTCTTCTGCCTTGGTATTGTCATTTAAGTCAGCAATAATATCATCAATCGGGCAAGTATCTTGGCTGAATATTTGTGGTAATACCAGTTTTTGCGTCTTTGTTGCAAAGACAACTTCAGATGACGAACTTGACAAACTAACTTCATCGGCACTCGTGTTAAATATTTCATTAAAAATAAACGCTTGGCGCAGGTTTATATTAAACTCAATATCAGACTGTTGAATTTCCGTTTCCAAAAGAGCCGAATAAAAATATTCCAGAGTACACATCTTAAATATGTGGTCTCTTACTTGTATCTCTAAAAGCGTGTCTTTACTGAAATATAACGGAGATGTAAATTCAAAGAACTTCAAATTAGTGTTAATAAGATTCAGTATTTTGGGGCTTATGGTATTTGCTAAACCATTATCTTTATCTTTCTCTTCCTCATAAATATCTTGAAGCAAGGCTAATTTGCAACGACTGCGACTGTTTGTAAGAAAAATCATTGAAGCATCTTTATTCGTATCATAAACTAATCTGACCGCTGCCTTATTTAAAATGAAAGACTGAAATCCTTTCAAAGATATACAGCAATGAAAATCAGGGAATGTTTTTTCCGTGATAATCTTTTGCATATAACTGCTTCCGTCTTTCAGACACTTTACTTCTATAATATTATCATAAAAGCTAAGAGAAAGACTATCACCTTTAATAAACTTTTTACAAATGGCAATCGCATCTTCCACTTGTTTTGTTTCAAATTCGATTTGAACGTTAGTGTTTTGCATCATAAACTCTTAAATGTTTCTTTTAAATAAGTTAGGTCTTGCATTACTGTATTTTTGATATTTTTAATCTTACAAATTAATTCTTCTTTTTTCAATAATTTTTCATTCAAAATTTCCGTTGTTTTTTCTTTGTCTAATTTACTAAGCCTTTTAACCGGCAAATTTAATATTATATCGGCTTGTTCTTTAAATATCTGCATTTTTTCCATTAAAATTTTTTCAGTATCATCTTGTTTTAACGCTTCAAAAATTATAGGCAAAGATTCGGCAGCTTTCAACAACAATTTTTGATATTCAATCTCCTTATCCTTTTCTTCAATAAGATTTGTAAGATATTTTCTCTCCAGATAAATTCGGAATTTCACCCAATTCTTTAAAATGCTGATTATGTTCGCCTCACTGTGATTAGCGTTTATCGCTTCCTTATCTTTAATAAGTCTGTTTAAAATATCGGTGTTAGCATGATACTTTGTCTCCAATGCTTTTAAGACTCGCTCTTTGTCTTCAATAAGATTAGTTTTTAATTGAATAACAATTTTAATATTACCGGCACCTTCATCTGTGCAAGATTTAACTTCTTGCATATCATTAAGCTTTTCCAGCATATTTGAGTAATTAAAATTATCAGGTATCCCTGTTATTATCAGTGCCGTTTTACCGTCTCTTTTAGCCTCTTCAATTCTCGGCATAAAAATTAATTGGCCGGACCCGGTTTTTAAATACTCATTAAAGGGTTCTTTGTTTGTAATGTCCAGTCCCTTATATAAATGAGCAAGTCTTAAATTATCCGTATTAAGATTATCAGTCTTTATGTAATCAATAAGACAGTCAATAACCGAGTTTAACTCAAACACCGGAATATTAACCTTAGTGCCGACCGCTATCCCTGATGCCCCTAAAAGTAAAATCGTAGGAAGTCTGGCAGGTAAATAAAGCGGTTCTTTTTCCGTGCCGTCATAATTATCGACGTAGGGAATTACTTTAAGATAATCTTTATCTAATAAAACAGTCTCGGCAAATTTTGATAGTTTGCACTCTGTATTATGTACTAAACAGCCATTCCCTATTGAAAAAGCATGACCTTTAGGGACATTCAAATCATAAACCTGCCTTACTCCTGCATCCTCGCGAGAAACAAGTTTAACAAACTTGAAATTTTCAAGATTTTGTGCGTACTGTATAACACTTTCATCTTTTATAAAAGATTTAAAAATCTTCACAAAGAAATTAAATTCAGTATAGTGTTTAATCCTCTTTTTCTTTTTTAAATGTTCTAACAAAAACTGTAGTCTTGGTTCTTCTTTAATTTCATTAATTAATCTATTAACTATCTCTTTATCAGCATAATCCTCTTTTACGCAAGTTTTCCATGAATCTTTCGTAAATAAAATAATCTTTTTTCTTTCAGAGAAAAAATTAATTTGTTCACCAAATCTTAAAACCATATCTTTTCCGACTATATGTAAACAATAAAGGCCTTTGGAAATGTATGTAGACGAGAAAATACCAAAATAGCTCTGTAAAATATTTCGAATATCCTCTACTAAGTTCTTAGATTTTGTGACATAGCATACTATATTTTTATTCTTAGGATGACTTCCATCCCCTTCAAAAAGAATCCTTAAAAACTCTGCAACTTCTTTTTTGCTAGATGTGAAGACAAAATCTGGAACCCTTTTATCAGCAGCTTTACCAAATGCTTGCAATCCCAAACGATTTAAAAAACGGCATATATGACCTGACGCAATATTTAATTGACAAAAAGGTTTCTTTGCATACCCGAAAGGCTTCCTATATCTATAATTTACTTTTACTCCAGGAAACACTTTGATAAAACATTTTTCTAAGTATTTTAAATACTCCATATCAGTATTAGCTATTTCTAACTTATTTGTAGTTATATAGCCCTCAGCTACTATAGCACCACATATAGCACACAATTCTTTAGAAGAAGTCGTAGGTAAATTAAACTTAGTTCTACATCCTTTCCCGGAAACCTCACCAATGTTTAATGACTTATTCTCTGGTATATTTTCCACAGGTATAAAAGGTTTTCTAATAAGACAAATCTTATCGGTATTTTTGATGCTTTCTGCAGTTCTCCAACAGAAATTTTTATTCTCATCAAAAACATAAAAAGGCTGATTAGGCGTACATATAACTTCTGAAGAATTAGAAAATTTTAATTTTAATGTATTATGTTCACCACTATTTAGCCAATAAGATGCCTTTTCAGTACAATCAAAAGAGTTAACATCAAAGGCAACTTCTTCCTTTAAATTTCCTTTATCAAAGGAATCTAATCTTAGTAGGCCTTCTGATGTCATAATTCGAGTATCTCCGGAAAAACAATAGCGTGATGCTGCAGCTGGGGAACCATCATAGTTGCCCCAATTTCCTTGACCGTCAACCAGATAATACTTTTTATTAGCTTGAGAAAGATTGACAATCGCAGGATAACAATCTCCGTGCGGATGATATTTACCCATAACATCACCAGCAACCTTGGCTGACTTTTTATAAGCGAGATTATGAAACAGACCAATCTTATACATCGCCCAAAGAATCTTTCGTTGGACTGGTTTAAGACCGTCTTTAAATTCCGGTACTGCTCTATCCTCCACTACCTCTTTGGTATAGGCTTTGATAGAATCATAAACAAAATCTTTTAACTCTATTGATGGGTTTTCGTTAAGCATCTTTGATTCTCAAATATAAACTTTCCAAAACATATGTGTTATTGCTATTGCCAATTACTCTTCTAAAAGAAGAATTACCACTGTTTAAAAGGTAGTGTTTAGTATATAAGTCTTCTGGAATATTTGCAATATTATTTTCTTTACCGGCAATACCATCAAAAGATAGGAAGTAATCGCATGGACATTTTCTTAGATAATCCCACAACTGATTATAATCTATTGTTCCGTAATACATACCCTTAGTTTTAGCGTAAGGTGGGTCGAGATACATAAAATCCTTTTCACTGGGATTTATTTCTTTATAGTCGGAAGATGTAAAAGATACATTAAAGGCGTTTAACTTATAAGACCAATCTTCTAAAATGGGTTTTAGTTTATTTGGTAATATCCCGTTTCGTGTAACATGGAAGGAATTATTAAAGTCACCCTCTTTATTATATCTTGGCATACCATTGGTTGTTGTTCTCATAATGAAGAAAAACAAACTAGGATTATGAGATTTATTAAATCTTTCTCTAATAAGGGCAAAAATGTCCTTCTTTCTTTCAAGGTCAGAATCTTTATTTAATTCTTTCCATAAAGTTGAATAGCTGTTTAAAATTTCGTTTGGTTTTGTTTTAATTAAGATGAAAGTATCTATAAGAGATTTGTTAATATCATTACAGATAAAACGCTTGAATGTATCTGGACAATTATTCAATATATAAAACAAGACAGAACAACCACCACAAAAAGACTCGTAATAAGTTTCATACTTTTTAGTTATTAATGAAGCAATCTTTTCCGCCTGACTTCTTTTTGAACCGCTCCATTTTATAATAGGATTAAGCATTTTGGATTCTCTCTTTAGCTTTCTCAAACGTGTCTTTATCTATCTCAATTCCTATAAAGTTTCTGTTTAATTCTTTGCAAACAACTCCTGTTGTGCCGCTTCCCATAAAAGGGTCTAAAATAATGCAATCTTTATCCTCCTTCACAAAATTTTTTATAATAGTTCTGATTAATTCTTTCGGGAATCCTGCTTTAATTAAATTATTTCTTTCCCTCTTTATACTCCAGATATTTGATAAAGACCCTCTTTCAAAGTTAGCAAAATCAAAACTTCTATTAAAGGGTTTTGAATTTTGAAAAATAAAAATAAATTCAAACTGACTGTTTAATGTTCCGTTGTGCATTGCTGGTATTCCAGTAATTTTATCCCAAATAATTATTTCTTTAATCTTTTCGGCATATTTTCCTATGAGTTTAAATAATGCGATTTTATTACCAGTAATCATTTGAGTATTATAAAACATTAAATCAGTTACTTGTAATGCTTTACTAATAAATTCATCTTGAAACTTAAAATATTCATCCATCGGTAAATCATCTTTATAATTTTCATACTTAGTTGAAAATTCTTCTTTATGATTGCTGTTAGAGCATCTGGAAATGTATTTCCCATTTAAGATTCTTAAATTCATATTATATGGCGGTGATGTTATAATGGCATCCACTTTTACGGGCGCGGCGGGGGGGGGGGGGGCGGGGGGTGGGTGGGGGGT